TCAAAAGGCATTCTGTATCATTTCCAAAGTTTCTTCTTTTGGAAGTGGATTATAAATATATCCTAAAGTTGTTTGAGCATCAGTATGTCCCAACAAAGTCCTTATTTCATCAGTAGGAACCCCACTTGCATCTAATCTACTTGCAAAAGTCTTTCTTATCTTGTGGGTTGACTTATTAGAAATATCTGCTTTCTTACAGGCCCATCTAAGAGCGTTACTTATATTGTTTGTGTTCAAGTGCCCATTGTCTCTTTTGAATATAAAGTCACTTTTTCTATTCTTGTTGCAACGTTTATCTATAACAATTTCTAATATATTCACAGCTTTAGGGATAAGGGGAACATACCTACTAGTATACGTTTTGGTGTGATCTTCAACTATCCATTTGTAATTTATCGTCCCATCTTTTTGCCGTTCCCTTATGTGAACTTCCTCTCTCTCGACCGAAATATAAGATTCTGTCAAATTCACATCTTCCCATTTTAATGCAACCAGCTCCCCAACTCTAAGTCCGCAATATAGATTAAACAATATTGCAAGATAAGCTTCATTACCATTGGTATCATACATTTCTTGACATGCAGCAATCAACTTATCAATATCATCACCAATAAACACCTGGGTTTCTGGGGTCTTTTTTGTGATTTGTTTAAATTTAACGGAAATTTTTATTCCTGCCCACGGATTGGTTTTAATAAGATTACTTCTGAAAGTATAATCCCAGATGCCACCTATTATAACCTTTACGTTCTGCCATTCTTTTCTTGTCATGTTGTTGTCTTTAATAAGACTGTTTGCCCATGATTCTAGCTCTAAAGTAGTAAGTGTTTTCATGTTATTATTGCAAATCCTAGAATTAACACAATATCGTTTCCAGTGTGTGGTGTGTCTATATATTGTATTTTCCGAATTCGTAATAGATCTTTTGTAAGGCAACCACTTATCAAACATATCATTCATAGTTAAATTCTCGTCATCAGTTATTCCATAGTGCTTTGCTAACTTTAGCAATAATTCATTTTCAGTATTACCCTTGACCTTTCTTCTACCACCTTGTTTTGTTCCATCTTCAACATGTGTCTGCCATCTTGGATCTTTTGCATTTTCCGATGGCTGAGTTATTTTAAATTTGTGAATTTCTTTAACCTTTTCAATCATTTTCATATCAACTTGTTTTGACACTTCATCCAAGTTAATCATACCATTACTTAACGCATATTTCAATAATTCTTCTTGAGTCAAATAATACTTCACCCCTTAATTTATGTAAATCGCTGCCTTGTTTAGAGACAGCGATAATATTGTTAATAACAATACTGATGCCATTTAGTCTTCAAATAAACACCATTTCCCTGTTTACCCTTTGACTGATAAATAACATATCCAGGAAGTATGCTTCCATGCTCAAGCAACCATCTTGCATTTTCCCAATTTTGATCAGTTGGTCTCCGATTATAGTTACCATCAGCTACACTGGAATACTGCCTTTTTTCAAACACTACTCCTTTTATTGTATCTGGGTACTCAGAATGAGCAACACGATTTAATACAACTGATCCAACATATCTTTGCTCTGTATCATCACAGAATTGTGCTTCACCAGCTAGTACGTGTGCCATTATGTATAAATCTTCAGTGGTGTATTTCACTTCTTCATCGTTTAGAAATTCTGATTTTATGTATGAATATCCATCTTCGGTAGTAATCATACTCCAACCTCCGATATCCAGTACAACCTCAAATGTTGTGTTTAAGAGTGTATGACCTAAAATTTTTGATCTTGTATTAGGTTCTTCTCTAATGTTTACTCCTGCTTGATTAGCAAATTTCAACGTAAAATCTGTAGTATATGGTAATTCTGATTCAAACTGTGCCGTTGTTACGGTTTCTTCTATATTATTCGCCCATGTTGCCATGGGCATAGTAAAGGTTAGACATAGCGATGTCATGCCTACTGTTATTAATTTTCTCATTACAATCCTCCAAATTTGTGATTTGAAGGATACCGGTATCCTTATCTATCTATGTAAACTGTGTCTGCGCAAACACAGAGTAATTGTATTTAGTTAATTCCTGTAGATCCATGACCTCCTCGGTCTTTGTTGTCTAGTGTTTCTACTTCTTCAAAGTTAATACTGGGCTGATGTTCCAAAATGCGGAATTGACATATACGATCATTAAAATTAATCTTGGTATCTCTCAATGCATAAGCAGGGAAGAACCAAGAATCATTATCTCCACAGTATGATTCATCAATTACCCCCATGCTGTTGGTCTGAATGATTCCGTAATTCTTGAATGTGCTGCTTCTTGGAACTACATGTGCTTCATATCCGTCTGGTAACTGCATCGCAACTCCTAAAGGTATTAGTCTAAACTCTCCCGCTTTCAGTTCAATATCCTCGCTACATCGGAGATCTACCCAGTCGCCCGCATTAATCTTCTTGATTCTCTCTAATAATTGGTTGGCATATTTAATTCTGATTTTCTGCAAATTTACTTCTCCTTTTAGCCTCTGAATTGCCTTTGAAGCAAGTTCATAATATGATTTCTTATTTTCTAAATACTCCCTGTAATCTTTCTTTAGTACTCCACCAAGCTCTATGTTGAATTGATATATTTCATCTTCAAAAAATTTAATTACTTCTTTCAATATGTTCTCCATTTAATTACAGTATAAGATTGACTTTTCTTGTTTAATAGACTCTTGAATATCTATAACATTTTGGTTAGTGCTGCCCTTCCATTTCAGACTAATATCTCTCAGTTCGTCTACATATCTTCCATCAATCATTACATCACATTTCGCTATAATTTCTTTGCGGATTTCGTTTTCTCCATTAAACACTTCGTCCCAGGTATATCCTGAATATAGCCATATATTTTTCTCTGGATATGAAAGGCGAATTTCATTTACCAAATCTAGAACCCCATCAAGGCTTTCATTTGCTAACGGCTCACCGCCTAAGATTGAAATTCTCTTTATATGTGGATTCGCAGCCAATATTATAAAGTGATTTTTCACTTCTTCTGACCACTCTTTTCCGCCATCAAAATCCCATGCTTCAGTATTAAAACAGTTTTTACAATGAAAATGACACCCTTGTGTGAAGAGGGAAATACCTATTCCCTCTCCGTTTGATATATCCATACTTCTTATTTTTGCATATCGAATTTTAATCACAGCCTTTCATAACATGATCATCAATGTGCACATATCTCTCAGAGATTTCTTCAGTTCTTCCAGGATTCCAAAAGTTGCTTCCAATGTATCCGCAGGTACGCCTTGATACATTCATTTTGGACTTGTCACGATTATGGCAGTTTGGGCATTCCCAAATAAGTTCTCCATTCTCTTCGATGATCTTTATTTCTCCATCGTATCCGCACTCTTGACAATAGTCACTTTTCGTATTCAATTCAGCGTACATGATATGGTCATAAATGAACTTCATCACTTCTAATACGATTTCTGTGTTTTTTGTCAAATCAGCGCATTCAATATAGCTAATTGCTCCGCCTGGACTAAGTTTCTGAAATTGGCTTTCGATTTCTAGCTTCTTGAAAGGATCTATTTCTTCAAATACTGGAATATGATATGAGTTTGTTATGTAATCTCTGTCCGTAATTCCTTTTATAACACCAAATCGCTTCTTGAGGCATTTTGCAAATTTATATGTAGTGGATTCTATTGGAGAGCCGTACACACTATAATCAATGTGTTCTTCAAGTTTCCATTTGGTGCAGTAATCATTTAGTTTCTGCATTACTTCTAATGCAAATGCTGTCCCACAGCCACCATCTGTGTGAGAATGTTCAGTCATATATTTTACACATTCATACAGTCCTGCATATCCAAGTGAAAGAGTCGAATATCCATTGTGAAGTAATTTATCAATCTTCTCACCTTTCTTTAGCCTTGCTAGTGCACCGTTTTGCCATAATATTGGAGCAACATCGGAAGATGTCCCTTCAAGCCTATCATGTCTGCACTGTAGAGCCCTATGACACAACTCCATTCTCTCGTCAAAGATTGTCCAGAAAGTATCAATATTACCGTCGGAAGATAAAGCAATATCTGGTAGCGAAACCGTTACAACACCCTGATTAAATCTGCCATAATATTTTGGAGTTCCATTTTCATCAACATACGGAGTTAAGAAACTGCGACAGCCCATGCATGGATACACGTTTCCATTTCCATTTTTGTCGATCTTGTTTTCTAACATAATCTTTTCTGATATGTAATCTGGAACCATCCTTTTTGCTGTACACTTTGCAGCAAGTTCCGTCAGATGCCAGTACGGACTATCATCATGGATATTGTCTTCTTCTAAAACATAAAGTAATTTAGGAAATGCCGGGGTAATCCAAATACCAACTTCATTTTTTACTCCCTGCAATCGCTGGATTAGTACTTCTTCAATAATCAGTGCTAAATCTTCCTTGGTCTGTTCGTCGTTAACTTCATTAAGATACATATTGACCGACAAGAAAGGTGCCTGTCCATTTGTCGTCATAAGAGTAATGACTTGATACTGAATTGTCTGTACGCCGCGTTTAATCTCGTTTCTCAGTCTTTTACGAACAACTTCATTAATTATGTTTTCATCCAATGAGTCACCATTTACTGTTCGCTCGGCAGTCACTTCTTTACGTAGTTTCTGTCTACTTACGTCAACAAATGGTGCTAGGTGTGATAATGTGATCGTCTGGCCTCCATATTGACAACTTGCAACCTGAGCAATAATCTGTGTTGCAATATTACAAGCAGTAGAAAAACTATGTGGTTTTTCAATCATTGTCCCACTAATGACGGTTCCATTCTGTAACATGTCTTCGAGATTAACCAAATCGCAATTATGCAAGGTACGCTGGCCGAAGTAGTCCATATCGTGAAAATGAATAATTCCCTCATCATTTGCCTGTACTATTTCAGGTGGGAGCAAATATCTTCTACACATATCCTTGCTTACAATGCCCGCCATATAATCTCTTTGAGTAGTAACAAGCTTTTCATCTTTATTTGAGTTTTCACTTGCCCAGTATTCGCTTGAACCATTGAGTAACTCATCAATTTCGCTATCAATAGTATTACAATTCTCTCTTTGATACTCTCTTATGCAGCGATACCCCTCATAAGCTTTAGCAGTCAAACTCTGATTTTTATTAATCAACTTGTCATATACCATAGACTCGATCTCGGAAATACTTAATTCATCCTTGGCCTTATTTTCTTCGTATATCTCATTCGCAATTGTGAACGCAATACGCCTATTTAATATCCCACTACCATTTTTCATTGCTTCTATAATTGCGTTTGATATCTTTGATTCATCAAAATCTACTTCTGTGCAATCTCTTTTAATTACTTTTAACAATAAACAGTCCTCCTAATTATTTATTCATTTAATCAACAGCATTACACATGCCAATGGGTAATATATGTAATCCAGTACTACATTGAATAAAAAGTACCACCTGTAGAATGGAAAATCATCTATGTATAGACTTATTGGACTTACGCTTCTTTGCAGTCGCATAGTTATTACTACTGTACAAATTTGAAGAAAGGATAGAAAGTTGATTAATGGTAAATTTTGTGAAATACCGACCATGGTATAAACACAAATTGTAAAACCAAAATATAGATATGTAGCTACTTTTGCGAACCTCTCAACATATAACCTTTTATCATATTGTAACTCATTAAGAAATTTCTCATTACTTCTTATGACACTTCTTACCTTTTCATAGTATCGGCTTTCACTTAACATATACGGTGTTTCTTTAATCCTCGATATGAGAAGAATCACCAAACAACATAATAAAAATATTGTCATTCAATCCTCCTATTAACCGTAATATTTTTCTATGTACTCCAAAGCATCTAATCTTGCATCATACCCTGTTTCAATCCTATTACAACACTCGACCACAAACGGGTGGCATACTTTCTTTAAATCTAATGGTAATGTACCACCGCCAATCTCAATCTCATCATCTTCCAGGAATCCGATAATTGGTTTTCTTGCTTTCCATGCCCAAGCAATTTCCATAATACTTCCTACCGATTGCCTTATACTCTGAAGATTCACTAATATTACATCAGCCTTTTCAACCCTGTTATCACAAAATCTAAGGATTTCAGTATCAGACTTATGAAGTTGCTCACGGTAATTATAGTAATTGTTTGGATTCCAAGCCCTAAAAGAGTCAGAATTATTTTCAAACCATTTAATGCAAATTTCCCTCCACCAGTTACTGTCTTCAAAATTGACTTTTTCTGATGCTCCACATAACCAAACATGTTTCATTTCACTCCTCCCTTCCTATAAGTCCCAATTCGATTTCAAGCTTGTTTCACTACTATAGGGTACATTTAACCGCTTTAGTTCATGGTTCAGTATTGTATCGTAGAAAACTGATACTTCATATCCATGCTTCATCTGCTCAATCTCGATTTCGTAAATATGGCCTTTAATAAATCCCATGGCATTAGATTTTCCTTTGTATGTGCTTAACATTCTCTCATTGAAAACCATCTTTCATCTCCTTAATCTTGACATACAAATGCTTCTAGCTGCTCGTTGAGTTCTTCAATCTCAAACTCAAGATACTGTTTTGCCTTACCTAAATCTTCAATCGTAGACTTCAGCACATCGCCTTTTAAATCTTTTTTACCTGCTCTGCTTATGTATTTTGCAACGTTACCAAGATTGAAATTCAATCCCCAAGCCCTTATAACCTTTCTGGCTTCATATGGATTATTTTCTCCACCATAATGGGACGGGTGGCTTACCTGCTCTTTTTCTATCAACGTTTTAATAACCTCCTTCATATACTTGCTTTCCATTCTGATATTTCTATCTGGATATTCAGTGCATTCATGACCAATATTTTCTATCACAAACGGTTCTTTAGTTCCTGTACAAACATACATTCCTGGTTTAGATTTAAAGAATCCTTGCTTACAAGCATCACAATCCATGCACTTCACTTACTCACCTCCAAGAACTAATTCTCCAAACCTCGGCAAAGTCTCTACCCACTTACAAAACTCTCGCCACTCAGGTAGACGATGCGTTTTTCTCTGCATATAGATTGTTTTTAATTGCTGGTAGTTTGTAGTAAATCCAGCGGTCAATTCAAAACCAGACGGGACATTGTAAAGAATTCTCAAATATAAATCCTGGGCAAATTCGGTCCCCATATCTTCCAACCCGTTATAGACATCAATCATTTCCTGAACGATATCAATAATTCTTTGGTCTACATATTTGTTACACTGGTCTTCGAGCTTGAACTTTGTAATCCGATGCATTGTTGATTGACTAGAAATAAAGTCAATGAAATGGTATCTCTCCAACTCCACGGACATTTTGTTAGTAAATCTCATATCGAACTGAACCACTATCCCTTTAAGGAAGTTATCATGTCCGGTGCCTGATTTACACGATCCTAACTTCGACGTTGTTTTTGTAACTTCTTCTGTACAGTCTTTTGCACTTACTGCCATTGGGAATTTGCTTACTCTGATAGCATTTTCAAGACCATATACGTTTACATTGCTAATTTGCATACGTTATTCCTCCTATCTATAAAATTTCAATTCTCCGCTTTCATCGTAACTTTCAATATTCAAGACGATGGTATTCCCATCTCTCAAAAATACATTCTCTATTTTTCTATCATCTCTATACGTATCTGCTCCCATTTTGCCAGCACAAACCAGAGCCTTGGGATGTTTTAATAATTCCATAGCTAAATCTTTGGCGTAAATAATTCTTTTAATGTCTTTTGCCTCCTATATTTAATTGTAAAATTGTTGGGATTGTTATTGATGTGAATAAAATTGAATCTATGCTTTTATTGATTTGCTAATAAATTGCTCTGTGCTCCATAACCTTGCTCTGTAGAAGTGATGGTTGTACCGGAAGCTCAATTGAGAATTTATCTAACAAATCTTCACCATATCCTAGTAGTTTCAAACATTCCAAAGCTTGGCTTCTATCAAAATAATCAAGTTTTTCCTGGATATCAAATCTACCATATCGTATTAACGCAGAATCAATCCTGTCTTTATAATTCGTTGTGGCAACATAAATAGTATTCTCAGTAGAATAGATACCGTCTAAAAGCTGAAATATCGCATTTTGATTTACGTCTTTCTGCTTTTTCTGTGCGGCATCAAGCTCCACACCTTCTATTTCCTCTCTGCTTTTAAAGAACATATCAAAATCTTCTATTAAAACAATAATTGTGCCATCATACTTCTTTCTCATTTTTAGAATTCCATTTATCGAGCTCATGATGTTTTGAGGATCAATGGTCAGGATAGGTGCATTAGAAAATTTTGTACTTATGGCTTTCGCGATAGTTGACTTACCCGTTCCTGGCTTACCATAAAGAAAAACGCCAATCTTGTGTACTAACTGATGATTTTGATACCAATTTTTACTTGATCCCCAATTATCAAGACCATTGATTATTCTTTTTTTTACTGATGAATCCAACACTATATTGTCAAAAGAGTGAGGAATAATATCGCAATTCATTTCTTGTTCATTTAAGTATTGAACTCTGATATGATTATCGTCTGCAATCTTTAATGCATCATTTAAAAACCGTTCCCTTATAGCATATCTTTCCTTTCCATAGAAGATGATTTTCAGTCTATTTTCAGGATAGTACGACTTATCTTTCATATTTTTATAGGTTTCTACCTTGACAAAATTATTCTTTTTGACTTTGATGAAATATGCCGTATCGCCACATAATTCATAATAATCTTTATTGGTTGTTGGAATACGATTCTTCGTGTATGTGTCAGGATTCAACTTGTATATTAGTTTGTTGATATTATTATACGACCTGTCCCACTCTCCGATATCGATGACTGAACTTTTAAGTCCTTTGATTATCTTTGCAGCACCCGTTATAGCGGATACTCCGACAGAAATCGCAATTCCAGACAGTATTTGTTTGACATATGAATTTTCTTTATCCGACATTTACCCTCCTTAATATGTAATTTCCTCAACATCTACATCGATAGATTCTTCCTGATTACGAATATTGATAGAATCTTCGATCTGGTCATCTTTTAGATATGAATATGGCTTCTTACCATCAATCAGTGGAACACCAAACCCCTCTAAAAATTCTCCGTCTTCATGATTAACCTTCATAGCAGCCAATCTCTCTACCAGTTCTTCTAAATCATCTGCGTCCTGAAAGTGTTTGCTCCACTCCTCGATCTCGTCATCAGTCCATATAGAATCATCAATTGTAATATCCATAGTGGTTTCTCTCGTCACTGTACACTTAAATGTTCTCATGCATTTTCACCTTCTTTCTCCGTTTAGTAACAGTATTGCCTTGTCAACATTTTTCTGTTGCAATCCTTTGTTAAACGATGTTTGAACCAATCTGTTCATGAACGGCTTCATATCCGCATCATCATCAATAATGATAAATGATTCTACTGGCTCACCTTTCCAGTTATCAATCCATGTTTTTATTTCTTCTCCACGATATCCACTTGCAAGTCTTGGTGTCCGTGAAATAAATGTTATATCGTACTCTTTTAATTTATTTTCTAATTTGGTAAAATCCTCTGCGTTTCTGCTATGTATACTATAATCTCTATCAAACCAACCGATGCGCCATGTGGAAGACAAAACTATTTTTGCGCCTGTGGCATCAATGATTTTTTTAAGCAGCTTAATACGATTATTATTTACGAAATATAGTCCTCCAATTTTATCCCGACAACCATTAAAATTTAGCACTCCGTCAATATCTAAAAATATGACCTTTATGTTATCACCTCCATTTTCTATTTGAAATTTCACTTTCAATCAATAACTTTAAACTTATCCGAATCTACCACATGAGAATATGTCATAGGAGTGTAAGTTACTCCATCTTCTTCAAGGCAGTCAGCAAAATATTTTTCAATTCCACGCTGACCAACAAATACTTCTTCGTTTGTCGATTCAATTAGATTCTTTACGTAGTGGCTTAATAGTCTCATATCTTTTGATCTGACATATTCTGCAACACCATTTCTATAAATAGTGATTGAATATGTATTGCCACTAATATTTACGTCTATATACATTAAACTTCCTCCTATTTTACCTTTGAAAGTCCAGTTTCATCTACTCTAATTTTGTAGAATGTGCAGATACAAACTCTTCATTGTAAGCATCCTTCTTCCACTGAGTCCAGTTTGATAAATCTTCCTTGACTTTTTCAACCAGGTCAGGTTCTTTATGTGGTTCTGGGAATGGTCGCCATGCAATCATTTTGTCTATATGTCCTTCATCTTGCCACGGAATAGGCATCAGCCAGCCATTAAAATTTGAAAAGTAGAACCTTTCGACATACCTGTTTCCGTTTTCTTCAAATGTTGCCAAGTATATATCACTCTTTTTGGGATTTGTTTCATCACTTATGGGAATCCACTGATCTTTTTCTTGCTGCTCTAATGCTTTAATTGCTAATTTTGCTGCCTCCTGTTCTGTTGGACGCACGGCCCAATATTCAACAATATTTTGCAAAGATTTAATTGCTTCTTTATTTGTCATTTAACCTCCTATGATCCGAAACTGTTCCCAATACCGATACCATACTTACCAAATATAATTGCTTTCGCTTTTCCGTTCCAAATCTCAAAGAATTTATCTGGATTTGTATGTTCAGCATTTGTGATCCAAATTAAACTAATTTTCCAAATCCAAACAAAGTAATAATCTCTTATTTTATTGCAATAAATTAGTGGTCTTTTATTCATAAAACCTCCTTTGAAATCCCAATTTCACTTCTCATAATCTACATTATTAAGAATCTGATATAATTCACGAATAACCTTGGCATCATATAAAGCATTGTGCTTATCACCTTGTACCCTATTTTCTTTATAATGCTGATACAAAATATCTTCTCTTGACTTATCAAAAGCTTCTTTCATGGAAATTCCATATTTTCTTGCGATATCTTGATTAATGTCATAACAGGCAGAGCATAGATTTTGAGGTAAATGCCACGCCCCTCCAAGTAAATCAATTAGTAAAACCATGTCATAATGGCAAACATCTGAGATAAATTCAACACTATCGAATTGAGCCAACCAATTACATAGGACTTTACCAATTTCTAATTTGCACCCTAAATGATAATTCGGGATGTACTCTGATTCTCTTTTGTGCCAATCAGTTTTATATAGTTTATCAATGACATTCTTTTTAATCCAATCGTCGCACTGATCTTCTTTGTAATCTATTAGCTCAGCATAAAACTGTTTTTTATCTTCTGAAATTAAACCGATACTGATTAAAGTGGTATCTTTTCTAAGTCCAGTAAATTCCGTATCAAAAAATATCTTCATTAAACCTATTTCTCCTTCTGTTTGATTGTTACCTTTTCTCCACAATCGGGGCATACAATATAGTTTTTAAAATAACTGTATCTTTGAGTCTCAAAAACTTCCTCTTGCTTAATATCACTTTTCGAATATCTCAACCTTGCCCCACAAAGAGTACAATCGACAACTGTTTTATCACCATGTTCCAATACTTCTACCATAATTCCACCTCAATTTTTATAATGAAACTTCCGTTTCAAAGTTCTAATTCTTTTGCTTGACTTATAATACTTTCTGCTTCGCCTTTCGCTTCGGATAGAGCAAGTTTCACTTTGTCTTTCATAATCATTTCTGTCAGATCTCTTATTTCTGGAAGGTATGAATTAATAGCTTCTGTAAGGCATTCTATGTAAAATTCATTCCTGAATATTGACACGCCACTATCTCCATAGTACCCATAGTATGCGTCAAAAAATATCGGAACAGAAGAATGATGCTTTTCTTTTGAAAATTTGAAATCATGTTTGTCATTACTTGAATCCTTAATATAACTGCATCTATCCTTGTCAAGTTTATTACCTAAACAATACTGGACAGATTTAATATTGTTTTCCATATCTCTTTTGAGTTCTTTAAATTTTTCTATTTTTGTCATATTCTGTCTCCTTATAAATCAAACAATCTTCTTGGATATGACTTCATAAACGGATATAATAAATCGGTCAGTCCGCTATCAAAAGTAAGTGGTTCATTATAATCATCAGTGAATTTATGAGACAGTTTTATAAAATTATCATAAGCTGCCATAACTTCATCTTTACGTTTGTTCCTTTCTGTGATTAACTTTTCTCTTTTGATTTTCTCTTCGTTTAAAACCTTTTCGTGTTCTAAACACTCCTGCTCTGAATTAAATACTTTATTGTCATCTGAAATATATCTCATACTACTTATCCCCTTTCATTCCGTCTAAATTTAATGATTGTTCACAAAACAGCCTAATATCATCAACACTCTTTCCTTCGTTACACATATTCAAAACGGCTCCTAGAATGCCGGTAGCTCCCGCTCTCATACCAGCTAACCTAACCTTATTTACTGTATCTTCTGCTGTTTTCTGAAATAACTTCTCTGCATTTTTATTACTCATATAGTTTCACCTCCTATTATTTCAAGTCGTTTGCCGTTAATCCCTTAATGGAACCAACTAATAAAACATGACCTCTTTTATCCAAGACATCAGTAATTGCATCTTCAATCTCGTTTACCATTTCGAGATATTCTCTTTCATCATTTTCATTAAATTCTATTGTTGAATTGATTAACACTCCTCTTTTTCTAAAACTCTGACTCTCAAGTATATTCATTATTCATAGATCCTCCTTTTGAAATGTTGATTTCAACGACAATGGACAACCTTAAATGTCTTAGGTTTACCTGCAAAGTATCTACTGCAATCATATGGTTCTGGCTTTTCTTCCTGATAAGGCATCCACGCTCTAACACCATCCCAATCAAATCTTCCGCTGTCTGCATAGTAATCAATTATCTGTACCCATATTTCATAAAAACAATTTGTCCTAGTAACCCACACTTTACAATTTTCTTTTGGCATAATTGCTGCTTGGTGATCTAGCACTCTAATCCATTTATCCATTACAATCTCCTTTATTATTTTCCTTTCTTGACGAACACCAAATACAATCATATTCACGCTTAAAGTCAGGCGAATTATTTACCATAAATGGTTCCAATACTTCATCTAATTTTTCATCACTAATTCCAGGTCTCTCAAAGTCATAACACCATGGATTTATATTTGCTCGTTTACCACGAATTGGTTTATCCTCTGACTCCAAGGTTTCTATGGTGCTTCTATTTTCTAATTCAATTTTCACAGCCACACTCCCATCTATTATTCCAACTCTCAATTGTCCAATCTTCACGATCAGGATTACCAATCTCGGCACCCTTTTCTGATATTTTCTATCCACCAAAACCTCAATCCTGTTCAAGTTCCAACGTCACATAATGTCCAGCACCTGTTATGTTTTCAATAAGGTATGTACTAAAATTGCCATTGGCATTTATCATTATTCTATCTCCAAGCTGATAATACTGTTTATACTCGCTCCACTTAACAAAATGCTCCTCGAATATTTTATCAGGAATGAATAATAAAACACCCTTATATTCAATTGAAGCAAAGCCGTGTGGCACAGAATAGTAATCCTTTATTGTAAATTCAGTTCCTATCTCTCTGAGATCTAAGGCTCCCAATTTTAACTCTTTAATTTGAACCCACTTTTCACCAACATTTCCGTATATATTAATCACCTCACTTCCGACTCTCTGTTATAATTAGCATCATTCTCAATCAGCACTTCGTAATTCATAAGAGCAGAATACAGTTTTTCAGATATAACATCCTTATATTTTTCGGCGACATCTTTAATATTGACTTCTTTATGCAATTTATAAATCTCAAATGCTTTATCTAATGTATTAAATGACCCGAGATATTTGCCGCCATATGTACTGCTGAACTTACCAGAATCAGTTCTTTTTATTCCGATTGGAAGTCCATCAGTTTTTGATTTATATGTAAAAAGTTCATTTATTCTTTGAGGAACTAGCAAACAATTATTCGGTGAATATATTTTGTTCCCTGGATATAAGATATCCTTATCAAGATGAAGTCTCTCTTCTGTTTCAATGTAATTTTCATCATACCATTTTGCAAATACTTGATAGTCAAGCCACTCGTCACATACAGTACAAATGCCTCCATACAACGAATAATAATTTAAATTCGAATAACATCTTCTCATCATAGAAAACCATGATATGTATTGTTTAGTTGGTCTTTTATTTGCAAATGTCATATATTTACCATCTCCAACAAAACCAAGGTCGAATACACTTTTATCGTATGGATTTTTAATCTGACCTCTTTTAAAATTAACGTATGTTGTATGTTTACGAATATAATGAAATTTGTCAAGAAATTTTACATCAATATCAGATTTATTACGGTATTTAATAATCTCCATTTTTGTTCCTTTATTATTTTTTACAACTTCACCTATTTTATTATTTTCTATAATCCACACTCCTTTCTTTAATCACAATTAAAATTCCACCAACAGTTTTTATCTGCAACTTCTTCAATTCTAAGATTTGTGTGACCTTTAATAATCCTTTTATCATTTTCACTTGGATTATTTGTCATTCTTTCTAATGCCACATTTGCATCTTCCAGCGATTTACCACACACGCACACTAAACAATCCTCAAATCTTTCCGTATCACCTTTAATTATGTATTCTATTTGGAATCACCTCTTTTCATATTGAAAGTATTATTTCTTTGGTTCTATAGAAATATATTTCTGTAATATCTCTAATACGTCATCAAACTCTAAACATCTGTCGTTGTAGTAATTCCCTGTAGCGACCTCAAAGCATGACTCAATTAATTCATCAACCATTTTGTCAAAATTGTTTTTGTCCATCTATCCAATCCTTTCATGAATCGTTACTTTCATCAGTTAAATTTATACTCTTCGCATTTAAATCCGTTCTGATTTAACCAATCAGCCACCAAATGTCTATGGCAAAAATCTGCTGGTTTCTCATAGCAAATAAGTGTAATATGAGGAACCGCCAAACTATCAATTTTACAATCAATACCTAAAACAGATGATAGAAGCAAATTGTCTAATTCTGCTACTACAAATTTTGGATTTAACTTATCTGTAACTTGTTCCTTGTAACACCTGATATAATACTCATTATTATGATTCTCTTTCCATTCCATGAAGAACCCATATTTCGGAGCAAGTTTCTTATATTGTAATCCCCTGTACCAAGAAGGAGCCTTGCCACAAATTGATATAGGGACTACGTTATCTGGTAAAGACTTTAGCTTCGCAAAATAACTTGTATAAATCATCTTTAAATCCTCTCTTTCATGTTGGTTTTAGTTTACATGCCAGTGTTCTGATGACTTTCAATTGAAGTACCAAACCATCTGACCTGTCTTAATGGAATGTGTCTATTACATCCATCTAATAGGCGCATCCATAAAAGATCACTCCCAAATCTTATTTCTGTTGCCGAAAAGTCTTCTTTATAGCCATCATTCCATCTAACTGTAACTGTATTTATTTTCTTTTCTTCCATATTATTCTCCTTTAAAATCGTCATTCTATATCTTCTCTAACAAACATTTCCTCATTCTCTTCTTGAAGTTCACACTCCCCACGTTCAAATACGGGGCAATCAGGCTTACACCCCCATGTCATTCCGAATCTTTCACATTCATTTTCAAAGTGTGTAGAGCGACTCCCCATATCTGAAATTGTATTAGCAAATAATTCTCTGTTGCTCATTCCGCTTTATTCCTTTCCTAAAGAAATCATTCTTTTAAGTGCGTTTGTTCCACGCCTCTTCAGCTGCTCTTCTTAGTCTTTCACTTGTTTCCATTTCTCGTCTGCCATCGTAATCGTCTCTATCAACCTTATTTGATAAAACTCTGGCACCATAACAATGGCAACAATTGCAATAATAACTAGCGTGATACTGTGATTTTCTACCAGATCCAAAGGTTTTTGTTGAGTATCTAATATCTTTACCACCACAGAACGGACAATCTTTTAATTCAGATATCTTAATCACCTCCTTTATTGACAAGGAAATTTTCATTTTATCTTATTTAATTCACTGATTTTCTCTCATAAGAAACAAATATAACACTCACTTTCCAAATAATATGAAAGGAAAAAATATTATTTTTATTTTTTAAATTTTCTATTGACATTCTTCGTTAATGGTGTATAATGAAGCAGAAACATGGTCTTAATTTTTAGTATAACTTAAATCTAAAGCTATCGTATTTAGATAGCCATATATTATTGATAGGCATTTATGCCACCTATATTAGTCCGAAGGTTCGGCGCTCAGTTGAGCAAAGTAGCTAGGACAGCTTATGATTTTTTATATTTCATTCTAAGCATAAGGAGGTGGCGCAGCATGTTGCACAGTTATAATAAATTAAAGTTGACTTTTTTAGCTTTGATTGTAATCATAGTGTTATGCATTTTAGATACTAATCATAATATGATAAGTATTGATGCTGTTGTATTTAAAATCGAATTTAGCAAATAATGTACATATATTGAGTAGCCAACTGGCTACTCTTTTTTAATTTGTATAATTCCTATTACTATCAATCTTTAATTTCAATGCTTTATGTAATCTCTCAGTAACACTCTAAATATTTCTTCAAAAATTGGAACGACAATACTGTTCCCCGACTGCTTGTATAAGGCTCTGTTTACAATAGCTGATTTCTGTTTAGGATTGGCTCTTTCGGCAGCGTAATAATCTTCATCAGAATATCCAAACAATCTCCAACATTCCAACTCTGTAAGGAATCTATACTTGCCATTACCACAATCAATAATTTGAGCAGGACATCTATCCTGTCTTTCAGTAATGGTATAAGCATAATCAGAAATAATCGTTGCACGTTTTGCGGTTTTTGTTTTACCAACGGCACTAAGTATACTTGGCTGTGTAACGCTATAAGCGTCGCTCACTTTTTCTTGAAGAAAATCTTTCAGTGGTTTCATTGGAACGAGTCTTAATCTATCAAAATCAAACTTGGTTCCATTCAAACAAGAAATTGTAAATACTCTTTCTCTAGCTTGTGGGATTCCAAAATCTCTTGCATCTAAACATTTATGATTATTTGTGTATCCCAACTGTTCCATTTCATTCAAATATCTTTGGAAATTCTCCTTCATTCCTTTATATCTAACACCTTTGACATTTTCCCAAATTACAATTTTCGGCTTCCATTCGCCCATTTGTTGAATAATATGAATTGTCTCCCACATAAGAGAGGATTCGGTTCCAGAACCTTCATCTGCTCCTTTAGGTACACCCGCTGGGCTAATCCAGCCACATATCGAAACTTGTTGGCAAGGACTACCATGAATCAAAATATCTGGTCTTAAGTTCCAACCAACGATAGACTGTGTTTTGTACGCCAGCTCATTTTCAAACATTGCATTATAACTTCTTACAGCTTTTTCATCTATTTCTACATAATCAATAGCTTTTGTTGGTACACCAAGATTCCGCAAGGCTACTCTTGGAGATCCTATGCCACCAAACAACTCTAGTATTTGTACTATTAATAATCAGTCCCTTCCGTATTTTTATTTTCAATGTCTCGAATAAGTTGTTCTTTTACTAGTTTTTTATAACTCTCTAATGCATCAGTAATAATCTCTTTGCACTCGTCGTCCCAACCGATACATAAAAGTTGTTTCATTGTCTCTTCGTAGTTATCAGTTTTCTGCGCTGCGTGTTCCAGATTATTAATAAAGCAATAAGCTTTACTGATTTTGGGGCAAAATTGCTTATTGTATTCCGCTATCGTCACAGGCTCACCTCCTCTGTGCAACTTTTCTGTTTAAAAGCGGAGTTTCATTTCTATTTATTCTTGAATTTTTACGTGTAGTGTCTGTATTATAAATAACAATCTGCCAAATCGTTATTCTGTTTTATAAATAAGATTCAATTATCCTGAAGATTGTTGCCACACCGGCACCTTGTTCATAGCATATTGGACTCGAACCAATCGCTATACACCATGTACCCACATGAAATACTCGTTTTAATTTACTCCATCATTAAAACTCACATTATACCGTTTCATAATTTCAAGTAGTTCCCATAAGCACTGTCTCCCAAAGTTTCTCCACATAATAACGTCTTCTTTTGAAAGAGAACCCAAGTTATCAATATTTACAATTCCGTTTAAGTGTAATTGATGATATAACCTAACGGACATATCAATATTTTCTATTTTCACTTTTCTCCCCTACCGATAGCACCAATCTTCGCATTTACTATGTATGTATTTGATCGGGTACAATATGTAATATCCAATCATACACACCGTTCCCAGAACAAAGAAACACGTAACCGAAGCAATTGTCAAAAGTTTTCCTCTTCCCCAAGCTATTCTGACATGGTCTTTGTTTATCCAATAGAAATCGCCCGGACAGCAAAATTCGTTATCTTGCATTATTACTCCTTCTCCTAATAGTTAGGTTTTATTTCTTTAACAATCTTAATCTTATATCCAAGCTCTTCTTCGATTTCTTCAATGGTCATTGGTTTTTCATAATCCACATCGTCTTCAGGATCTAACTCTTCCCAAGTGTCTCCCTCGAAAATTTCATTTACATTCACAAAGCCTTTATTATCCCAAGGTTCGCCATAGCAATCATGGAAACCGTATTTTTTGTTATACCTCATGTCATAGTCATAATAAGTTTTCCCGTCTTTTTCGGATTTGTTTAACATTTCTAATATTGTCATTTTAAATTCTCCTTTCGCCTACTATATATAGTCATTAAACCTCGTTTCACATACCATATGTTGATTAAAATTCCCTATGAAACCACTGTTTCAACTCTTTTTATGTCTTTCAGGTAACTTCATCCAAGCGATAGGCTTCATGCCGGTTACGGTAGAATTTCTTGCCGTTATACACTTAACTCCTCCGTAGGGTGTAATGTATCCGATATACATATGCCCGTCACGTTCTGCTTGGAACAATACTGATTCACCGGCTTTTGGTTTCTCATCTTTGAATAAATTCCAATTATTATTCATCTTTCACCTCATAACACTGGCAGAAACATCTTGGCACCTGCGTCATATCTGGGAAGTAATCTCTAATGATCTTGTCTTTAGCTACACAACAATAATAATCACTGCCTGGATTACCATAACGACTTGCCATTTTGAGATGTCTACAATATTTACATCTCTTATGTTTCGTCCTGTACTTCCTTACCTTTTCTGCCATTCGATATCCTTTCACATAACGAAATATCCTTACAGCCACCATTAAATCTTTTACAGATATAATCATCGGAATAATTTGAAACATAGCAAGCTGCCTGATTGTCTGATACTCCATATTTCTCTTTAATCGCCTGAACCTCTTTTATAAATGGGTCATATATTTTATGTAAGTCTTCCCGAAATTTCTGCTCAGATGAACTGTAATTTGCATCTCTCCACCGTTCAAAATTCTGTATAAACTTTTCAGTTTTATTAATATAGATCACCTCCAATCTCGGATGAAAAATATGTTTCAAGGCAAAAATATAAATTATTTCAGTATCTGCCCCATTAAAGCACTGTAACAAATCTCATAAATCATAAATCCCATATTCTCTTTATTAATAAAATTAATATAAATGTTTGCAACCTTTTGAACCCCCAACAATCTTCTAATAAAAGCAAGTTCATTGTACTCTGACCGATAATTATGGCTAACAATATCATCTAATCTATTATTCTCTATTAGAAGATAAGAATTTTTGATATTAATCATCCTGTTCAGTTCCTTAAAGAATCTCTCATCATGTTCTTTGATATTACCTGCCAATTCATCAACGGAATTCTTTCTTTCAATACACAATTCATCTGTAAAATATGTATCTTTTGCAAATCCTAATTCTGGGCAAGATTCTATCATAAATGAATAGTCTCCTGTCTTTAGAGCTTTTGCTTTGTGTTTAATACATCTTTTATCATAATAATCTAAGATATGTTGGTTCTTCTGCTCATTGGTAGTATGAAGGATAACGAGGTGAGAAACCAGTTCCTTCAATTGCTTGTCAGTATAATAATATTTCAATCTCCCACCTCGTTTTCAATATCATTTTTTATAATAAATCTGCTCAACCAGTATTCAAATTTATCAGGTATCTCTTTATAAATCTTTTTTCCAGTGTCTGGATTTATTTCACCTGTTGGCTCTTTTTTGTTCTTTTTCTCCAAACAGGTTATATATAAAATATCACCCAATTCGAAGTGACTCCTAGTATACTGACTCGACCACATTTTTACTTCTCTAGCTTTACCACTATAGATTTCAAATAATTTTACATTTGTAATTGACTTCTTGACCTCTAATTCAGAGACATAATATAATCTCTTATCGGCTTTCTCTTCGTAACTAGATACAATTCCCAATACCTCTCTTTCATTATCCAGACGTTCTTTTATAGTCAATTCTTGATACTTGATGTTCTGAATTAGTTCATTTAACAAACCGACTGAATTAATCTTATTGAATTGTTTCTCTGTTTCATTTCCGTATTTTTTCAAGATATCAAATGAGAGATTGTTTTTCTCAGCCTTTGACTTTGATATGGTCTTGGCTTCAAAGACTAAATCATAATATTTTGTTATCCACAAAAGAGTATTAACATCGCCGAATTTTTTGAAATAGTTAATTCTAATCAGTTTGTCAATAACAGTTTTGTTTATCGAGTTTGAAAACAGAATCGTCAGGACATCTGTAAAATTGTCATATTCTTCTTGTCCTAACTCAAAAAGTGTTTCAGATACTCCTTCTCCAAACCCCTTAATACTAGATAGATTAGGATAAATCAATCCAAATTCCTCATCAATTGTAACTTTTCTATTGTCTGCTCCAAATTCGTAATCTCCTAGTTTATACCCATAAAACTTTATAGCCTCTTTCACGAGTGCATCAATTTTGTTCTTCTTATTTTTTTCTTGATAGTGGTTAATGGCGACCTCATAAAACTCTTTTGTATGATGTGCTTTAAACCACGCTTGATATGCACTATCTCCTCCCATACTGTAAGCATGAGGGGAGTTGAAAGCGTATCTAGCTGAATCCTCAATAACATTCCACACATTATTAAAACTATTAGTGTTATGAAATTCTTCTCTCCATGATGTGATCAGTTCATTTAATAAGCGTTGTTTCTTTTCTCCCTTCAATTTTTTCTTTGAAATGGACTTGATTACACCATATGTTTCTCCCATTTCCAATTTCAGGAATGATAAAACTTTCATAATTGATTCTTGATATATCATGAAATGAGCAGTATCTGACAGTAAGTCATCAATTTTTGATTCTCCTGTTGTATACTGATCCCTATTCAAAAATGTGCTCAATAGAGATGCAAATCCAGGGCGTATAGCGGCTATAAAACTACTCAATTCCCGTAAATTTTGTGGTTTATATTTCTTAACCCTATTAGTAGTAGCTTCTTTTTCACATTGATTCACACAACAAGTGATACCCTTTTCGTATATTTTCCATGTGAGTTTATCTCCGTCTATCATTTTTCTAAGTTCATCAAATGTTGGAACTTTCATGCCAATACTGCCAAAAAATTTATATGTAAGATAAACACTATCAACAATAAGAAAATCTTCTTTTACATATCCAAATTCATCAAGGTATCCACCTTCAATAGCAGCACAAAGAGTTCTTTGACCAGTTGTTTCAGAAACAGCACTGATGAGTCCAATTTCTCTACGAACATCTCCATTAAAAATTATATGTCCACAGGCATGACATTTTAAATTGATTGTAATCCCCTGATATTCGTTACTTTGTTTATATAATTCCAAATAATCATCGGGAATATAATCTTCAACCAAAATCAAATCTTTTTCTTCGTCATCAGCATATTTTAATGCTTTGTTGTATTCATCTAGGTACTTTGAGATTTGATTTGCATCATCAGGGCTAACATCATTGGCACCAGCGTATAATTGCCATGCAGCCTTTTCTTTTAGTTTTTCTATAGCCATTAATGGATAGCAGCCATGTTCTCCCAATAATTTCCTTGTCGCTTTTACAAACGGTTCTTGAGTAGCTACGTTTAAATCAATATCAGGCATCATACCCGCAACAACACGTTCTTTTGTTAAAAACCTTTCTGGATAAATAGGGATATCAGCATTGAATCTATCGACGGTTGTAAGTCCTAATAATTTATTTGTAATAAATGAAGCTGCACTACCACGAGAAGTTGTTGTTAATATACCTCCCTCATTGTTCACCGCATCATCAACAATAGCCTTGCTTGTTAGGAAATAATCTACAACACCAGAATCCATAACTTCCTTGGCTTCGTACCTTACTCCATCTGCCTTTTTTTTTGACTTTTCTTTTTCTTTTGCATAAGCGATATTTAGTTCATGTTTGTATATCTTGCACTTTTCTTCATATGTCTTACCTTGATAGACAGTGGGAATTTTGAATGATTTATCAAGAATAATCTCTCTGCACTCTGTTACAAACACATTAGTGTTCATAATAGATCTATAAATATCTTCTTCGGATAAGATACCTTGTTCTTTAAATCTCTGGATTACCGTCTTAGTATCCGGCCAATCCATGTACCATCCTTCTTCGTCTGGATAATTTACTCCCTTATATTTAAGAATCTGATCACGTTTTACTGATGATTTATCATTTAAAAAGTGACTATCCATGCCAGCTATAATCTGGATATTGTTATCCTTGGCAATTCTAAGAATCTTCTGGTTAAGTTTCTTTTGTTTATCTGTATTATGTGGTTGAACTTCGAGATAAAAATTATCGCCAAAATAGTTGTGAATTTTAATCCAAATATCTTCAGCATCTTCGTAATTCCAACCTGCAATACACGCAGAGGTAACAATTACATTATCCTTTGGAATATCAAACAATAATTCCAAGTCAATTCTTGGTTTATAGTAATATCCATCCTCATTTGCTCTTGATAGGGCAAAGTTGATATCGCCCCTACCATCTGCATTCTTAGCGACAATAACCATGTGACAATTTTTTCTATCTTTTTCATACCGATTCTTCACCCAATAAGCTTCTGTTGAATGAATATATTTTAATTTTTCATTTTCGGAAGTTTTATATACCAAGAATTGATTTCCTTGTGAACCATGATCTCCTGAAAACAAACATTTAGACTGATATTCATGAGTCAACTTTGCATAATTCTCAATAGATTCTGCACAATCAGGTGTACTTGTATTGCTAAAATCTTTATGGCAATGATAATTTTCAAGATATAAATTCTCTGCATAATCCTCTGCTGAATACGGAAATTTAAAATTCAGCGTTGGAATAATTGTTTTGATTAATTCTAAAGTCCCTATTCTATGCCACCACCTTTACTTCATCACATATTATTTTTAAGGAAAACGTTCTTCCTAACCAACCAGAATCCAATTTACCAATCACAGTTATTGGTTCTTCTAATATCGCATTATCCTCCATATCATCAAATGAACCATTCCAATTCCATTTGATAAGTTGTAAATAATCTGTTGGTTTTAATACAAGATGCTTCCCTTGAGACATACTACCTACCTCATATTCCGTAATATCAGATACTTTTACTGTTATTGGTTTAAATCCTGTGCCAGATATTTTATCTATAGACTTAATTTTGTCAATTAAATCTCTTGTTATATCAAATATATCTAACTCAATATCCACAGTTCTTGCCATCTTAAATTCAATGTTTTCCAAAGACTCTTCAAGTTTGGAAATAAAATCTCTATATTCTTTTGCCTTTACCTGTATCCCAAATGCCAACTCATGTCCATTTGCTTCAGCAACACCAGTTTCATTACAAAGTTTTCTAAAATCATCGATACCAATTGCTCTTGCAGATCCCGCATAATATTTTTCTCCACCTATTTCTATCTCTTTTAAAATCAACAAAGGTCTTTGATATCTTTCAAGTAGTTTGTTCCCAACCAATCCAGAGATTCCATTTTCACTATTTATAAAAACAGATATAACCTTTTTATCTAATTGTCCGTCTGCCTGAATGATAATATCATCCATCAAGTTTTTGACTTCAATATTTTGTTCTTCTTTACATTTTTTTAATTCTTTTACATATTTTAGAACTTCTTTATTATCGTCTGCTAAAAAAGCACTCATCGCCGATTCGTTTTGATTCATACGGTTTGCAGCATTTATCAAAGGTGCGATACTGAAAGAAATTGCAGTACTATTAAAGGGAAAACTACCGACAATTTTTTTTATTGCAGGATTTATCATCCGATTTAGTCCAATTTCAATTATGTATCTGTTTTCCATACTCTTTTCAGAAACGTCCATCATATCTGCCACAAGTCCACAGGCCGCCAGATCGACATAGTCTTCCGCATAATCCTCCATAAAATATTGATCAAGGTATTTACAAAATTTCCACACAACACCTGCTCCGGACAGAGCAAGATTATCATAGTTTCTCTGTGAACTAACCAGTGTGACATATTTGTCATATGGGACATCTTGAGTGATGGCATGATGATCTAAGACTATAACTTCTTTACCTCTTGTTACCAATTCTTTATATTGAGTTATATCTTTATCCAGACTATCCACAACAATCACAATATCGCAATCATTGAATCTATCAATATCTTGTCCTATCAATCCATGGGCTTTTCCCTCATTAATAAATGGAAACACAGTTTTTGTAAAATTCAATAGATATCTGGTCATGATTGCTCCAGATGTTGCTCCATCTGTATCTGTATCCCATAAAACACCAAAGCGAGAGCCACTATCGATTCCATTTTCAACAATTTTTCTCGCCATATCAATATTTTCGAAGGAATCCAAAGGCAACAAATCACCTTCATTTGGATTCAAAAAATGCTCTACATCTTTAATTCCTCTATCAGAAATAATTGTATTTATTATTTCATTCTCACACATTCCCCGACAATCAGAAATCACATTATAAGTTGTCTTCGCTTTCATCATCTCCAATCAATAAAATTTCTGTATTTATAATTCTCTCTAATTCGGCTTTCCCTAAATCAGAGGGAGATATCTTCCCTTCATATCCATAGTCAAAGTAATTCCAATACCCTAATTCAATTTCCGAAAATCTTGAATATGATTTTACCAATAAGATATTTCTCATAATATTTTCTAAGTCAAATCCAACATCATGCATAAAAATTACTTTACTTGGATTTAGTTCATAAATCATCTGCACTTGTTTTGAACTAATAGAACCACTCCCTAGTGCGACACAGTTCCTTATTCCATATGAATGACATTGCATTACTGATTTCTCAGACTCAAATATAAACACTGTATTTTCCACTAAATAGTTATAGTTCTGTGAATACCCATATAAAGTTTGAGACATTGCACATGGAATCAAATAGTAATATTTCTGCTCACCATCTGAAACCTCAAAATTCACCCTGATCTTTATACCTATGAGTTGCCCTATTTGATCGTATATTGGTATTACAATTCCTTGTGACTCAACATCATATCTAATATTAAAAAACTGTTGAGTGTTTATTGATATGCTATCTTCAAGGAATCTTAAATTGCCGTATTTTGCATAATTGTCTAAGATGGATTCATTATATGTATTGACTTTGTATGTGCTTTTTTTTCTAATGCGTTCATAAAACCCACCAAAAATTCCCTTTTTACTAAAATATTCACAGTAGTCAGATATACCCAATATCCCTTTTAGTCCATGCAGCACTTCTGAAAATTCAATTTTTCTTTGTTCGCTAATATAACTAAATAAGTCTTTTTGAATATTCCTTGCATAATCAGTCACATACAGATACTGGTTATTTTCCAGTTTAACAACTAGAGACTTTTTTGATGAATATTCATCTCTACCAAACTGTAAATATTTTGTTCTAGCTACCACATTACAATAACCAAAATGTTTTAATACTTCCTTGAGTTTTTCAGGGTGATTAATTAACTCCTTTTTAATTTCTGATAACATATCTCACCACTCTACTTCTTATTATTGTATATATCCATGTTTAGGATAGCATTGTGCTACCTCTCTAAAGATACAGTGATCTCCTGAAAACTTTAACAAATATGCTATTCCATTATCTGATGAATTTGCCCCGCTTCTAGTTTTATCTGGAAATACCATTCTCCAAACAGCATTTCTATCACACACATATTCTTCTTGAATCCATTTATCATTTACCTTTCTTAATTTGAAAGGTTTACAATAATATTTTTTATTATCAGGATCTAGTTCTTCATCATATACATTACGCATAAGATATAATCCTTCTAAAACTTCTTTTATCTGTTTGCTATTCGATAAAACAGAACTGTCAAGAAATAACTTTCCTATTGTATTAATAGCAAGCTGTAGAGAGGCCAATCCAATTACATTATACTTTTTACATAATGAATCCAACTCACGGCTATCTTTTATCAGAGATAAATCTTGCCTGGTGTTGCCAGCAGAGTCAAAATCCAGTTTGAATGTGTCATATAATATTGTGTCGTATCCATATCTAAGGATATTTTCCCTAGCTTTCTTCTTTACTGTTGACATATTTGCATCGGCCAATGAAATGAATTTAACTCTTCCTTTGTAGTTCTTCCTCCAATAATCCTGAACTGAGGACAACTGTTTTCTGTCCTCTGCATTCAAGTCTCCGCTCATTAATTTTTTCTTTGTTAATTTAAAGTATCTGTTTCTCTTGCCAAGCAACCAAACCATGAATTTAATTTTGAATTTCTTAACATTTTCTTCGTTAGATATTATCAGCACTTTCCTATCTCTATAAAGGAGTGCCATTATAACTGTTACCCACCAAGTAGATTTACCTGTGCTACTATATCCTCCCATCATGGTAAGAGTACCCTCTAACAATCCATTTACTTGCCTTGATAAGAATTGGAAACAATTCATTTCTTCTCCATTTATGTCATACCCAGCAATATCAAAAGGAACACCATTTTCTAATCCTTCTTGGCAATTATTAATAAATTCATCATCAAAATCAATTTCTTCTTCCTCAATAATCTTGCTTGAATATCCAGTTCCATAAGAACTAATTCTTGCTTCATACCAATCTGTTACAGATTCAGCGTCCATTTTACGGAACATACTAAGTGGTGATATTTCTTTTCCGTTGACGTCAATCTTTTTTAAAAGATTAAATCCGTCCTCATGCATGTGTAAAATAATATTTTCTCGATATAAGATATCTATATATGTATCAAAATTTTTCTCATTAATAATATCAATTTGGTGCTGAATAGTATCCCATCCACCACTCGACTCATATCTTTCAATTACATCCTCATTCATATTTGACAGAATAGTAACTTCATCAAGAGAATAGAATCCTTTTCCTCTTAGTTGATTAAGCAATGAAAAATAGAACAACCCGTCACTTGTAATAAAATCTTTCTGTTCTAATGTGATTTCGTCTAGTAATAGCATATCTTTGAATAAACAACTAACAACGTTCCCCTCTGCTTCCACTCTTCCCTTTAGCAGTTGTGAAGGGTATTTATCAGTGACTCCTGTCAAAAATTCACCTATATTTGCTCACCAACTTCCTTCTCATATTCCGACAATGATTTTTTCTTTTTCTTTCTACTAAATTGGTTGTTAGAAACGTCGGGCATATCCAATTTATTGATTTCCACTTTTGGTTCACGCTCAAATTGAAAATCAGTTAAGCTATTCTTTAAAATTGCTGTAAAATATCTAATTTGAGCATACTCACTTACAAAACTTTTCTTTATGGCGCTTGTCAGATAGTTTTCATTATCTGTGAGATATGCCAATATTTTTTCATATGTATAAACATCTGCAAGTTCACCAATTTCTTTGTATAGAATTGTATTAGTTACTTTTCTATCAAAAATCTCGTAAATCAGATTATATACCCTATCCTTTATATCTTTCTTTTTTCTCCATTCATTATATTCATTTTTATTACAGTAGTAATGATTTTTCCCATCAACTACTACTTTATATGCTTCATTTCTATCTGCCTTGTTTCCACATATTTTGCATTTGACAAGCATCTCTCCACCACCTTGATAATATTGGGTGGCTTGCAACACCACCCAATCTAATTATTTTATAAATATAACTATTTCAATTTGTCATAAATTTCCTTCAAAGCATTGTCATCACAATCATTTAATTTACCAAAAGAGTTGATGATTGCTTTTACTTCTGCTTTCAAGTCCTTGTCCTTGCACTCCTTGAACATGACTCTGATGACTTCCTCTAGGTTATCTGGATAATCGGAAGTATTAGTTTCTTCTTCAAATGGTGGTGTTATATCAATATCATCTGCCGATTCTTCTAGTGGATCTGGTTTCTTTTCTTCCTTCTTGGACTTTGTTGATGTCTTTGGCTTATCAAATGTTGTCTTAGATTTTTCCATTCCCTCTTCTACAACTTTAATGAATTCCGAACCCATATCAGGTTTATCAAATATCATATATTCCGGTACGGCTCCATCTGCAAATCGCCCACCGGCATCAATCAAAGTAGTACCTCTGAAATACAACTTACGAACAGTATCAGTTGTATATTTCTTAGTCTTGTCTCCCACTTTCTTTTCTTCTAAATCTCTATCAATTACACCGGTGAGAACCACATCAAAAATATCACCAAATGCGGCTTCATAATCAGCACTCATATTAGAAGATAACTGCATATAACCATCTTCCTCAAGTCCACCCTTTTCCTTGATTGTCTTGAATTTCGTATGTGCAATAGCCCACACCCCAAATCCAGCTTCTTGCAACTTTGTCATATATGGCTTAACCAAATCATTAGCTGAATATTTTTCTCCTGCTGTGTATCCACCAAATGCGGCTTTTACAGACTTACATTTCTTATTCGGGTTTTCAATGTTACTCTGCCTGATTGTCTCAGTATCCGTAATCAGTGTAAGTTCATCTCCAGTATCAAAAGCGATAATTTCAATATTATGCTCTTTCCCCTTTTCTTTGATTAACCAATCTGAAAGTTCAATCATATCCTTGTATGTTTTGACCTGGGTAACATTTAAGTTATCAAGCATTTTATATCCAACTTCGTTCCCACAACCAACCAAAAGTCCTCTTGAAGCATCTCCATATTTTGCAAGAATTACATCTCTAAAAAGTGTTGTCTTTCCAAATTTCTTAGTTGACCTTAAATAGATTGATAAATTTTTAATATCTGGTTTAATTACATTAATCTGTGGTTTCTGCATTTAATAAAAATCTCCTTTTATGTTCATACTTTGTTTAAATTGGGAGGAATTCCCCTGTATCTTACAGATCATCATCACTGTCTGTTACGTCTTCGTCCTCAAACAAATCTTCTGTGCCTTCTGGTAATTCTTCTTCGATGGGTCTGATTACCATATCATCGTCAGTGTATACTGTTTCATTTCTTCTCTTAGTAAATCCTCGTGCAATCTTCAAAAACTGATACTCCTGAATTCTGTCTCCATACACACTTCCACCAAGTTCTGAACGAATATCATCAAGAGTAATAAGACCACAATCTAAATCCTCTTTCTGTTCATCTGTTAACATGTCATCTGTGATTTCAACCTTCTGAGCACCATTAAGCATTTTAATATCAATACCAAGCTCTTTATATGTATCATCTTCTACTGTGAATTTTCGCTTAATGCCCTCTACAAACTTTTTATCCTTTTCACTTGCATCTTTTGGTGCGACAGGAATTGTAATTGTAACAGGAACAGGAATATTAGTTTTACGGTTGTTATCATATTCCATCATGTAGCCATTCACATAATATTTGCCCTTTTCTTCAATACTCATGGAATCAAGACTATCGGAATTGTAAATAATTTTAACAGTTGCAGTTGAAGACTCTTCGGCATCTTCCGCCGCAAGGTAGATTCGCTGTGGAACATAACTTTCATATACTTGCTGCTTTTTATCTGAATACTGATAATTGCTATTGCCCCTAATAAAGAATTTACTGTCTTTATACTTGCCGCTTTCAATAACTTTCTTGATAAATTCAGCAAAATCCCACTCAGAAATAAATTCATGATGCTTCTTCTTACTCTTTTCAAGAGCTTCTACTACCTCTGATTCATTCTCTAACCCAACCTCTTTCAACTCTTCATCAGTAAGACTTGTACCTTCTTTGATTTTTTCGGCAGCTTTTTCTAGTTTATACCGTCTTCCTGGCTTTTCTAAATCAAATATAAACTTTTTGAACTCTGCAACTTCTGCCAATTTTTTTGACGTGAGTCTATCCTTAAATGGAATTTTTAAAGACTCACCTTTTACTTTATTCCCATTGTCATCAATAGAACCTTTGCTGAAAGTATAGATATCTCCATGTCCATCTGCAAAACTGCCAGCATCTACCGTAAGCAGGTGTCTATTATCACCACAAATTACATTAAACATAATCTTTCTTTTAACCCATCCTGAATCATATGTTGTTTCTAAATATGGTTTAAACTTTTCTGTTTCTTTACTAAGTCCAATCTTGCCTGTCATTTCAAAATTCATTAAATAAATTACCTCCGTTAATTAAAATTTTTGTATGTTAAATATGTAAAATATAAAAACATCTATAACTTCAACGTCTGTCTCCAAACGATACATAGAAAATCACTCTATAATGAAAAATCTATGTCAAAACAGCTATTTATGGCATACTCTACCAAGGGTGAGCTATTTCAGCACCCGTACAGATATTCTCTGTTCGGTTTTTAAATATTAGGGATTTATAATTGATAAATTTATGTATTACACTTTGTTGACCATCTCATTAGTCGCCAAACCAATTTTGATGGGTGCTACGCTGATTTCCTATAATTCTTGTCATTTTCTAATAAGAACTTATAATCATATAGAGCCGTATAAACCTTATTCGGAATTATATCAATATACTCATCGGCTATTTCCTTAACAACTCTTTCTTTTTCTACAGCGTAAATTGCATATGCCTTTTCTAATGTTCGATATGTACCAATATATTTTCCGTTACAGGTTGCCGAGTACGTCCCTGTATTTGTTAAGCTTACACCCGTCGGTATTCCATTATCTTTGGGCGTGTAGTGGAACTGTTCATTGATTTTTTGAGGTACGAGTAAACAAGTTTCAGGACTATAGATGGTGTTACCGGGACATAGAATATCTTTGTCTAAGTGCAATCTTTCGTTTACAAAATATTTATTTTTTTCATACCATTCTGCAAAATCTTGATATATCTTCCACTCATCGCAAACCGTAACAATTCCGAAATATGCAAGCTGCTTGTCTTTTATCTTCTCCGAATAACATCTTCTTAACATATCTGCCCATATACTGTACGCTGTCGTTATGTGTCCCCTTTCCCAAGTTTTATATTTTCCTTCTCCGACTGCGCCTACTCCATAAACTGTGATATCATATGGATTTTTGACCTGTCCCCGTTTGAAATTTGAATATGTTGTTCTTTTCCTAAAATTATACTTATCTTGAAATTCTACAACAATGTCGGATAATGAATTCACCTGAATAATTCTCATCAAAGTACCTTTATTATTCACTATTTCTTTATCTATTACCTTTTCTATCTTGTCACCTCCTCACATGTAATAGTCACACCGCTTTTAGGCACAGGTCTACCGGTTTCAAGTCCATCAGTACAATAGAACTGATCTCCTCTATATACATACGGTGTAGTGGTTACAGTCTGGCTCCCATTATTACCATCTGCAAAGCCAGCATTGTAGACTTCTTCCAAAATTTCTTGTAGCCTTTTCTTTTCAACTAACACCAAATTCTTATCATTGTCATATTCTTCAAAATCAAAATATACTAATGGCTTCATTTTATGTATTCTCCTTATCTTCTACTGTTAGACGGGTGATCATTGCATCCGCCGTTCTTTTCCACTTTGACTTCTTCAAGTTTAATGCCGTTTCCAATAATTTCGATTCGTCCATCATCAAACCACTGCATATCTGCACTTTTACCATCTTTGTCAATTTTAGGTGTAACACAATACTGATCGCAGCCATATAACCATCTGGTCTGTCCGGTGCAAATTCCAGTAAATCCTGTCACCTTATCTTTTACTTCTTTTCCCTGTAATTCTTTCCATCTGTTACTCATGTTTTTATTCTCCTTTTAGTTTATTTCCCTTATATGTTATTTCTCCAATCGCATCGGTTCCTTGTGAAAAATCAATACCTAAATAATATGGTCTATCGAATAATTCTCTTTTTTGAAATAATTCTCCCGGAAGATTATTAATATCTCCACACGATCCCACCACCGATTCCATTTCGTAATCTATAATAGAAGAAATAAGTTGTTCTAAATGTTTATAATTCAGCTTTACAATAGCGTCATATAAATCATAGTAGGTGAGGTTCCCATATTTATTAACCACGTCATCTAGCCTCTTCTGTTTCGTTTTATTTAACTTCTGGGAGCTAATAATATTCATCCTACATTGTGATTCTCTGTTTCGTTTTATTTATATCACCTCCAAAAGCAGTTGAAAGACATGATTCATCGCTTAGTGCACAATCAGATAAACTAATCCAAGCACTGGCAGACCTAAAATCAACGAAACAACGCCACTGCATATCAGACAAGTAACTGCTCTTTGTATAATAGTAATATCACTTCTGCCATTCCATTTGATTTTCCCAAATATGAACATTAATAGAAACATGGAACAAAACATAATTCCTAATATTCGCATATTACTCCTTTCTCTCTTCCAAGTATCCCAGTACACCTCCAAGTCCTCTACCTTTTACAATCTGCTTTGCGGCTGATACAGGAATGTAATTCTCACAACTATCATTGTCAAGTTTTAAAATGCCTTTGTATTTTCCATAATCGTCAAGCTGATTAAGAACCATATCTATATCAAAAGCAGTAGATTCATCCGAATTATTTTCGTTTTCAATAGATTCAATTTGACTACAAGCCAAATCAACCAGCTCTTCTAATAAAGGATGTAGTTTTTCATAAACTTCTTCTCTTAGTGTTGATATAATAATTCACCTCTTTTCTTAATGATTATGTTCAGAATTGTACAGATAACTCTACAACATCATCTACATCTTCTGTAAATAGATCCGATGGTTTAATAACATGTATATCCTTTTTCGGCACATCAGTTACCATATTTTTATAATACCCCAAGGCCTTATCTTTAGCTTCTTTTTTGTTTTTTGCGTTTACAAACAAACATGGCAAGGCCCCATCATCATAAGCTATATAAATCATTATTCTCCCTTCTTTTCTCCCACGAAATTAATCTTTCAACTTTAAAAATTTCAGAACCAATTTTTTCTGCCATGAACTAAATTTAACCCCAAACATTTCTTCTAAGTAATAGATTGGATTGCTCTTATATTTGTCATATTTTCGGTGCTTCTTTTGTTCATAACCAATATTCAATTCTGCATCTTCACGCATATTAACACCATCAGTCCTAATCAACTTAATCCTGGCATTTTTACATGACATACAGTCTTCGGGAGTACACAACCCAATCGGATCAATATTGCAACATTCATCTGTATCAACTACATCAATGATTAATCTGTATTCATCGTGTCCGTCATATTCCTTATAAAAATCATCTTCCTTAATAGGATTTATTTTATCCATAATCTCCTTTCTTTTTCACCAATAAAAACAACCTTTCAACTTACTTTAGCTTAATTACGTATGACCATTTCAACCAGCCAAATTCCAACAGTTTCTTCTCTTTGTGCCATAAAATTGCTGGAATGACTTTCACGATCCCTGGCGTCTTGCAAATATCCCATATCATTATGTTTCTCCTTTCAAATTTTGAATTCATCTATTCAACTGAAATTCCAGAAAATGTTTCAGTAACCATCTGAATTGGTGGTGCTTCTGGTAAATCCGGATCTTCTTTTGCGACATGTATAGATTTAGGAATATTATTATTCCATCTGTACTTCTCTGGATCTCCATAGAAGTCGTCTATATCAATGCCACTTTCATTTTCACCGGAATGTTCAATAGTAATTTTCCCACTGGCAATGTCTCCGAAATAACATTTCACAAAAGTTGTGATGATGTCATGATATGTAATGATCAAATCAAACCCATACTCATTAACGATTTTCTTCATCGTGTCTTTTGTCATTAATCCTTCACTACAAGTCAAGAAACAATCTGTTCTACCTTCCAATGATGCCTTTGATATCTTTTCAAGATATACCCTTAATTCATTTTCCTTTGTATTCTTAATAATCTCTTCAACAAAATTCATATTAACCTCTTTCTTTCTGCCGTTTTCGGCTTTGAAATCCCTCTTTAATCGTTCAAATGTTGCCAATTATTATTTTCTGCGAAACACGCTTGTTTACCATAGCAATTAACATCACATTTTTTGCTAGTACAATAAATCATAATTTCATAATTCTTAAACTCTTTATGCGACTTTTGTCTATCTGTACAGATACATTGCTGACAATATCCCTCCATTACACATATCCTTTCACGATGAAAAATTTATTTTATTTTGATGTGTCATATTTACAGTTATTACACGGGCTATGAAATTCATCAAACTTCTTTCCAGTTCTCTCGCATACGTAAATATTAACATCTGCTTCTGGATAACGTTTGACTTCCATATATTTGAAATGATCACAAATCCAATCGCTCATATCCATTCTTATTTCCTCCAATAGAAGAACCATTTTATTATTCCCACACCTCTTTTTTCTGTAAGCATTCTTTATAAAATTCCGGAAAGTTTGCGCTATCGAGGTTGCTATCCTCAGAAACTTTAAATCGACTGCCACATTTTGGACACTTACATTCATTCCAGAATATATCAGATTTGTAACTGCACCATTCTTCGTAAATATCAGCTCCATAAAACCAATCTTTACAATCTGGACATTGTAGTGCTAAATGTCTGATAGGCGTTGCCTCGAATTCAACTTTGATTTTTACAATTTTCTTCTCTACTTTATCATCATCATAATATCCCATTATTTTTTCTCCCATCATCTCGTTGAAAGGTTCATTTTAACCCAATTTTCACAAGTAAATCTATTCCTAAAAATAGATAGAAGCTTGTATATGTAAGAAAGATACCGTTACTTACAAGAAGTGCTATTCCAAGTTCGCTTAGCTTTAAACTTATCAACGTGATAAAACAATATAGACATCCAACTAAAGATAAAATAAATACTATTCCAAGTGGAAGTACTCCACCTAAGACACCAATTCCACATATCGATGTAGTTAATATCAACAAACATGCCATCATATTTTAATCTCCTTTCTCCATTGAAATTCCGTTTTTATCGGTCAAATATCAATATAAAATCTTCCATCTTCATTTACTTTAACAGCAAAAACCTTATTCACTGGCTCATGATCAAAAACCAACAAACACCATTTATTATCATCGCTTCTTTTAGCTATAGTTAATATTTTATTTGGCACTCCATTCCAGTTCCGTATTTCTCTCATTGCGTGTATACGAAACTTTTCATATAATGAATCATTTGTTTTTATGTTTTCACACATATCACTTATTAGTTGAATATAATTTTGTTTTTCATCTGTGTTTAATTTTACGTGACCGCACATATATACTTTCATATTAGTATCTCCTATGAATTAAAATTATTAAACTATAACAAATACCGCAATCCACTTAAATATTTATTTTTTAATTTATCCGTGAGGGTGTCCGTAAGACTCAAATGGTCTTTCATATCAGCAAGTTTTACCCAATAGGTTTCTGGGTGGGTTGCGTAATTTATTTTGATATCTTGCAAATAGATGTCATAGTCCACGCCCTTAGTTCTAGTAATTAATCTTAAACATTCTTCTAAATGATCACTCATAAAAGAGCATCCAAATGTTTCGTAATCTGTGTCTTCTAAAAGGTCGTGCATAATTGCTAAAATAATACAATCATCTTTAACTGAGTCTGGTATTAGATTATCATCAGCCACATAAGCTGCTACCCTCATAGCATGGTAAAATGTATTTTCATCATAATATTTTCTGGCTGTTTGTATTGCTTGTCCTATTAAATTCATTTTGTTTTCTCCTTTTTCATATCTAATCCAATAAGTCCAGTTCTGACATGTAATAATAATCAACCTCACTCATTCCACTGTATTCACCATGTTTATCATTCTCACAATACTTGCCATGCCGATCAACTCCAATTTTAGCAAACTGACATTCATCAGCTAAAGAGAACACATCTTCAGGTCTATCGTAATCGTCACACTTCCTACATTCTCTACACATCTTCTGTTGCTTTTCAGCCTTTTCATACGGAATGTTATTTTCGTCCACATACTTTTCAGCTTTATCCTTATCCAAAAATATTCCAATGGTAATATCATCATTTGTGCAACCCCAACTATGACCAACTAAATATGCTTTACTCATCTTGTATCCTCCTGTTTTATCAACTTTAATTCCTGCCCTTGCAGCCAATTGTTCAAGACTCATCTTTTTATAATAAATTCTATTGCCATATGCGTCTGCAATAGTCTCGCCCAAAGCCAATTCCACCATTGACAGTGTAATTACAGGCTCTACATTTATAGCTTGAATGCGGCTATTCCCTGGCTTCTTTCCAAGTTCAAAGGAAACAATGTCTCCTTCTCGTAGGAATCTGAAACCGTCCATTTTAATTTGCTTATGATGTACGAAAACATCATTTCCATCTGGATCTGTAATAAAGCCATAACTCTTACCGAACCATTTTACTTTACCTTTCACTTTTTAACCCTATCCTCCAACTTCCGAATCAATTTTTTCGCATATATAAATCCTGGAATATTTAAAATCATCGCCAAAATTTGATAATAAATAGACGCTTCATTTATCAACATATCAATATCCATATAAGCTACTAATATCAAGGTTACTAGAACCATGTTTATTTCTTTATCTAAATCTTCTTTATCTTCCAATCTCTACCTACACATTCACCTGAATATAATTATTTAAATCTGTAACCATATGTACAAAATTCTTTTTTTGATCTTTGATATATGTATTATTGCTACTGGCATACTCTGTCAGCCATTCGTCTAAATCCTTGTCCTCTTTATAAGAATAGGCTACCATTGCCAACAAAGATTGCCGATTCTCTGGCTCTAACAATTTTGAACCATCTTTCACCGTGTTGTCCAACAGATCATCAAGAGAATCGATATATAAATCCATATTCTCATATACTGAATCTATATCTATACCAACATTTTTATTGATAAATTCTGAATCGGTCATTGGCTCGTTATCCTCCTCTACATTCTCATCTTCTATTTCAATATCAAAATGTAAAAATTCTATCATAAGCTTTTCAAGCATGTCCAACTTCTGAATAATTACCTTCTTATCCTTTGTACCCTTACCGTCATCAATCGTATCAAATGATTTATTATCATATTCGACAAAGGTTTTATTATGTAAGTTAGCTTGAAACTCAGCTAAAAAATCCGCAAACCCACTATCATCTACTCCTAATTGAGTAGATCTATAGAAATGCGTAAACCAAATGAACGAGTCCTTAATATTAAAAATGTCACGGAACTTATCACCTGTGATGCTCTCTAAGCGATTTAACAAATTTTTCAGTGTATCAAACTCCTCATCAGAAGAATTCTCGTTTAAAAATTTACCGATATCTTTAGGTGTCTTTTTCCACTTATCTAAATGAAACATCAACATTACACTTTCCATAGCAATACGTTCATAGGTTCCCTTTGGCTTTTCTACCTCTGGGTAATTCCCACAATCTTTAAAAAAATCTAACTCAACGATGTTACGAATCTTTCTGGCATAATTGTCTATGTATGTAAAGGCTTTCTGGACAGCGTTCATAGCCTTATGATTATTGTAGCGTCTCACTAGTTTGGAAATCTGTTCCATTGTGCAATCCTGATGAATAGCTATCTCAATCTGATAATCATCAAATTTTTTCTGCAAAACCTTTGGTAATTCAGCAAAAGTCTTTTTCTTGATATCAAATTTCTTAGATTCCCAGATCACGTTCTCCTCGTCGTCTTTGCAAACTTTTCCGTCTTCAATCTTTTTTTCCTGGTATTCGATTATACTATCCTCTATTGCAGAGGTTATTTCATAGTTACCATATCGAAACCAAATTAAAGATGAACTTCTTTGCATACCGTCAACGATATATTGTTGTACGATCCCATCACCTAATTCTTCTTCACCCAAAATAATAGGAGGAATATAATCGTCCGTCAGAACTGTAACGATCAACTCATTGATCGCACTCTTATCCCAGCAGAACTTTCTCTGAACATCTTGACTGTCACTAATATCTTCTTCGTTTACTTTATCCAAATATGACTTTAGAGCCAAAGTTTGCTTTCTGATTTTCTTTGCCACGATTATTTCCTCCTATTTTTACATTAAAACCTTGATGTTTTCATATGATCGAATTGCCTTTATATTATCCAGATACCTTTTATTATCAATATGTAATAAGTCTTGGATCTCACCTGAATCGTAACCCTCCGAAAGATACACAACTATTTGTCTCTGCATCTTTGAAAGTTTACTAAAATATTTCTGAATCTTATCATCATTTGAATATCCAAATTCTTCTGATAGTTCTTCCTCAATGCTAAAATCAGAGGCCACTCGTTCAGACAAGTCAATTCCATCTTCCGTAGGTGCATCAATAGATATGTCTGGAATAATAATTGGATTGTTTTTCTCATCTCGTGCAATTTTTCCATCTTTATCAATCTGTAGATTACACCTCTTCCAGCGAGTATTATCCCTTGTCCAATCATAAAAGGCCCTCCAAACGTTTCCAATAAAATAGGTTTGGAATTTGCACTTTTTAGAGGAATCAAACGTTTTCAAACTTTCGACAAATGTAATTCTGGCAATACTATATAAATCATCTTCATACATTTGTGGAACGTTTTTTCTTAATATAAGAAATTTGCAAATTTTATTCAATTTTCGCATATCATCAAATAAATATTCTCTTTCTATTTGCTCCTTTTCGAAGTCTTCCATTATGCACCTACCTATTGAAAATAAATTTAAGATAAACACTTGATTTGTGCCAGAAATACGCATATAATAAAAATGCGCCTGGTAATCTCGTTATTATCTGGTTGCTGAACAAGATGACGTACCGGCTCGGCGTCCAAACTTTGACGGTACGTTATCTTTTTGATTCTCTATTTCTTTATGTAATATTTCCTGAAAATTCTTACTCTTGTTATAAATCCTGTCATGACACTTCGGACACTCATCATATCTTCTACGATTATTACCATCGTAGTTTGTACCAGAGATCATTATAACTTTACACAACATACATATGCCCATTTGGCTTTCCTCCAAAAAAGATAAGGCATATATAGAGCATGTCCATATATGCCCGTTATGTGGAATCACTTCCCTAAGCAGCAACGTTTTTCAACCGTCCCTGGGTTCGTAGCACTTGACTCATCTTTATACCGGACGCCTTGTTATACACGTACTGAGCGTATCCATCGATGATATTGTTATCAACATCAATAATGATAGGTTTAAAAGGTTGATGATATTTTTCATCATATTCCTTAATGGTATCCAGTTTTCCAGCAAATACAGTACTTTTTGCGAATGCTTCTGGTACTTTCAATTCATCGGTACTTACAAAATTATACGGAACTACGCAACCAAGCATTTTCTTAAGTTCTTTTCTACTACAATTTACGACTATAGCCTTAATAGTATCTTGTCCAATTCCGTCGGCGATTACATACGCCCTCCAACCTGTAATCAGATTGTAATTTCCAGAACCATCTTCGTCTGGCTGTACAATCACTACGCCACCAATACTCAAACCGTTGGTTTTGTAATAATCAATATGTCTTGACATATCATTTCTGCGAAGACCATCGATATGTACTTGAGATAGTAGCTTAATTTTATCCACCGGAATTTCAATAATGTTTTCACTGTTGATTTTCTTAAAATCCCTAAACTTCTTATCGTTATATGTAGAAATTTCCTTATTATTTTTGAATCTATCACTTCTTGAATTTCTCATCTTCATATTCTCCTTTTAGAATGTCTTATTTACATATAGTCCAGTCTATCCGCCCTTGATTTTCCTTTATTATAAATATCCACAAGGGGTTTGAGATATTGACGTTTTGCATCTAACTTTGTATTATATGTCTTAAATTCCTCGATGAGCATATCGGGAGAATATTTCTTTAACTTCTTAATGAGGACTTTATCATCAATTTCGTCACTAAATTCTGCGTAGAATGTAGACAGTCCTTCAATAATTTTTCCAGTACAAGCATTCTTCCTTGTACCGTTATCGAAACTCTCGCAAATAATATGTAAAATTCTTCTGAAATCATGTTCGTTTAATGTGTCCACGTAGGCCTTTCTTATAGCAGTGATCGCCACAATTTTACCTACGTTATTATTTCTATTTTCACCGAATCCAAAGGTAAGACCTTCCTCTTCAACGATTCTGTTCATATCAACTGCCCACTGCGCCCGATTTTCACCTTCTGCAAGAATTAACGCCTTTAACTGTGAAAGGTTGTCTATTGCCTTCTTATTTTCGTCCTGTGTGGCAAATAAATATGATAACTGTGCATCTGTAGCATTATACAGTACCTTGCATGGAACAAACGGATCTTCCCAATATCCCTCTACTAAACCAGCCAATCCACCATTAGTTCTATGATTGCCATCACAGGTCGTCCTATCTCCATCGTCATCAACAGCTATAGTAATAGGATCTAGCCTCACCATAGATGGATTTTTCTTGATATTTTCAACTCTTACAGGATCAATCTTCCGCTGGAATCTGGTGTTTTTTAATGTTCTAATATCTACCTTACCTACGCATACGAAGATATTAGGAAACTCCTTATCAAAACCGATTCTGTCATAAATCACTAGGCTGCTATCACCCGCCTTAATCATACTGTCGATACTCTTTGCTAATTTTCTTACTGCTGTTGCTCCCATATTATTTTCCTCCTAGAAATAAATTTTTGTATCCGTTTAAATCGGATATTATTTTATTGAAGCATATTCTCAGCTCATCTATATCTTTCTCCGTGAACTGATGAATTTCTTTTTGATACATCATGCACTCAACCATACCCATAGAAAAAACGTCAATGTGCTTTTCTAATTTCTGCAACAACTTACTCTTCTCTATTTTTGTTCCTGGTTTGATGATTGCCCCGTTATTGACATAGTTATCAATAATCTCCTTTGTAGTCTTTCCTTTTAAAAATTCATTAGGATCTACTTGTGGTTCTTGTTTAGGAGCATCAGGCTCTTTGTCCTTCTTTTTAGCAGATTCAATATATGAATAAGGACTTTTTCTTCCCATTTTAATTAGCTCAATATCATCTTCGGGGATATCTACCTTATCAATATTTTTGGCCAACTCCTCGGCAGTAGAAACACTTCTCTTATTTAATACTGCTCGAACTAAATCCGCTTCCTCTCTTCTACCTTCGTTTTCTAATTTGTCGATAATTTTGACGGTAGTAATTGCTCTGTCCACCTCATGTCCAGAACGTAAGCCTACTTTCTTGGCTGTAATATCGCGAGACTTTCCTATATTATCCTGTGGTGCCGAATCTGGCACCTCTGCTAATTGTCTACCTGTATTATTATTCTGGGTTGAACGCCTTCTTTTCTCAGCCAACACACTCTCAACTTCTTTTAGAGCCTTAGCTTCCCTTGACTTCTGTTCTACCGTCTTTTCTCTAGTAGCATTGTCATTAATGATATACTCAATCTCTTCCTCTAGTGTCTCAAAGTCGATAACTTCTACATTGACTTCGCCAATTCCAAGTTCTATACAGGCTTTATACCGACTATTGCCTGCTAGAATAAACCCACTTGAATTAACTGTCAGAGTATGGACTTTTTTACTTCTTCGAATTTTCTCTACCAATTCACTAACATCTTCGTTATACCCATATATTTCAGCATTTTTAGGATGCGGTTTTAAATCTGCTATTTTCATCTTAGATGCCTTCACTACTGTCTTCTCCTTCCATTGATAATTGTATAGCATATTCTCTTAATTCCTTTTGCATTGTTGCAATCCTACCTTCAACCTTTGATCTACTGGTAGAACCTTGTCCGCAAAAATCCATGTATCCAGATGTTTCAATCCAAACTTCAAACCACTTACTTAAAAACTCTGTATATTCATCATCTGACAACTCGTAATCAACATCTAATTCCTCAATCGCTGCCAGATTCATTATTAATGTAGGTATATGTATTTTCTTAAACTGCTTGTCCATTTCCATGTCATATGTAGGTAATACAATAAATAACTTATCAAACAGTTCCTTTGTACGCTCAATCAATTCATAATCTGGATTGGCATTCATTTCATTGGCGTATCTCAATACTTCATTTGCACCAAAGTTTTTATACTCAAATCCTGACAATAACATCATGGTCTGTAAAATACAGCTTGTTACCTCACCACGTTTTTTCTGAGTGTTAGTGAATGATGCTCGGTTCTCAAAGAAATCACATTCTTCAATCTCTTTGACTTTCCCAGCTACATCAGTACCAAGTTTTGTATTAGCCTTTTGAGACTTCGTGAATACACACCCGTTATTTAAGCGATAGAACTGTTCTTCAATCTGCTCGTCTGTATATCCAGCGAGGAGCTTTACTTCAATTTTGTATTTATTAAAAATCTTCTGTAACGTAGGATCTATCTTGCTGAACTTCTTCCCAGCAACGGCATATGTATTTTCCTCAATAATCGGATTCTTATCTTCGTCAAAAGATACCTTTTTAATAACCACATCATCTGCATCTTTTGGAAGTGCAAACTTATCTTTGCTAAAATCGTATAATGTTGTAAGCCTCTGTTTACCATCTAAAACAGACATGGGAGAAAAATCTTCTGTTCCCTCTTTGACTATGTATATATCTGGAATCAAATACCCATTAAACACAGTATCTATTAATAATGCTTTCTGTCCTTTATCCCACTGCCCATCTTCTCTCTGTATAGGATAATCAAAAGTCAATTTGTTTTTTTCATCCATTTTTTCTACAAGGTCTTCAATGTTGTAACTTTGTCTTCTACTTTCCATACCACGTCCTCCTGACGTTAAATTGCATTTTACGTGTAATTTAATAACCGATGCGTGACTTGAACACACCCTAAGACAGTCAAAGTGTCTTGTGCTACCACTACACCAATCGGCTATGTTATATAATTCTCTTTTTTAAATGTGGAAACTCTTAGCAGAAACGCTGATTTACTCGAAACTATCTTGACTAATAACGAAATGTTATGTAAAATATAATCGAGCTTAACATTCTGTTAAGTTTTCTTAAGTTCAACTTCTAGGTGTTTTAAACACTAACTGAATTGAATTTATGTAAAAACGAGTAAAAATTGCAGTCTGTTTAGAGGAGGTGCGCCAACACCTATGATCCTTGACAGGCTGCAATTTTTGTGTCTTGATAACTATTGCCGTCTGAACTGTTTCGATTATACTTCGAACATACGTTTGTGTCAAGCCTTTTTTCGAATGTGTGTTCGATTTTTGTCAATTTCATTCCAATTGTGGGAATAAAATATTGTGGATAACCGCTTCCTCTTTTATGCCGTGAAGTGAAAGTGTTCCAAAATAATTGTTGTTTTGATATTCTATTTCTTTAGCGGCTATAATAAGCAATTCTCCATCTTTCTTTTTACCTCTTACCGGGTTATCATGAATGTAATGTGGCGGATTAACAATTAGAAACTTCCCAATAATCACTGTATCACCAGGTGCTTCCATTATCTTTTTGATTGCTTCTTCTTTTGAAACTACTATAAAATCTCCGTTCATGCGAATATCTCCTCCCAATCAATTTTTTCACCAAAGAAAAATGTATTAAAACAAACCTTATTAATCATATTTCTTTGTTTGCCATCTACAACAGATCCAAGTTTCCGAATTACCTCGTCTTTACATATGGTTTGTGGTTGTTCCCCTAGAATCATAGAATAAGTTGATAATCCGTTTTCTGATTCTGCTTCTAAGCATTCGTGTACCGGCAAATACTCTTTCTTAATTATATGGGTTAAAGGCATTATAGTGATGATACGAGCATTTGCTGTACCATGCTCATTGCTCACAATCACATATGGACGTTTCTTTTTCTGTATTGAACCTGTTCCATATTCAATTTCTGCCTCTATAATATCGTATCTGTGAAGTTCCATATGCTCCTCCTTTCATTTAGTGATATGTAATCATCACAATATTTACCTTTGATATTACCTATTATACATTATTTACTAATAGTAGTCAAGTACTTATATGTAAAATATTCCCTATATTTTTTTTAGTATAAGTATGATAATATATATGTAGTAATGTATCTATAGGTATAAATTTTATATGAAAAGAGGGAAAATGTGCGACTAAATATTAAAGAGATTCTTGACAAAAAGGGCATTACAAGGTATGAACTCGCAAAGCGTCTTGATGTAACATATAAAACAGTAGATAAAATGTATGCTGGCGATTCTACCAGTATTAAACTTGAAACACTTGAAGCTATGTGTAAAATTTTAAAATGCACCCCCAACGATATTATTGTTTCAGAAGATCCAGAGATCAGCAGATTACTCTTATATGTCGACAAAATACAACGTGATGAACAAAAGGATAAAGAAAAAGACGGTAGTGAATAACCTATCGTCTTTACATTAATATTCTGATCTGTCTTTTATGTCGAGTTCTATAGTTTCAATTTTAATCACCTGGACTGTTCCTCCATATCACTTACTAATGAAACTCTTTATTACACGTAATCTCTTTTATTCTTCTGCCTTATCTTTTAACTGAACCAACCGAAGAGTTGCATCTAACGCTCCCAAAACTTTTAAAAATGTAAATAGTTTAGGATATGACGTTCCATTTTCCATTTTGGTAATTACAGATAAATTAACTCCACTCAATTGAGACAGCTCTCTTTGGGTTAGCCCTTTTTCTTTTCTCATCTCTAATGCCTCTTTAACAAGGCGTTCACTCGATTTGTTGTCAATCTTCGCGGTGTCTTCGTTCATTTTTTTCTCCTTTTAAGAAATATTTTTTTATTCTACTCAGATAGTTCTCTATTTACCATGGGCATCCATATACATAAAAACACAAAATCTGTAAATTCTCTTATAAACCTGTCCTTAGCATTCTGTCCGCAAGCCTGATCTATCAGTATTTCAATCGGAGCCAGCCTATCAGGTCTTTTAATCTTTTTAAGCCTACAAAATTGATTTATTAAATCATCATTTTTCAAGCACTCTTGGCAGCATTCTTCAAATGTCATTTCATCTCCCCCTCAAATAGTTTATCAAATATTCAATCTACCACTTTAGAATAGTCGTCCCACACAATAGTTTCAAAATCGCCAAAAGTGCACATCTTTTCCTGATTTTCTTCAATCTCTTTTCCAGTTATACAAATATATCCAAGTGTGATGCGCATATCTGAATGTCCAAATATTGTCATTAATTGAATTAAAGCATCTGATTTATTCTCACAGGTCATATAGTATCTATGCCCATATGTCTTTCTTAAACCATGAGTCCCTATCTTCTGCTTAATTCCAGCTTCTTTACATACTTTTTGTACAACTTTATGCCACTCCTTTGGCATGATGCAATTTTCCATTTTCTCAGTGTCTTCATTATAATGTTCTTTTTGACTCGTAAATATAAAATCATCAAGCTCTGGCTCATAATCGTAAAACCTTTTCCACTTCAAATACTCTAATAGACATCGTTTAAATGTGCTATTATATCTTAAGGTGATATGTTTTCTACTGACTGTTTTCCCTGCCTTATCTCGTTTAATGGTCTTTTGAGGAACAAAATCTTCTTTGCTCTTTATATTCCATTCTTCATCGAAAACATTTTTCCATCGTAATGAGCATAAATCGCCTACCCGCAATCCAATATTTATTGCACATACGTACATCACCAAATTTCTCATATTAGATTTTGCTTTTGCCAAACTCTCTGCATTAATACATTTTCTTTTAAACACATTATATACGCTTTCTATTTCTTCTTCTGTGTACAAACAGTCCATAGTAGAGGCCTTACCTCCATTGTCTTTATTTTCATATCGGAGATCTGCGGTTCCATCTGCTTTTAAGTGAATCATCTGTTGCACCTGCTCCTTTTCATCCATGTAATCACTTAAGTATAACACTTCTCCCATTTCATGGGCTACTGGTAATGTTGACGCTGACATAATATTTCCCTCCATCTATTATTATTTCTCTAGTTATAATTAAAAAAATATCCTTTATAAGCACTATAAAAGGCACTGGATTATTATTCTCCAATGCCCTATTTACTACCCATAAACTCATTTGAAAACCTAGTTTTATTCGTATAATATTGATCCCAACTCGTCAACAATTTGTTCGTAAACCAGATATGCTCCATCTGAATCATAAGTGTCTTTTGATTTCTGTTCATATTGCTTTAGTAATTCTTCTATCTGCTGACGATACCACTCAGGGTTGTTTCTGTTTACCCCTGACTTTATAAGAGTTTTATTGCACAATATTTTTTCGTACTTGTTTTTATTTATTCTATTTAGGGATTTTAAAGCATCGTTTGCTTCAACCTCATTAAATACCTTTGCAGAAGATATATCCCCATTAAACACCGGAGTGCTGCCGATCCAGTTCACAAAATACCTTTCATTGCTATCTTTTATTATGTACATATTATGCCCCTTCTCCATATGAACCTTGGATTTCATCGATATTGAGTTAGCTCATTAAAAATATGCTTAAATCAAGTTCTTCAGCAACTCGATTGTATATTATAGCTTCTCCGCTTTTTGATTCGTCAACATTAAGTTTAAAAATACCAATAAACCTATATTTATTTCGCCCTAAAGTATCTTTACTTTTAGCAAAAACAACTCTTTTGCGTTCTGGATAAGATATTGAACTATTGGTGCGAATTACAGATTTATCGTCATTGGATTCACTAATTGTATTCCAATCATCAGATAAAATATTTATCCAGCCATTTGATACTGACTTAAAATCATTACCAACTTGAATAGCAAGCTTTTGACACAAAAGTTGATAATTATTTCCGATATAAGAATACGAACGCTGAGTTTTAGGTTTATTTATCCCGAAGCAAAAACATATTTGTCCTATGGTATCAAACAATAAATTATCCTTTACTGACAATCTTTTATTTTTAATAACTTGGTCGACAGGATTTTTATAAATATCCCATTCGTCAATATCGTATTCTATAGCTTTTAGTTCAACCTCTCTTATTACTTCATCGATCTGCAAGTTGATATCATTTAAGCTTCCGTATGCTTTAACTCGAAGTAGCTTAAAATCTTTTGTCTCTACACAGGAACTAAGTAACTGTTCCATAGTCATTTCCCGTAATAGATCATGTTCATTATTATTAACATGATATTCTTCGTCAATTTCTATACCCAGATTTATTTGAGGAAAGTACAAATCTATTAAAGCATATTTACCATCACTTCGCTTAACATATTGTTGAGTTATTGGCTGTATATCAAATCTATTCAGTTTATGCCAAATTCCATTAATAATATAATTCTCATAATCTTTGCGTTTTGTTCGAGAGAACGTTTTAATTAGATAATCCCTTTTCAGATCTTTCATAAATTCTTCTTTCTTTATAAATCTCAAATTTTATTGATGCATCAAAATTAATAATACAATATATTGAAATCATCTTTAAACTTAATGAATCCTTCATCTGTTACATGATATATACGACCATCTCTATAATTACAATACTTTTCAGAATCGCACTGTTCAATAAATCTTGTCTTTAGAAATCTCCCTGTTTTCATCGGCCTTATAAGACTGTCATCTTCCCAATATCCATAATCAGGAAGTTCTTTTATTGTAATAGATTCTACCTCAGACATTACCATAAAAATATATGCAACCCTCTGATTGCGTTCAGGAGTATATCTTATGATGATATAATCGTGAGCTTTTGCTTCTTCCAAATTAGAGCACTTATTTTTAAATGAATCAATTGAAATATAGACAAATTCAGCATTTTCTTTAATAGCTTTCTCAAAATCATATAACTTATCATCCAAGCTTAAAGCTGGCATTGCAAATACTCTTGCCATTTATAACCTCCATTAAACTATTATTTTATTTTTCATTTCTATTAGAAATAACATTATTCATAACTTTTATCTTGTTAGAAAAACTTCTAATTTCTTCCCCCATGTTTTTCATAATCTTTTCATATTCTTCTAACGCCTTTTGTTCTTTTTTACTCCTTTTATTTTCAGGTTTTTCTTTAATCTTTTCAATCTCATATAAAGTATATTTTCCAGCCATTCTACGTTTAAAATTACTACATTCATATTTAATAACATGACCTAACTTCTTTATTACTTTAGAAGCAAGAGAAAATATTAATTTGGATACAAATGGTATAATGATTCCAATCGCTAAAATTATTAAAGAATCTAAATTATTGTTCCTGTTTAAAAAATTATTTATCATTTTCGCCCTCCTCCCTGAAACAATTTTCAATAACTCTTCTTTAAAATGGTATTTTCCGATAATACTATCCTTATGACAAAAACACACCTCATCTTTCATAAATATCATCATCTACTGTGGCTATATCTCCGTTTGACACAATCACATTTTTACTCAATCCGTTGATCCATTTACATTAGATTGCCTCTTTGTCCACAATCACCTCTCCATTGTCAGTAACCCAGTATACCTTAATTTTTAGAAGTTCAACAACATTTTGTATATCTTTGATAGCTTTAATATGTAATTCGTTATGTGGCAATGCAATTCCTACTTCACATTTAGGGTACTTATTTATAACTTTAACCGTAGAGTAAAGCGCCCTGGAAACATGATTAACAACTTGCTTTCTATTAAATTCCTTGCTATATAGTTTAGAGCTTGGTTTTGAACTGGTAGCACCTTTAGCCTCTATTATAAGTTTTATTCCTTTCCAATTGCTTGCAACAATATCATAACCCCTATCGTAAGTCGTTCGTGACTCTTCAACTTTGTAACCAGTTTTTCTCAAATAGTCGCATACGATTTCAACAATCTGATTCTCGTTTAGCATAACTTTACTCCTTTCTAAATGCAGATTCTATAACTATAAAGCGCTTGTACTTCGAAATTTTCCTAATTCAAAAGCAACATAGCATCAATCTCACTATAAAATAATCCTTTTATCTCTATGCCACACTATTCTCTTTTCTAAAATATCTCATTCCAGTAGGGATCAGTCTATATCCCAATCCTCTCACGATCTGATCCCACTCCTCCATCGTCATTACATGAGTCCCATGTTCTGCCTTGATTGTCACCATGAATTCATTTCCACACAGGAATGTTCCTATTTTCTCATATCTTTCTAACCCACTCATAAACCTTCCTCCATTATACTATTTTGGCAATACAAAAGCCACCAGATTTTTAGCATCTAGTGGCCTTCAACGATATATTCCGCTCATATTATTTATAGTGTCCGTTTCGTATTCTATTTTGCATTTCCTTTTTCGAATATTTACTGGAATCCCTCATAATCCCATCGAGATCCCTTGTATTCTCAGCCGGCGTATTTGGAGTCATACTCTCTTTTGCCCATAAAAACAAACCCACAAGTAATCCTATAAATGCTAAAGCTCCCATAATGTCATCTCCTACTTTGTTAATTGCTTCTCTATCTCTTCTCTCGCTTCAAGATCTTGCCAAGCCACTACATGAGCATCTTCTAGTTCATCTCCGTTATACATAGCCCATGTCTGATTATCCTCATCTAGTGCCAGGATAATTTGTTGACCATTATTTAAAAAGCAAAGTACAGGCTCATAGCGATCTGGCTTCTTCTTAGTAAATAAATTCCAATTACTCATTCATGCCCTCCATTTCTTAATTAAATGTCGATTTAGTTGTAATGTTTATCGATCAACTGTCTTATAAATTCTTTACTCTTTCCTTCAGTGATATCATTGACATCAAAATCCGCATTGATAGTCTCATTTCTATTTAGAAAGCGATTTATTTCCACATTCTCAGGAGTCATTCTATCTACAAGCAATTAAATAATGTTTTGTAAGTCCTTTTTATCAAGACCATTTGTAATTTCATCCATCTCCTGTGGTGTTTGCGCCTTCAAAATTTCCTTTTCCGCTTCCCAAATTGTCATACCACTTCCTCCTTTAGTTCAGGATAATATACTCCATAAATTGCATACTCACCCTCTTCAAGATTTAACGATGTATTTTCTTTTGCCCACTTATTTAATTCATCTGGTGAATCAAACCACTTAGCTACTGCTAGATCGGCACAAACGGGAATACCATCACCTGGGACCTCTTTTCCTTCAACATAATCTCCTGTACAGCTACCAGTCAAAATTTCTATATAATATTTCCACATGTTCTCACCACTTTCTATAAAATCTAGGATTGCTTGCAATTTTAATTAATCAATTCCAGGTCTTCCATTTTCTTTTTCTACTTTATTATAAGCTGCCTTTTCAGAAGGTGTAATAGGGGCATCCTTGTAGAGAGTAGGGTACTGAAGTTTATTTGCTGCAATCCAATATTTATCACCATTATGCAACCATTCAGCGGCCTCCTGAGTTCCAGGCTTTGGAGGGCGGCTACCTTTTGTACATTGACGATAAACATAAATTATAAAAGCCAGCCCTAAAAATAATTCAAGTCCTGCCATTATGCCACCTCCTTAGACAATGTAAATCCTGCATTTTCAAGTGCTTCTTTCATATTATCATACCATACATGTGGATCGTTTTCATTACAATTATCTTGTCTCCGGGATATAATACCGGCTGTTTATCTTTATTCATATTATCTTTCTCCATTCTCATTAATCATATCTTTGCTTAAAATCATTTATTTAACAATCTATCAATTACATTTTTGAGATACATATACTCTGAAATCTTTTCTTCTTGCCACATTTCAGAATTTAATCTATCTTCCCAAAAGATCAGCCTTTCCAAATCGTCATATAAATCACTTATTTCAAAGCAAGAATACTTTGTGCTTGTTCACGTATTCCCACGTATAACTTTCTAAGACATCTTTCATCTCAAAAGGTGTTAACTGGCAGCATCCCACTTTTACCAATTCATTTAAAACCACTTCACATTCTTTTAATGTGGTTCCAGCTTCTTCAATGTATGGCTCTGTTTTTGAAAATGCGCTTCCATTTGAACTACAATATGCCACTCCATAATTCATAGTATTTTTACTCCTTTCAATTCCTGATTTCATTATAGCTTACTATTTCGACTGTCTCCGATCCTTCCAAACAGATCACTAAATCCAATTCTTATATGTCTTTTCCTATCCATTTTTGCTCTATCTGTTAGTAACTTTTTGCCACATATGGGACAATAATTAATGCTGAAATAAAAATTCAATCCATGCTGGGAACTAACAATCAGTTCTGGAACATTCCTATTGTAATTCATAATCATCATATACGAATCATGATATACATTATCCGCATGGCTTGGATACTTCTCAGGCAATAATCTTTTTCTATCACACCATTTGCACATAGTATCACCTCTTTTTGGTTAAAATTGTGGATTTATTCGCAGTTTGCCTCTTCAATCTCCGAATTAACTCTATAATCCATTGTAAGTTCCATTTGCTTTTGATTCTCCATTTTTATTAATGCATATACCTCAGCTACTTCCTTAACCGTAGTACAATCTGCATATGCCTCTTGGATTCTTGTTATTAATTCTTCCATATAGTTATCCTCCTATTTAATTAAATCTTGTTTTTATTAATCCCAATATGAATTAATGTCTTCCCAATGAGGGTATTTTTTATTTACAAATTCTAAAGCAAGTTTCTTCTGATTGTCTTGGATATCCCATACTTTAACTGATCCGTCTGGACTTACTTCACCTGTTGTTCTGAATATTTCGTTACCACAATCATAAACCACTCCATACCATGGATTAATACTTCTTTCTTCATAAGATGCGTCTAACTCGTATTCATCAAAAGGAACTACTCCCACAGTATATCTGGTATTAAAATTTACAAAGGCACTTCTATCATAAAAGGCACCTTTATAAAAATAATTCATGCGTTTTCTGCCTTTAATATCAAATACTTCATTCCACATATTATGTTCTGTTGGTTTGATTTCCCAACCTACCGGAAGCTGCACAGTATAAAACAAGTCATCATAATCTTCAACAATGTTTATTCCCATCTTAGAATATTGATTTCTTGTGTAGATAGCATTGTTTCCATCAACGATTTTTCTTCTCATTTCATAATCCATATCGTCTGAGACATTAATGAATCTGTATTTATCAGGGACACTATGTTCATTGGCCTTTATTGGCAACTTCATTTCCCGAAGCGCCCACCTTTGCTCTCTTGCTTCCTGATTTTCAATTGCCTTCGAAGGATCTTCTCCCTCCATCGCATATAGTAATGCGTCTATATAAACTAAATTCATATCATCTTTCATAAGTTAGTCTTCTCCTTTCGGCTTGAAATATCTCTTCTATCTGCTTTGTTTTCCCAATTCTCTACCACAGTTAGGGCAAAATTTTATAGGAATATAAATTGTGGCTACTCCATCTGTTCCAATTAAATCAGGAAAAAATCTATTAGAAGTTATAATCAATTCCGGATTAGTGGTCTGGTAATCATGGATTACGGCCTTAACTTCTAATTCTTTCACAATATTCCCATGTAGGTTCTCAAGTGACGGTTGCTGCCAACCGAATTTAATATCCTGTCTACGCTCACAAAATTTACACATTTTCATTTAACCTCATTTTATTCAGAAATCGGATACAACGTATAGCAAAAAGCCATTAATTCATTTACCGGATTGATTACTACATAATAAAATGTTCTTCCATTCCATTCACATTTTAGTACATCATTTGGTTTTGTTGCGATATTTACATGCACCAAGCTATCCCCTATTCCGTATTTTAAAGCTGAATCAATACCTATGAGCTTCCTAATCTCATTATCGTCACCGTCTTTTTGAATCCACACCATATCCTCGTCTCTTAGGGTTTTTACATACTCCATCTTATAATCGTTCATACCTTCTCCCTTCAAATCAGCAATTTATTTATTTTTCTGTATAAGAACTACGCCGCCAAACTTCTCATATATTTCGTCCATAGTAACTCTAATTACCGGATTAATCGAGCCATCTGAGTTCTTGATAACAGGATAGTAGGGTTCGTTGTCGCAGTCATCTTCGTCAATCCATCCACTAAAATGGGATACAATTGCTTTCATTATTTCCTTTGAATTTCCATAACGACTCAAACTCAAATATGTGGTTTCTGACTTCACCATTTCTTCTAATCCGTATTCAGTATAATAGTCGAGATTTTCATATGAGTTATGGTTCGTATAACAATAGAAAATACTCCGATCTTCCGTCCCGTCATTAAAGTATATAAAACCAGACCACGTTAACCATTTGCCAGTATTATCATATCTTTCTTTGATCCAATCGTGTTTTATATCTGAACCATAGTCTTTTAATTCAATAAACGATTTGGCACCTTCATCAAATTTCTGTCTTATGAAATTTAAAATTTCCTCATGCTCAACTTTACCTCTTAATAATCCCTTCGTATCTACACCCATATTGACTACCTCTCTTTCGATTATTATATTCTCCAAATAAAAGCACACTTCTATACACAATATGTTTCCATCATTCTATTTTTCATTATTTGATAAAACGTCTCTTTACATCCATTACAATCATGAAAACACAATCCGTCAGCCTGCGATTCAGGATCACAACAATAACCCACTCCTTGCTGTTTTCGTAAAGTTATAATCATATCAATTAAAGTTTCTATATTTTTGTTTGCTTTCTCCATTACTGAACCCCTTTCTTTTATGAACACTGATTTATAAACTCACCTGTGCTCATTGTCCCTTCCCACCAACAAGCAACCACTGGCCTTTCTTCTGATCCATTTAAGTAGCACTCTAGCTGCTTTTCATAATAGTTAAGCATATCATCATCAAACACTGCCCTCAGATTATCAAAATCCTTGCACTGTTCTAATTCTCCATATCCCATACAAAACACCTCCTATATTAAATCTACCGCTAATTATGTGCGGTTAGTGACCTAAGTCAGATCAACCACTAATTATCCTGTGGTAAGCAGCAATCACTTTCAGACTGACGGGAATGCCTTGTTTACTTTCGCAGCACGGCCTATCCTTCCGGATCACCGACAAGGCTATGTATTAAGATATAATGCAATGCAAGGCGAAAATCTCGGTGAAGTTTTCAAACGTGTTTATGTATACACCATTTGCATACATTTCAATTTTTCCTTCCTTGTTCTTCATGTAATGAAATTTTATATTGTCATTCATGTTTTAATCCTCCGGTCTGTGCAAATAAAACTGCGCTTACAATTATCAGCAATGCTGCCAGCGTCCAGTTTCCGTCCTGGTCATTCAGTTTAAAGAACACAAAAATAGAAAGCACAGGCAAAATGCTTCCTAAAAGTTTGTAATACTTATTTAGTTGTGCTAATATCATAAAATCCTCCCTTAAAATGTGCTTTTCAATCAAAAATGTAAGCTCGCCCCTCTGTTGTTTTACTTCCTGACTGCCCCCATTTAAACTGATATTTTTCGCTGTCTCCATTTAGATTCCAGTTCAATGTTTCTTTTAAATCATTCATATTTAAAAAATACTCAATTCCACGTTCATGTATATAATCTTCTGTTAAATTCTTTTGTGTTCTATTATCAAGGATTGAACTGGTTTTTATTGTTCGCGTCTTTTTATCACTTTCTACAGTGACAATAAACTTCGCATTATTTAACGTTTTTGTTCTCATGTCATTCTCCATTCTTTAAAGGGAATAAATCATGTATTTCATATTACCTACTGTGTCCTGTGAGACATTCCAATTCTTTAAGATCCTCTTGAGATAGATTGCACTCATGTGTACAATGAAAGTCTTCGTCTTGTGGCTCACACGTCCCAAAGGCATTATTTTGATCATTCATGTCATAAAATCTACAGTTTAGGCAGCATAATGATTTATGCTCATATTCTCTATCTAATCTACAGACCTTCGAATTAAGCACCTGTAAAGTTCTCATATATTCATCAATGCTATTCAGTGAAGCGCTATCAAGCACAAGCTCCTTTGCCTTCCCTGCATTCCGAATAAGGTATAATAAACCATTGCTGATAATTTCCAGATCTTTATTTGTAAACTTCTCCATTACAATCTCCTTCCTGATTTTGAGCATAATAAAAGCAACCGGTTAAATATTTTCCGATCGCTCACCATCAAACGTGCATTTCATCCTAATATCCAGCTGGATAACTTTTCATTCCGCCCTGAAATAAATATCCATATTTCTGTTGATCATCTAACCACCTTTCTTTAGTTGCCATCCTATCTATTAGAAATTCAACATCCTTCTCTTTCGGTAGATTGTCAAAGAATTTAACTGCAATTTCTAATGCCTCCTTTTCGTCATATCCCTTTTTCTGTATTAATTTACCTGCTTTTAAAACGTTGTCGTATGTCTTGCGTTTCATATTACCTCCATTTCCAAAGGAAACTTACTTTTTATGGCACCTAAACCGTTTCTTCGGTTATCTCTATCACTCCACAAGGGCCATTTCCCTCAAAATCACGTTTTCCATTATAATAAGCATGACAGTCATTTAAAACGCAGCCCCTTTGATAGCCGTTTAAATCGTTTATATTTAACTTATCTCCTTCTGATGTAGTCAATATATATTTGTCTGGATTCTGATTTCCAATAAGTGTATAAACCGCTTTAAACGATTTCAGATCGTTCTTAATTTCATCGAATTGTTTTTCTGTTAATTGATCCTTATAAAGATTTCTAAAATACTCTATATCATCTATAACAAAAGTTACTTTTTTCATATCATCACCATTCCTTCTATGCAAATGTTTTTCCGTCTGATTCCCTCACTTTAAAGTTCCTATATTCAACTATTGGCTTACCAAAATAATTAACACAATCATCAAAATACCTTGCATCAAAACAAGCATATCTTGACCTATATAGGTATTCACCTACTTTTTCATGTGATACCGTTTCCGGTAGATCGTTCCAACCTTCATATATTGCCATACTGCAATCATAGAAGTTTATATACATATCAGTGCGTTTTCTTGCTCTTCTGGCCTTTAGTTTAATAGCATCGGTATATTGTGCATACTGACATGGCGAAACGCCCTTAAACACGATTTTATCAGCTACTGGGAATCCAAATTCATTCATATAAACAAGTGTATATTTCTTCCCAATAATCAAGTTTGCGTTAATAATTGCCTTCTGGAATTGTTCCGCATTGTCAATATAAAACTGTCTGATTTCCTGGATTGTATCTGGTTCCATTTCTCCTGATTCTATATAATAAGATAAAATGTCATTATTGGTAAGTTCTCTCTGCCATCTTTTACAAAAAGAAAAGAATAATTTTTCATACTCTTCTTTTGTTGCAGCTTGACATGTAACTGTGAAAAATTCTTCTGCAATATGATTATAAAAACTTGCGTTGCTTCTGATGTATGGTAACATGGTTTATTCCTCCTATGCTTTTATTTGTTATCGATGTAATCATATAAATCTGCAAGAGTATCAAAAGTCTTTGTGTGGTCCTCCGCTGTTTGTAAATAAAAATAACGTATTTTCATGTTCTCAATCCAAATATATGTCTTATATCCTTTATAGTCGCAATCCTCTAAATAAGCAGAAAAACTTGTTCTATTGTATCTTGCCATATTTTATACCAACCCTTTCTATGTCAAATCGTGGTTTATACATCATTAAACCAATAGTAACGCTTCTTTTCTATTCACGTCTCTCAATGTATGAATATTGGTTTTCATATTTCCAACATATATTGAACCAATAGGAGCAGTGCAATAACCAAGATCAAGCCAACCTTCTGGCATTTCTGTTAATACTTCAATGTTGCGTTCTTCTGCATACTCTCTAACTTTCCTGTACTTTTCTTCTGTAGCCGTTTCGCCTGTAGCCATTGAAAACATCCTATATACTTCATCAATCAACTTTACTCTATTGCCCTCTGTAGCTTCAAACATCCATTTAAAATTTATAACCGCACGTTTACCGTCTTCGCTCCGTTTGCTTTGTGGATTATATGCGCCCCAACCTCTTCCCTCTGTATCTGTCACGTATGTTGAAATACACCAATAAGTTTCTAAGACCCTGTCTATATATCCATGCTGTTTCCATAAAACAGGCAGCGCACGATTTCCACCCCAATTAGTACATAATGATAATTCAATTGTAAGTGTTTCGCCTTTTGCGTTTGGTTCTGCAAATTTATACCACCATACTTTTTCTGCTGATTGTTCTACTGTATATTCTTTTTTCATGATATAATCCTCCATACGATTTATTCTTCGTGTTATTCCCGCTATAAAAGCCACTAGAGTTATATTCTCTAATGGCTTCTGACTGGAAATAAAATATACTATTTTCTAACATGATTTATAATAATCATGTACATTGTATAGCTGAAGTTTTTCCAACGGTATAAAAGTATGTGTATGCTTTAAATATACTCCCGTCTCATCATCATCAAAACAGCTAATATAATTACAAATTCTGCCTTCCTCTTTGTGTTGCACCATTTTATTATTTGCGTATGCTAACTTTGCGTCTTTTAACTTCATTGTTTTTACCTCCATATTTTCCACTTGAAAGAATAGTTTTATTCACAAATATGAACTTCTACACCATATTCATATTTTCCCAGATACCACTTTACGGCCTGTGTAAAAGCCCTTAATTCCGTAGTGTAACAACCTGAATCAACTGAAAATCTTTGTTTCTTTTCTGATTTTCCACTAAATAAGATAGAACATCCGTCTTCTGATATGATACCAGTTTCTAATTTACACAAAAAATTGTATGCCTTTTTAAAGTCTTCTTTTGATAATTCTTTATTTATTACCCTAATACATTTATATTCGCTCATATTATTTCCTCCTTTTGAAATAAGAATTTTATTTGTATTATAGAATTAGGCTTACACCTGTTGAAAAGTGTAAGCCTTATCATTACGCTGCTTGATCAATTATTCCTATCTTTAATAGATAGGATCTCATGTTATCAACTGTTTCTGGTTTCATATTTATGGGTAGAATCAGGAAAGAATATTCTTTCCCGTAAATCATTATTGGGGCCTTTGCATTAGTCATAGTACACAACGCTGTTTCACTATCAATAATACTTATTGTTTCCTTAATAAAGACGGGATTAAATGCAATGGTAAAATCTTTTTTTACTTCTGTATTTTTTGTAGTCAATCTATCCACGCTTTCAATTTTCCCATTATTAAAGTATGTTACAATATCATTGCCAGTTGAGTAGAAATACATGGGCATTTTATCTGATACTCCAGCTTTTAAAAGTTCACAATTATACTTTGATACCTCCAAAAGTTCCTTACAATCAAGAACCATTCTATGATCGTAATTTGATAATAACATTTTGCTTATATCGAAATACTTACCTTCTACTTTACGTTGCATATATTTGAAATTAACACCTTTTACTATAGTGTACTTTTCACTGTCACACATAGTTATCTGGTTCTTTGACTTCTTATCTAATAATTTCTTAAATACAGTGCAAGCCATAACGTGTAAATGCAATTCGCTAGATTCGTTTAGAACCGTCTGGCTTTCAAGTGATTTCATTCCAATTCTATGCCCGTCTAAAGCTTCTACACGTTTATCTTTTAGATTGAAATTATATATTTGAAACAGTCTGTTACTGTCTGATGGACTGGCAAATGAATATAAATTCAATATAGCGTCTAATAAATAGCTTTCTTCTAGTTGTATGGCTTCTGTATCGTTTATGACCTGTGGGATTTCTGGGTAATCAGTCACATTATAATTATTCATGGAAAGATTTTTCTTGCTTGTCTTAATATCGATCTTTCCTCCTTCCATTTCTGTGACAGTAATATGATCGGTCATTTTAAGAAGCAGCTTCATATCATTACTATCAAGTAGTATTTTGCCACGTTCTATTACTATGGCATCTGCTGTTATCTCTAGCCACTGATCCATATCAGTTACGATGATTTTTATTCCGTTGTCCGTAGTCTCTATCAACATACGTTCCAAAAATGAAACACTTGATTTTTTAGGTACTACTGTTAAGGCCTTCTCAATTACTTCCTTTAATTCTTTTCCATATACTTCAAATTTCAACATTTTCTATTCCTCCATTTTATATGTATTAATGCTTGCGGACTTGTGACCGCTTGACTTGTGTCAAGTGCATTAAAGCAGCCCTTATAGGCTGCTCCACTCTGCTAATTATCTATTCTGCTTTGCTTATATTGATTCCGTACTCTTCACCCCTGAGGAATCCGCACCTAAATGCTTCATTCATTGCCTTTATATGGCCTTCATCAAAGGCAACTTTATATTCTTTCAAAATAGCCATTACCAATTCATCTTTCGTCAGATCATCAGCAATCTTTCCATCGTAAACCATCGACATTCTTCCCATTGCTATTTCCTCCTGCTTTCTATAAAATTCGGTTTTTATCTACTTTCAAGCTCTTTTAAGAATTCTTCACAATGATCAATATCCTTTTTGTGGCTTCTTCCTGTTTCTTGTTCCATACCTTTCCAGTAAAGAATCATTTCTTCTACTTGCCTTTTTAACTTTTCCTTCATGTTTAAAATCCTCCAATCAAATAATCGTTTTATAGGTTTTGCATTTTGTCGATTCTCTCGGATGTCTGTTTAATTTTATTTTCAATGGCTATAAACTTTCAACTAGTATCCAATCGTATCCATTTCCAAGTTCCCTACAGATATTTTCTCTTTTATCCTTCATTCTCTGTAAATCAGTTATCAAATAATCAACAGGTTTCATGCTTTTACCTCCCTATAAAATGGATATTCTAAGCTACTTCTATATCATTTATATATGTCAAAGTGCCTTCCCTCCAGTGACCGGCTTCTATATAATCAGCCTGTATGTTCTCTGCATAGCTGTACACATTCAGATTGTGAACGGATATCCGTAAGGCTGATAACTCCATGACACAATAGCTTGTTTTGCCTGTATTACTGTTTATAACCTTGTATGGGATAAAGTCCAGATATACAAAATATTTCTTACCTTCCGCACTTGACACGGCATCACATATAGCAAAACAATCTATGATACCAGTTTGGCTCATGGCCTGGTCGTAAATCGATTTAATAATATCAGCTGGCAATTTGCCATCAAGCAATGAAAAATCATATAGATACTTTTTGTTGTTGGTGAACTCCTTTTTATTTTCCATCATATCTGGAAATGATTTTTTCATTTTTGCCATGCTCGGCTGACAGTTTAATGTATTATATTTGTTCATGCTATTATCTCCCTTTGGAATGAATATTTCTTATTATCGCTCCCAGTAGTAGCCGTTGCCGTCTAATAAGGTGAGCTGTGTTCCGTATTCGGTAGCCTGGATATCAATGACATGATTCATGTTGATGGTATCTGTATTAGTATACTTACCGACGAAAAAAGCACTTATTACAAGCGCTGCCATAATAACCATGTATTTAATTTTCATTTTATGACCTTCTTTCCTATTTAATAAAAATGGACTTATAACTTTTGACGGTTACAAGCCCTATAATCAGCCCGTGAATTCCCAAGATGGAATAAATTCTTTCACAGCTTTAAAATCCTTTGGGTTTAAATCATGATAGCTTCCAGAGCAATCAAACTTTCTTTTGACATCGCCCCACAAGTTCTGGAAATACAGTTTGTTATATCTTTTGTATTCCTTTGTGCCTTTTTCGCCAAGTAGTAGGCAAATTCTTTCCTTTGCAAGATTGTACAAAGCGTTTTGCTGTGCTTTATTGATGGTTGAATTATCAATCAAAGTTTTAACATTGTCTTTGAGATCCATAACCTCTTGCTTTAGGTCAAGTATTTCCCCCTGTATACCCATGGAATCAAAGAATTCCGCTTTCTTCTCTTCTGTTCCCATGAAATAGTCATGAAGAACTTTCTGCGCCTCAAGCTGATAGCGAATAAGTTTTTCCACAACTACTGGATTTTCTCGCTGCATTGTTGGTGTTAATGGTAACTTTGCAAGCCACAATGTAACGAGATCTTCTTTGATCACAAGTAATTCCTGTTCTCCTCCGTTTGTAAGGTGTCTCATATTTGTGACCCCTTCACTCAACACTAGATCCTCTTGTACATTCATTACTTGACGTCTGGCTTGTGCGTCTGTTAGACCAATGTCACGGCATGTTTTCCTGACAGCCAGCCAAACTTGACCACTCTTGTCTCTGATGCCTAGTAAAGTATCATTATAAAACTGTATTTCTTTTACTTCTAGCTTCATTGTATTATTCCTTTCATGAGTTTTTATCTTTAACAGATACTAACGCACACAAAAGCCAATGATTTCAAAATAAGAAAAGTCAATCGATGAAAGATTGTCTAGCAGAGCCTCCCGTGATGGGTAGTTGTCAAGAGCTTCCAATAATCAACTTGATTTCATACGTCTTGAATATATTTGACTACACGCAATCAGTAATAAGGAATGAAGTATATACAATCCAAGAAACCGATATGTTGTGCCTGGTTTATGTGCGTGGTGCAACTGATAAAACTGTGTTACTTCCTATATTAAAGCAAGCCTTACGGCCTTAATTCATGTTTATCGCTTATTTACTTTATATACCGCTTTTGATCTGCCTCTATGCTGCCCATATCAACTCAATATAGTATCATAGTCTTATAGCGGTTTATATCGTCCTGCCTAACGTCTTCTGGTTTCTTCCTACTATCCTTTACGGTATAGCGTCTACATATTTCATACGTTGCGGATTTATTCTATTATCAAGGTCGTATAGGCGGATGCCCTGTCTGTACCACATCAGTCAGACGTTTCATTATAGGGACCATCTAAGAATTGTTTTAGAGAAGCGATTGACTGCTTGTTACTTTGTCAAACGGTATTGATATTGCTAGATTGTAATTCTCTGTTTGGTTCGGGAAACTCTCTGTCAGAATTGACAGATTGCAAGAAATGTGATAATCTCAACTTGTGATTGGTGAGCACATTTCTATGTGTTTCCCTTTGGGATAGGTAGGAAGTTGGTAGCTTCCCGCCTTTGGTGATTAACTTATGTATTCCAGATACTCGGCTTCTGTTGCAAATAGTTGGTAGCTATTATTTACGAAACCCATGTAACCGGAAGGAACTAAGTAGCCTTTGGGCATTTCCATCACCTCCCATTATGTAGTTGGTTAGGGCTTGACGGTTGGTAGCTGTCAGGCTCTTTTCCGTTCTATGTGGGGCAAGTATCATCACTTGTATTTGTCTGTGCCTTCTGAAGTTTTTAAGGATACTCTTCAGTCCTTACTCGTACCGACACATGGCACGCTTATTTGTTTTCGTTACCCTTTATGGCAACTTAGGAAGTATCTAGGCTTTTTAATATCAGGCACCCTATAATAGGATGTGTTCCCTAGTTTTATTCATTATGTTCGCTCCCTACCTGCATTTTCTTGCCGTTCTACGTAGGTTGACGGCCTCTGAAAAGTGTACGCCGTTTTCGATGCTCCATTGCGTGTACAATCTGTTTTATATGGTAGGTGTACAAACTACCATTGGTAGCACAACTATGAGGCGTTGCTACTCATGAGCCTATGTCCGTTCATAATGGAAACAAGTGATCCACTTGTTGAGAGCCTAGTCAGGAATTGCACCTGACTGTAACGCTTGTCGTTTAGGCTTTGTATTGTATTTATTGGTAGTAATTTTCAATATGGACTTTAACCTCTTCCATGGTGGTGTAGCCTGATTCAACTATTTCATCAATGATTTGCTCTATATCCTCGTTGTTACCACCAAGAGATATAATATAGGAAGTAATCGCTTGTTTGAATTCGTTTGTCATGGTGTGACCTCCTTGTGTGATACTTGTTTGAGTGTTACTTTCTGTTTAAAAATTCCCACTCCCATACTTCCCATTCGTCTATATTTCCGTCCCATATCTTAAGTACTCTATAACCGTTATTTCTCAAATCTTTTCCCATTTCCTTGTTAGTAGAATAAAGATCTTTGACAATTTTCAAGTTTCCATTTGACCTAACCAATGCTGTTTTTATGACATATTCTTTACTCATATTAAATACCTCCAATATAGGTTAATTCTCTTTTTATATGAGCGCAAAGTCAGAAATGGCATAGATGGCACAAGTGTGGCAAAGAGGGTAAATCTGAAATAACTGGTTTATTAACTTAAGTACATTATAGCACTTATTCAGTGTATGTGCAAGTACAATAAATGCACTTATTCAGTGCTGTTTTTGTATATATTGCACAATGAGTTTTAGATGTTCCTATGCCGTCATATTGACTTATTCAGTGCCATATGATAGGATCTAAGATGAGATATTTTGACAGCCTATAGAGGGTAAAATAGAGTGCTTGGAGGCATAGTTAAATGGCTATATCGGAAGCAAAGAAGAAAAGTAATTTGAAATGGGATGAGGAAAATTTAAAACGGTCTAGCATTTCAATGAATAAAGAATTGTATGAACAATTTGATAAATATTGTAAAAATATAGGTAAGAGTAAAAATGGTATGATTAATGAGTTGATTGTAGAGAGACTGGAAAGAGATGGATATTTGACAGACCAGGAATCAGATCAGAAGGATTGATATTATGATTCATAACAATTTAGTTATATACTCATTACCATTTTGTTATGTATGTAAGTGCTCGTTATTTATGGCTAACTTTTTATTTCATTGAGTGATTACTCATTCAAAATTAAAGCACGCACAAAAATCGAACCTGTATTATTGTATTAGTCTATTAATATAAGATTAAATTGCGTTTCAATTTGGCACAATTGCACAGTATTATATGTAGTAGCCAGAACTACATGTCATGACATAGGAATATATTAATATGAAGAAATAACAGAAGTTCACTTTTTTGATTGATTTACAAGGCTTTTATGGCATTCCTGATAGGTGGGGGTAGGTTTACATTTTAAGAATGGTTCCTACCTCTCCAAAAGCTCCTATCATATCCATCCGCATAAAATGTTTAGAATTGTACTCCGAATACAAACAATTAGCAAAATCACTTCGATAGCACCTTCGGGACAATCACCACAAAATCCAGCAAAATCAGTACTTATAAAGTTTTCAGACAATTCAAAATCACATTAAAATCCACAAATATCACCTCTAAAACTCCTAAAACCATTGATTCATCAAGCTTTCCTCGAAGTTTCCTCATTTTCACCAATATCGACTACTCATCTCATTAATATCACTCATACCAGATCAACCTTAATCACAGGATAATCAATGCTTTTCCTCATTTTATCACCTCAAATTATCCCATCTACCGAAGTATGGTTTTAAATCATATAAAATCCAAACAAGCAAACTGTTTCTAAATTGTATGCAATGTAGTAAAGTACTCATAAGCCCATCTAACTCTCCCACTTCCAAAGCAATAAAAAACTTTGCAAAATATTCCCCAATTAGGTACTACTTTCGAAAACCTTGCATAGAATCTAGCAAAGAGCAAGAGAAAATTTGCCAAAACAAGGTAAAATATTCGAAAGGGGTTTCTATGTTAATTAAAGGTCTAGATGTAGGTTACAGCCATACAAAGGATAACAAGGGAAGGATTTTTCGGAGCGCATATTCAACAAATGATACTAGTGTGGTTGGCTCTAAAAAACTTACAATAGACGGAAAGAACTATTACATTGGATCTGGAAAAATGACAAGTGAGGTTGACAAGACAAACACTGAATTAAATAAGGTTTGTACTATTTACAATATCGTAATGAGTGATGCAAAAGATTTGTGTATAGTCGCTGGCTTACCAATCGGTCAATATGAGGAGCAAAAGGCAAGGCTTAAGGAAAGTATCTTAGGCTACAATAAATGTGTCGTATTATACGATAACAAGCCTTATAACTTTAAAATACATGATGTTATAGTGAGCCCACAAGGAGTATCTTCCTTATACACACTCAAAGAGCTTCTAGGCGAGTACATTGTAATAGATATTGGAGGATTAACGATTGATCCTTGTCTCGTAGAATTTACTGCAACAAGTTCCCAGATACTTCAATCAGATACATGGTATAAGGGAATGCGGACTCTCTACTCTTCTATTATTGAAATGGTCAATAATAAATACGGTCTAAAATTGGATAATTCATATGCAGAAAAGATACTTTTAACGGGACTAAAGTTTAGAGGTGTGCAGCAAGATCTTAGCTTTTTAAAGCCATTACTCCAAGATTACATAGACATTTTAGTCGAAGAAATTAAGCTAAAATACCCGACAGAAACTACACCAATGTATCTGGTAGGTGGCGGGTCTGATTTGGTATATAATGCATTTCGCAAGAGGTTCCTAGATGTTAATAAGATAGTTAACCCACAATTCGCTAATGCGATAGGGTACTATAATATAGGTTATTTCAAATTTGCAGAAAGGGGTGTTGCATGTGGCCGATGATTTAAAGCCAGTCAAGATCACATGGAAAACAGATGAAAAATGGTTACATGACTATGTCTGGGAACACAGTTCTCCAAGTGCATGGTTAAAGGATTTAGCCATTGATGAGTACAAAAGGAAAAATGCAGAGGAACAACCAAAGCAACAGAACCAAGGATTACTTAATTTCTTAGATTAAAAAATCCCCATGTAATGCGCTAACATTACACAGGGAGAAATCTTATTGCTAACCGAGTAGATCAGCTTCTTAATATTAACATATTTTTACATACGAATCAAGCCATCGCAAGGGGTAGACTTACCCCATGTGAATGTCATTCCATTACATCAACTCGCGTCGATTGCATTACACGACATGTGTATGCTCAAATTTTACGAATTATGCATGTACTTCTTGTACCAATTCTAAAGATTCTATTAATATCCCGCTATAGTCCCAAAAAGCTTAACTAAACCAAAGATTATTACTAAATCTAAATATCCCATTAAGATCACCTCATTTCGAAAGGAAATTATATATGAATCAATTAGATGACATTTTTAAGATGATGTATTATTCGATTTGCGATATAGCAAAATGGATATTCGCCATTAAGATGGCAAGCGACATAATAAAGGATGGTAACAATTCAGATATCCAGGGAGTAATTAAAAGCGTAATTCACGGTGGATTAAGCTATGGTTGCCTCTATGCTATCGTGAATGTTCTCGACGCAGTGCAAAGTAAGTTCCAATAGGAGGGGTGCCATGTTATCATTTATTTTTGTATTATGTGGAGTATTTGTTTTCTCTCGTATCTTCATCAACAAAATTAATATAAATAACAAGGTTGTTATAGCAATCGTTCTCTCACTAGTTTTAACCACTTTCTTAACATTAATTCAATGGATTGTTAGTCTGATCATAAATCTTATTTTGTAAGTAGGTGATGTGTTTGTATATGTATCTAGTTAAAATATCAATGATATTAAGCAGTAATACAAATCCTGTCACCAGTGGTGAAGGAACAGATAAAGGATTAGTAGAAAATTCTATTGATTGGTTTGGAGAAGCGTTTAGAGCGAATCTTGTAGATTTCGGTAAATGGTTAGTTAATGGAATATTTGATATCCTGTATCCGTTTGTTACTTGGGGTTGCAAATTAGTAGTTGTTTGGTGCATTGTAACAATATATTGCACAGGCGATAAGAAGTCTTTTGCTCTTGGCACGAAATGTTTTTTGATATATCTTCTATTTTTAATGATCAGGAGTGCACTAATATGAAAGAACATTCCATAAAGATTAGTGATTACATTGAATATAAGCGACCTAATTATGTGTTTCTAAAACTCACTCCATCTAATTCTATCCGCAATTACAACTCAGATAAGTTTATTACTTTAGTTGCCGGGCTTTACAAAACTATAGATAAACAAATAAGATCCATTAACAAAAAACTATTCTTTGAGTGTAATGCCAAAGTTAGCTACTACATTTACATGGAGAAAAGTGATGTTCAATTTTATTTTGTAGTGCCAGAGACTCATTTCAATCTTTTCAAAGATAAGATAATAGATACTTGGAGTAATAAAATCACTATCACCAAGGTTGATGAAATACCTCTTTTTAACAAAGAGTGTACTAAATATTACATGACATATAAAAACGATGACGCCATGAGTCTTTCGTGTGATAAGAGAAATAACGTGCTGCTAAACAGTTTGTTAACCACATTACATATAATGGAGGACGGTGACAAGGTAGGGGTATTTTATAACTTTGCCCCTATATATCAAAAATCTTGGAGAGCAAAATATGATAAGACTATTGAAAAACTAAAGGAAGACCTTCCAATTAATAAAAACAAAGCATCTACTGTTTATATTGTTAGATTGGGTTTAATGTTATTAAGCAAAGCTTTTGATACAGTTCTAAGCTGTTTAAGTTTAAGTCCCACAAATATAGTAGAAAAACGACTTAAGGATATTATTTTGAGTGACGACACGAGCAAAAAACGTGAATCTACAATAGTAAATGCCCAGATTTTATGTTTGTCGGAGAGCAATGACAAAGAACGAGAATACAACAATGCAATAAGCATATGTGGTAGTTTTCAGTGCTTAGACGCCGATAATCGACTTATTTCAAGGAAAGTGAATCGAGACGTAGATTTACTAGATACGAGAATCAAAGGGGTTGAATCAATCAAAATTCAACCTAAAGAGGGGCAGAATTTCATAAGCTTGCCTGGAAGGGAATTGCTAGACGAATATAAAAATATAGATCATACAAATATATTAGAAACACAAGTGCCTGAAAAGTTGCAAAGTGGATATATCTACCTTGGAACTAACACTTTTAAAGGCAATAAGACAAAAGCATATCTAAGAGACAACTACGACCAGGGCAATTTCCCACTAGTATTAATTGGAGAGCAAGGAAGTGGTAAGACTACTTATATAAGTAATTATGTAAATAATATTCAATCAAGGGACGAAGGAGCAATCGTTATTGATTATATTAAAAACTGTGACCTATCAACAACGATCGAAAAGGTTGTCTCTAAAGACAAATTAATAATATTGGATATGTCAAATATATATGAAGCACAAGGATTTGGATACAATGAATTACAACCTAAAACAAATAATCACCTTGACTTACTTGACGTATCCAACAGAAAGTCCCTATACGTACAAATGCTTATAGATGCCTTAAATGTAGATGGCGAGCCTTTATCTACTAGCATGGATAGATATCTGAGTTCTGCTAGCAATATTGTCTTTCTTAATCCAAACGCAAGCCTTAAAGATGTAGTAAGGTGTTTAAACGACTTTGAATATCGTGAAATATGCATTAATAAAGTACCGGTGAATCTACAAGAGCTTCTAGCAGACGAAATAAGCGCCTTAAAGGAGTTGAACGATTTGAGCAAGGATAACTCCATTATAGGCACTAGGAATGCCAAAATAGACGGTATTAATCATAGAATTAATCTTTTGAAGAAAGATTTACGACTCAAAATGATGTTTAACAAAAATTGCGAAGATAATATAGATCTCGTAAAGGCAATGGACGATGGAAAAATTGTATTAGTCAAAATGCCGCAAGAATATTTTGCCACTCCATACTCTAAAAATGTAATAGTCACCTATTGGCTCACGAAAATATGGTGCGCCACTCTAGTGAGAGGTGGAATTTATAATCAACCAAAACGATTCCATGTACTTGTTGACGAAATATTCCAAGCCAAAACAGCTATGCAAATGTTAAAAGAACAGGAAACTCTTCCACAGACTAGAAAATTCGGAAACAAGTTTGTATTTTCTTGCCAATACCTGGGACAGATTGCAATTATTGACCAAACGCTAAGAAGTGCAGGTGCAAGTTACATGCTAATGAAAGGAAGTGGAAAATCTAATTTTAACGAGTTCAAAGATGAATTAGCGCCATATACATTAGAAGATATGGAAATGTTACCACAATACCATTCACTAAATCTCATAAATTACGAAGACGGAAGGGCAAAGTTTATTACCAATTTGCCAAAACCTTTATAAATAGCCATACCCCATTATCTTAATGATAGTGGGGTTTTTTAATTTCGCACAAATAAATATCTCCATCGTTTAGGGAGGGGGTGTTTTTACATTAAAACAGAGAACTACCTATTACACCACTACTCTCCTATTTAATGCTGCCGGTAAAATATCTTATCAATTATCAAGAATCATTACAGAAATAGAGAATTAGATATCAGATATATAATTACAATTTTAGCAAACCCAATAAGGAGGTATTTCACTATGAAGTTTTATATCAGAGAGTTACCACAACAACAATATCATTATCAATCATCTGATCACCCTGTCTTACCAAAAAGTACAGCTCCAAAGCCAGGTGACATATGGCAGAGTCAATGGTCAGATTACCACATTGATAGAGTTACATACTCTAAAGATGGATTAATCGTATTTGCCACTAAGACTGAATTACAGAAATATAGGAGCAACACCTGTTACAGGAAGAAGAAATAGAATAAATTATTGCATCTGTGGTTATGGCCTACGGCGTTATCGGTAATCGCTTGCAAAGGGCGCAAGCTCATACCGTTGTTGTCTTGCCTTTGGCAATCCAACAAATATGAACGTTAGTAATAATTTTTATATCACTTTTATAATACCTCTTCTTTAAGGAAATGCCTCTTAAATGGCTTAAAATAAGGCTTTTTTTTCAATTTTAGCACTTTTGAAAATTGAGAACTAAAAACACCAAAATAATAAGACCCTTATAAATAGGCACTTTTCTAAAATTAGCTACCACAATTCTGGTTTTCAAAAGTGTTAAACCATATTAATCGAAAATCTACGTGGTTTTCATATTATTTGGAGAATAGATAGATGAAACAAAAAAACAAAATAGGAGGATATTAATTGGAGTTTAATTGTAATGTGAGAATCGTTGATGAAATCATGGGTAAAGGAAAAAGTTATTCGGCAATGAACTTTATCAACCATTCAAATGGAGATGAAGAAAAGTTTCTGGTTATAACACCTTATCTAAACGAAATTAAACGGTACAAGGATTATTGTAGTAAGAAAAATTTCAAACAACCCATGTACCGAGAAAGTTCTAAGTTTGATAATTTGAAGGATTTGGTAAATAAAGAAGAAAATATTGTAGCCAGTCATGCTCTATTTCAAAGATTTGATAATGAACTAATAGATATGTGTAGGGCAAAAAATTATACCCTCATAATGGACGAGGTTGCAAATGTCGTAGAAGAATATCCTATCTCAAAATCAGATTTTGAAATATTAAAAAAAGATTTTGTATACATTGATGATTTAAATCGAATCAGATGGAAGGAAGAGAAATCTTCTTATGTGGGAGAGTTTTCGCACATTAAGAGGTTATGCGATTTAGGTAGTCTTTCGTTATATGGTGGCTCTGTGATGATGTGGTTGTTTCCTATTGATGCTTTTAATGCCTTTAGAAATATTTATATTCTTACATATATGTTTGATGCCCAAATGCAAAGATACTATTACGATTATTACAAGCTACCCTATAAATACATTTATGTGAATGGCAATAATCCATACAACTACCACTTCACAAATGAAAAGGATAACACCATTAACAATTTTACTGACTACAAAAGTCTCATTAATATAGTTGATAATGAAAGGCTAAATCGTATTGGTGATAGGGAAACAGACTTATCTAAGGCATGGTTTGAAAGGAATAGAGGTAATATCGCCTTATCTCAATTAAAAAAGAACATAACAAATTTCTTTAGAAATATTCGCGAAGATAAAGCCGGCGATAATATATGGACAACCTTTAAGGACTACAAAAAATTCTTACAGGGTAAGGGGTACACAAAAGGTTTTCTTGCAATAAACACTAGGGCCACTAATGAATATAGAAGTAGAACATCTATAGCTTATGTTGCAAACAAATACATGAATCCAGTGGTTAAGAATTTTTTCACTCAACATGGTGTCGCAACAGATGAAGACGGTTATGCATTATCGGAGATGTTGCAATTTATATGGAGATCAGCGATTAGAGATGGAAAAGAGATTTGGATTTATATTCCCAGTGTGCGCATGAGATGCTTATTAAAGCAGTGGATAAAAGAAAATAGTTTAGAGAAATAAACATTATAAAAAGGAGAATATTTATGGCTAGACTTGTTAAGTGTGTAGTAACCGGTGTTTGTGGAAATTCTTCGGAGTTCCACAAAGTGGGAACCAAATGGTACAAGGACAGAGAAACTTATTTAAACTATTTAAAAAACAAAGATATATCATATGAGGATATTCTAAATCTTTTAATTGATGATAGGAGTTGTATTGTATCACCAGTATCTAAAAGAAAAATTATTGATGTTTTAAAGCAAGAATTAATTTAAACAGAGAATATATACATGAAACCAAATCAATCAATGGCTCACCAGAAAGGCGGTCAACGATGATGCAAGAAATAATCACAAAAACTAAATATAAGAAGGAGAATTACAAATTACATGACAGAAACAATTACATACTCAAACCATAATACTTACGGAGGTGAAATTTCACCAGAAGATTTTAACACTACTCTCCCAAATAAAAAGAGAATTAGTAATCAGATTGAGGCCAATAACCTGCATTCGTCGCTAGAAGCAAAGAAAGTAAAAAACAACGAGGAGAGAAAGTATAAAAATATGACACTTGAAGAATTAAGAGAAATGAAAATTGTATCAAACACGAATGGTCGCCCATCTTCCACTCTAACAGATGAAAAGTGGCAAAAGGAATTTAATGTGCGGAAATTGTTTAATCACGGATACTCAAAAGACGTGAAGAAGCTTGGGGGTAAAGGTTCAAAAGAATCTGGTATATGGAATGAAGAAACAAAGGGTGTTTATCATGGTTGTACTAATTGGCAGCAATATTGTGGATATATAAATGATGTATTGAGCAACATTCGTTCCGGACAGGTTGATTATTGTTATTACATATATCAAATCATGGAACTTGCGAAATTCCATTTTGGTAAAGAACAGTTAAAGACCAAGTATCGCGATGGCTATTGGGAAGTATGGTTAGAGAATATGTAAATGTAACGAATAGATCAAGATACAATTTAAAAGGAGAAAATAAATGAAAATGAATGATGAATATATCGAAGATGAAGAATCGTTGGAAATAAAGTCACCAACTTCTGTTCCAATTTATGAGCAGGAAGTATGTATCAATATGATGAGGGACGAGAAAACTGCAACCATTTACACGTCGGACAGTACTTACATAACAAAGCTAGATAAACTGTGTGGTTCTAGTCCTGAGATGTACTCAGTTATTGAAGAAACAAAGTGTGGAAAAACATATTTGCTTCAAGATAAGACGTTAATCAGTTTTCGGGCAAAGAAGAAAGAGCTATCAGAAGAACAGAAACAGGCAGCCGCTGAGCGTATGAGAAAATACAAGGCCAGTAAAGGCACACAGAATCAGTTTTAATCTTTAAATTTTAATAACTACCATTGAACAGAAAATTTCACTACATTCAATGGAGAAATACTTACATAACAGGAGTGCATTCAAAAATTCAATATTAATGAATAGAAAGGAAATTAAATATGCTTAGATACGAAACAGAGGCAAATGTGACAGTTTCAATTGATTTACAGAATGGTTATTCAGTCATTGCAATGGCGAGGTGGGATAACGAGAAAAAGAAATACTACACTACTCTTCTACTACATGAAAATACTGTGAGTAAGTGGGATCTCATTGAAGAGGCAGCAAACGTAGAAATCGAGTCGGATATGAAGTCAATCAAAAGGGATATGGCTCAGTATGTTACGGATCTTCTCACAAATGGATTCTTTAAGAAGTACATAGATAGATATGAGTATGAGTTGAAATGTTTTGATATGGGTTTTGAAGTTTTAGAAAGAGAAAGACTAGTTGTTAACGATATGGAGGTGAAATCATGAGTAAATGGGCAATTAGATTTGCAAAGAGACTGGTTGGTAAATATGAACATGGTTATGAGTATTGGGTGAAACTAAGTGATATACATATTACGCCACAATTTAGCCGGTCGATAATTAAACCGGCTAAATATAAAAGAAAATGGCAGTTCTACCATAGAAACGGATATTGCGAAAGCAGAATCGTGCTGAATAAGGATTTTGTGCTTGTCGATGGACTAAGTAGTTATCGGATATATCGAGCTGCTGAAGGGATTGATTGCAAAGTACCTGTGTGGTTTGTTGATTGATAATTAAATAGATGTTTCTTTAAGAGGAGGGTTTATGAAAGGTAAGATTGTTGCTTTAGAATGGGTTCCTGGTTGTAATATTAATTCCAGTAGAGGATACAAGAAAAATGATATACGAAAGGCAATGAAGAATGCTGATTATGTAAAAAACAATGGATACGGAAATTATTCCGTGGTTGAGTATAGCAAATATATTGCCACATTTCAATTTCATGACGGAACTATATCTTCTTTCGACGTTAAAAGGCAAATAAAAGAAGCCTTGAATATTTCAAGAATGACAGATAAACAAAGAGATAAAATCGCTTCCATGCTTCCGATTTCTGTAGATGTCGATGGTTACGACGTTACGTTTTTAAATAAATAGATAGGGGGTGAGGTGAAATCAATAATACGCAATATACGCTTGTGAAAATACCAATCAGTATACTAATAAAGCAGGATTTCGATGTTTCTATTGACAAAAAAACTGAAATTGAAAACGAGTACTTAATAGAACAAGGTGATTCACTATTGTTTGACCAAATAGAAAAGCTACGCGGTAGAAAATCTACTCATATAAGTGAAATAATCCTTATGGTTGCCAAAAAAAATCCAAAGCAAGAGTCGGCCTTACGGCAAATATTAGATACTGGATTTACATATAATGGTGTTCACTATACTCGCTTTGGTAAATCGGCATCTCAGGGGAAGGACGGAATAACAGCTTTTGTTTGCGATGAGATATTTGATGAGCTATATATAATAACCCAGATGGACATTGAGATTACTGAATGTGTCATTTCTAAATATGAATCACAAAGATGTTTATTATTCAGCTCATGCACATTGATCAAAGATTATATGCCACGAATTATAATAGTTGATGAGTACGAAAAGATAATCAAACATCAGTGGATTAAGTATGTAGTAGAAAAAGAAAAAGAGTTTGTGGATAAAGAAACTGGAAAAATAAAGAAATATAATTCCAGAGAAATTGAGGAAGGTTATCGAGATATTAAAATTTCTCCTTTTGACGGAAGCGGCTGTCATGAAAAAGAATTTGTGGAAAAAGTAAGTTCACAGATAGGTCTTGATTATGACGCAATCGGTTCACAAGTACGGATTCCACTCATGAAAGGCTATTCAGTATATGTTCCATTTAGAGATATTCTGAGAGAGTGGGGATATGAATACATAACCGACATATATGGTAAGCGGCATCATATAGACGATGTAGATTGTATCTGGAATACATCTATGTTTAAAGGCCACAAAATTTTCAAAGACAAATATGGCAACGAGGCATGGATTGAATACATGAAAACAGTTAACAAATATGGTTTTAGCCTTGGTATAAGCAAATACAGTCATCATGTTAAACACTTAAACAAATATACACGTATGAACTTTCAGTATTTGCAGTGCCTGGATCTGTGGAATAAGAAATACGTAGATTATTATAATAGTGGGACTGATGGTGTTTACGATGTTCTTGATAATAGCAATGATGGTAAAATAATTAAATTGGCAAGATATACAACAGAACTATTTGAAAAAATAATCAAAGGTGATAAGTTTTATACCTATAAATTCATGGGTATAAATAACACTGAAGATTATGAACCGGAAAGTAAATATCTAGAAGCTGCTATGATAAATGATGTTATGCTAAAAGATCCTGCCGTGAAGCAATTTATATATCGTAAGCTAAAAAAGTCTATAGATGAGATGAAAGTAGGAAAAATATATTGCTCTGGATTTTATCATACCGGTGTTGGTGATATGTACGGGTATTTGCAATATGTTGTTGGTGAGGAACCGGTGGGTTGCTTAGGCGAAAGAGAATTATATAGTGGGAACTTTAATATCGGAGACTGTGTATCATTTAGATCACCCTTGGTTGACCCATCAGAGGTAAATAAGGTTAAAATTGTTCAGAACGAAATTACATCAAAATGGTTTAGCCATTTTAAAGACCAGGATGTTGTTATGTTTAATATGAATGATATTTCTCTGCCACAACAGGGGGGTGCCGATACGGATGGAGATATTTTCCTGTTGAGCGAAGATAAAATCCTCGTATCCTCTAAAATCGAAAAGCCGATAATATTAGATATAGAGGATAAAGTGACTGCAAAAGCAAAGCCATATACAAAGGAAAATATCATCGAATATGAGGTTATGACAAGAGATAATCGTATTGGGGAAATAACTAACGTCGCCACAAGTATTGAAAATAGATATGCAGTAAATGATGACATCAAGAAGTTATATTCAGACTATTCTTCTCTTTTAAGAGTGTTCCAGGGTAAAGAGATTGATTTTATCAAAACCGGATTTAGGTGGCATATGAATAGTGGACTGCGAAAGTATATGAAGCAATTGCCATATTTTCTACTCTTTAATTATCCCAAAAAAATGAAAACCTTTTTATCATTGCGTGAGAAAAATAAAGGTATAGAAAAATCAGAAGACAAGATAAAGCTAAATGCATACTTCTCTCCTTCCCCTATGAATGAGTTATGTGATTATATTTGCACGTGGGAAAAGAAAAGAGTTTTATGGGACAATGACATTAATAATTTAGTTGATACCAGATGTTTGATTATAGATAATGATCTAGATCTATCCAACAAAAAGGTGATGAGGATATGCAGGAAATACATTAATGATTATGCTAGCGAAATCAAGAAGCATTTAAATGTAAGAGATAACTCAGCTGCTAAACATGATAGTTTTCCAATGGGCATTCTGATTGATGAGTTTAAATCAAGAATCACCAAAGATTTAAACATGGACGAATATTTAATTGCTAATTACATAATTAAGGTATCTTATAGCAGTCTTTCTATTAGCAAGTCACTAGCTTGGTCAGCGTATGGTGAATATATTATTCTAAATCTTAAGAATAACACAAATCCCAAAAGAAACATTTCCATTAAAGAGGTTCCTTATAAAACAAATGATTCCTATGAATATCTAGGAAAATATTATGAGTTTGAGGTGGGTGATACATATATACGATAGCAACGAAACGTATTTGTATGAAATAATTGAGGATTATAAAGAGGCTGGATCAGAAGAAGAAAAGGACAAGATATTCAAATCGTTCTGCTCTTCTATCTGGTCTTCCAATAATAAAAGGCGCATTTACACAAAATCAATAAAGTTTAATGTAAGAAAAGATTTATTGGAAACAGATTTGGGACAAGTATTTAACGCTTGGTCAAGCGTTGAGTATAAATACTATAAATCAATGACAAAAGATGAAAACTGGTGCTCTTTCATTAGGCAAAAAGTAAATAATATCTATACTAGATATTTTGATAAAGAAATAATTTTATCAAAAGAGTACATGGAATTACTGAAAACACCAAAACACTTATATTTTCAGTGGATTGAAGGCGAAAAAGATATAGATGCTGACGCAGTTACAGCTACCATAGATAACGCCATACAGGAATCTATATATATAAAGGTAAAGCTACAAAGACAAAAAATGGAATTACCATGGGAAAACTATAAGGAATTAATTGAGAGGTTCTTACTAAGATGTTTTAATAATTGTAAACTTATAGGCGAATACGAAGATAAGACAAAATTACTAAGTAGATTTGATTTTATAACAGAAGATAATTTTTATGTTAGATATATAAATAGGAGCCTCGATGGAGAGATAAGAAAATATCAGAAGCAATACTACAATGTACGTGATCACAAGAAATACAAACGCTGTGAAATGTGCGGTGTGATTGTTGAGAAAGCTAATAAACATGATTATTCAACAAAATATTGCAGTAATTGTAAAAAGGAAGTTATAAGGAATCAAACAAAGATTAGGGTGCAAAAATATAGGAAAAATAAATGTAACGAAAGCCAAAATATCATCTTTCCTTGTGGTTGAGCCATTTATCGGTGTTTTTACCTACGTATATATCAGATATGGAAGTACAAGTAATTCAAATTGAAATTTACCTTTTATGCAGTTCATATCTTCCTTTCATGCCAATGGTAGCATTACTAAATCTAGAGGTGTTGCCATTGGTATCTTTAGGTGTATAGCTCAGTCTGGTTAGAGCGGCGGCTTTATAAGCCGTGTGCCGATAGTTCAAATCTACCTACACCTACTCCCGTGATATACGGAAATACATATTAAGAAAGAAGGTTTTTATAATCGTAGAAATTACGAAGTCAGAAAGTATTGAACTACATCGATTAGGATATTCATTTGGAAGCGAAGGCGACCTACATCACACTTATAGTCGGTATAAGAAATATTACGTAACTGAATCCAGAAAAGCAATTGCAGATTTAAATAAGATTAGAAATTCTAAGACCATTAGACAGGTAAACTAATTCGGAAGAGTAAATACACTCTTCTATTTTATTGCAAAAACATAACAATGAAAGGAAGATTTTTTGATGATTAAAGTAACTGAAAGTGCAGAGAAATTAACTCCTGCCAAGAAAAACATTCAAGTAAAAGATGTTTATATAAAGGATCTAAAATTTGTTGATGAGACTGGTGATATTACGCAGCAGGTTATTGATGCTTTACCTAATGATATAGATAGGATAAGTTTTAAAATTACTATTGAGCTTCCAGTCGAAGCAGAAAATATTGACCTGTCTGATGATGAAGAATAAGAAGGGTGGGCTGACGTATAGACTTACAGAGATTAGACGGTGAAGATTTTACCGGCTGGGAAATTAGATGCTGCCTAGCAAAGAAACGTGGTAATACAGACATGGACTGGATAGAGATAAGAGACATGCTTGGATTAGAAATAACGCCAGATCAGTTGCGTAAACAGGCTGTAGGATATGAAAAATATGATAACTACATTCATGGCTATGGCGGAGTTGCTACTACTATTCTATCTGTTTCAGATTTGCATGTTCCTTATCAGCTACCATTGAATACTTTCTCCGATTATGTTGGTAAAATCGACATTCTACAAATAAATGGAGATGTAGTTGATTGTCAGGCACTCTCTCGCTTTCCTAAACAATATAGGCTGTCCCCAATGGAAGAGATTATTTCAGGTAGGCAGTATTTAATAGATCTGATTGAATACATAAAACCAAAACGTGTAGTTTGTAATTGGGGAAATCATGATAAACGCTTTGCTAATTATTTGGCCAAAAATCTTGATTCTGATTTATTAGAACTCTTGCCAGATACTTCACTAGAATTAATTTTTGATGATGGAATAAGGCATTACGATAAAAAATCTAAATCTAAAATTTGGTATGATCCAATCACAAAGATATTTGATGATATAGACATTCAATTTGTTGATGACTGGAAATCTAAAATAGGCAAAACCTGGTTCGTGCACCCATTCTCCTATAAAAGCGGAACTTTGGCTACTGTAGAACAGGCAAAGAATTTCCTTCAAGATGAATATAGCGAGCCTTTCGATGCGGTAGTTATGGCGCATACTCACGCAGTAGGTGACACGACAAAAGGACGTATACGATTGATTGAACAGGGTACTTGCTGTGATGTTAGAAAAATGAATTATATGGACGGTAGATTAAGTAAACCACAAAAGATGGGCTATGCTATCATTTGTCAAAATCAGGCCGGCGAATTGATACAGGATAAAACAAAAGTAATTGTACTTTAGGAAGAGTTTGCTACTCTTCTATTTTATTACTTAAAAATCAAGAAAGAATGAGGATTAAAAATATATGAACAAAGCAGAGTTAATCGCAGCAGTCGCAGAAAAAGCAGAACTGTCCAAGAAGGAAGCAGAAAAAGTACTTGCAGTTTTCACAGATATTGTTACTGAAGAATTAGTAAAAGGTGAAAGGGTTGCAATTACAGGATTCGGTACTTTTGAAGTAGCTAATAGAGCCGAACGTGAAGGTAGAAATCCTAAAACTGGCGAACCTATGACTATTGCTGCTACTAAGGCTCCTAAATTTAAAGCTGGTAAGCTCTTGAAAGATGCTGTAAAAGCATAGTCTGATAGGTGGTGATGTTGAATGTGCTATGATTCCATAACGAAGATTATTCGTCTTACAGATGATGAAATAACCATTTTAAAAGAAGTTCTCGAAGAACGACAGGATAGGCGAGTATCACTAGGAGAAATGATTACTATTGAAACACTTTTGGAGAAGTTAGATTAAATATAATAACCCATTTACCAAAATAATTGGTCAAAAACAATATAATTTTAAAGGAGGAAATACATATGATTTATGATTACAAGAATAAGAAAATCACCTTTGAGTATCCAGATGAGGAGATTGATTACAAGAGACATATGGCTGAGTACGGGCCAGCTACTGGCAAATCTCATCCGAATGATTGCCCGTATTGTAAGGCTAGAGGTTGGGAGACATTTTCTGGTACTACATTCGATGATGAATGTGAAAAGTACGCAGAAGAAAATGAAGAATAATTAGTAATTATGTGAGATTCTATGCGGTCAAACGTGTAGGGTCTATTTTTATGGAGAATTGCTGATTTTTCAGTGATTCTCTTTTTGTTTGGAGAAATAAGTAGTGTCCAGTATTGTGCGTCATTGCTGATACTGGGATTTTGAAGAGGATATAAGGAAGTCATGAGCCTTAGAAGGTGTAACCTCATTCGCACCGCCCTCTTCTACTTTTATTATTGAATGAGGAGAAATGAGGAAATTATGCCACAACCAACAAAACTACAAATTAGTAACAGAACCGTGTTATCTTCTAAGTTAAATTACGATGATTTAATTATTTTATATGAGCAATTTATTACTACATACGGTAGAACACCTTCACAGAGATATTGTTTATCAAAATATAATATGCCAACTCTGGATATGGTATATAGAGTATTGGATAGTAACAACATAACTTATGCTGATTTTGTTAAAAGGTTTGACGATAAAACACCTAAATCTTTAAATGTAAATATTCAAACTCAGAAAAATAAAGAGAAATTTCCAATTACTATCAATAAAACAACATATGATATCTCCGGTGATGTAGAAATTATACACAAAGATAGTAATCACAATTCATATTACCTAGATCTAGTTGATAATCTGGGATATAAATATAATTATTCATATAATGCTGTAATGGCAGCTTATAAGAATCAAAAGGAATTAAATAGATTTTTTAAACGTAATAAATATACGTACGACAATATTAACTTATATTGTAAATTGAACAATATTGACCTAAAAATAGATGGAGCGGGCCTACTGGTATCGGGATATGCAAGAGAATTACTGAATTTTACCGATGGAGATGGTAACATAATAAAAACATCTTGGAATCACATAAGTAGCAGTAAAATAAAATTCAGAAATGAAACCGAGAGAATAAAAATCAAAAATAAGACTTCGCTAACAAAAGAGCAGGCTTCTTCTATAATTATTAAAAAGCAAGAAGACTTAGGGAGACCTCTATTACAATCTGACTTCGAAGGTATCGTTACGAGTAAAACATCTGTTGGTGTTCGCATTATATGGAAATATTGGGGAAATTTTAATAATATGATAAAAGATCTTGGATTACTAAGTCACGATTGCTATTTTAAACCAAATTCTGAAAATTACATACCTCATGAGAAGATTATGAAAAGTATTAAAACCGTATGTGAAACTGTAAAACGTGATGGGCGAGATACGGTAATGTATAAAGACTTTAACCTTGATAAGTTATGTGTGGAAAAAGTACGTAAACATTGTAGATTAGACGGGACGACTTTAAATAAAGAGGTTAAACGATATGGTTGTAAATTGCAACGTTCGGGGAACGGTATGAATCATAGGTTTGAAGATGGTGAAAAGGTAGTATCTAAATATGAATATGACTTTTCCACTTTCTTAAGAAATAATGGATTTATTCATAACGTATCATATTTTAGAGATGTGAAGTACAAAGATTTAGATAATTCATATAAAGGGCAAATGAATTGTGATTATAAAATAATTATAAACAATCAAATTATTTATATTGAACTTGCTGGTATCCTCTCAAATCAACAACATATAGAGGCATATCTTAGCAATACTCCTATTGTATCTAAGTCAAAAGAAAAATATCGTCAATCTCTAAATAAGAAAAAATCCATACTCGAAAAGAATAGATTAGAATATTACATATTGTTACCACAAGATATGAATGAAGAAAACTACAGAAGAATAATAAATAAATATTTAGAAGAAGTGGCTTAGATAAAATTAGTCACTTCTTTTATTTTGAAAGGAAGTGATGGAATGGCAGAACGAAGCAAGCGAATTTGTCTATATGATGCTGAAAAGGCAAAGAAAATAAACGAGGAAACGCTGAAATTGTTTCAGAAATATCAAATGGATATGTCAATTCGTGATTTATCTGAGAATAGCATTAAACAATATAATTCTGATTTAATGCAATGGTTTATCTATATGTATAACAACCAATTTAATTTATCTGTGTTAGAAGCGTCAGATGAGGATTTAATTGAATATTTTTATTGGAGAAAACAACAAGGTAATAATGTTAATAGACAAAGAAGGATTATGTCTTCTATCTCGGCATTCTATAAATTCCTTCGTAAAAAGAAATTAATTAAAGAATCTCCTACTGAATTTTTAGAAAGACCAAAACAAGGACAACCAATCATCAAACAAACTTTTCTGACTGTAGAACAGGTAGATAAGCTTAGAGAAAAATTGGCTGAAAATGGAGACATTCAACTACAAACCTATATCTTCTTTGGATTATCAACGATGGCTAGGGTTAATGCCATGGCTCATTTAAGATGGGGGCAAATAGATTTAGAAGAACGAATGTGTTCCGACGTGGTTGAAAAAGAGGGTAAAATTGTTGACCTTTATTTTTCAAAAGAGGTTGAAGAACTACTTAAAAAATTAAAGTCTTTCAGAAATGAGAGTAGAATTAATGATTACGGCTGGGTATTCATAAGTCCGTATATTGACGAGAAAAATTGTATTAACAATGGAACTTTAAATGACTGGTGTAAAAAGGCTGGCAATTTAATAGGCGAACCAAGCCTCCATAACCACGACCTACGTCACTCGGGTTCTAACATATTGAAGGAATTAGGTATGGAATTGCAAGACATTGCTGAACTTTTGCATCACGAATCCACAGAAACGACTGTCAAACATTATTTGTCTGTAAATAAAAAGAAGGTAAAAGAAAATAAAGATAAGTTCACCTTCTAATTAATTCCGCCTTTTATTGGTTCTGGTGCCGCATTTCACCCAGATTAAACGTAGTAAATACCTTAACGGAGCGCAAAACAGCCAATAAGTCAGCATGGAGACTCAAAACCCATGCCAAAGGAAGGTGAAATTCTAAACCAGTAGCGAATGACTGCTGTGCGGTCAAATCAAGCAGTGGATAGCTTAATCATCGTGAGTAATAACGTGCCAGTGGAGCTTAAAGGCTTAGCCAACCTTCAAAAATAACATGGCAACCACGAATTTAGGAGAGTTTTTCTAACTCTTCTCTTTTGCGAGTGTACCCAAGTGGTGATGGGATACGGCTTATATCCGTTAACGCCAAAGGTTCGATTCCTTTCACTCGTATCTGTAGCATTCAAATGGACGAATTATTGTAAAGGAGTAAAAATATGAATATTAATCAGAATCCAAACTTCGGTACACATAACACATCTGTGCGCCCAGGTGAAATTGAATATGCAGTAATACATTATGTCGGCGCTCTAGGAGATGCTGAAGCAAATGTAAAATACTATAATCAGCGGACAACAACTAATGCTTCTGCTGATTTTTTTGTTGGATTTAACGGCGATATATGGCAGTATAATCCTGATCCAAATGTGAGGTACTGTTGGGCTGTCGGAGGTTCAAAATTATCTACTGGCGGCGGCTCATTACATGGAATTGCAAAAAATGCAAACTGTATCAATATTGAAATGTGCGTAAGAAATAGTAATTCAAAAGCATCTGAATCTAAGGATTGGTATTTTGAAGATGCTACCGTAAAATCGACTATTGAATTAACTAAGTATTTAATGAAGTTATATAGCATTCCATTGGATCGTGTAATCAGACATTACGACGTTACTGGCAAGATCTGTCCGAATCCTTACGTCTATAATCATACACAGCACACATGGGAATCTTTTAATGCAGATTTAATTGATGCTCCCACTAAAAAATTAGGTTGGCAGCAAGAAGGCGACAATTGGAAATATTACAATGGGAACACTGGTTTTCCTATCTGCAATGACTGGCTTCGGGATACAGACGGAAAATGGTACTGGTTTGACGGTGCCGGGAACATGATTAAGAATACATGGTATCAGTATAACCAAGCATGGTATTATCTAGGGCCTGACGGTGCCATGTGTACATCTCAGTTAGTAGCAAACTCCGGAAAGATTTATGCCGTCGATGCTGATGGCAAAATGGTTACAAAACAACTGACGCTGACGCCGGGACAGGATGGAGCGCTGCGGTATCAAGGATTAATAGAATAAATTTTATTTATTTTTATTTTTTGCTCCCCAATCACACATATCTTCTAAGATGGGTAGTAAAGTTTGTGCCCTATCTGTTAAACTGTACTCAACTTTAGGAGGAATCTGGGGATACTCTTTCCGTTTCACCAGCCCATCCGCTTCCAATTCTTTTAATTGAGAACTCAATATTTTATAAGTTATGGTTCCTATTTGTCTATGCATTTCATTAAAACGAACTGGTTGGTTTTCCGCTAAAAGATATATAATAACCATTTTCCATTTTCCACCAATCACCGACATCGTATAACCGAAAGGGGTATCTTGAATATTATTAACTATGCCATCAAAATCAGCCATACCCATACTTACACTATCCTTTCAAATAGTACCTTTCAATAAAGTGCGTACTTTTTTATATTTGAACTTAGTATATACTAATCTCAAATCAAAGTAAAGGAGCGATAATTATGACAGGTATTAAAACCTATAATCACGGTCTTCCATGGGAAGGTGAACACGGTATTGCACAGGGTTACTGCGTTAACGGCATCTTATACATTTCGGGACAATTCTCCCATGATATGCAAGGTAGATTTGTTGGAGAGGGAGATATAGAGGTACAGACCAAACAAACATTAGAAAATCTTGATCGAGTGCTTGCAGAATTTGATGCTACAAGATCAAATATTGCTGAAATTGAAATTTTTCTTACAGACCCACAAGAACAATTTGAAAAATGTATTAAAATTTTCAAGGAATATGTGGGTGAGCATCGGCCTGCTGGCACTCTCGTGGGCGTATCAAGTATGTCGTTCCCCGACCAGTTAATTGAGATTCGTGCTGTAGCACATATCAATTGATTTCCAGAGGAAAATAAGCACTATAAGATTTAGTAGTAAACATAATTCCTATTAGCGCAATTCAGTCAAAATTTTGAAGGAATAAGAAAATGAGTATTTTATTGGGAAGAGTCGGATTAATCTCCGGCTCTTTTATTATGCCGTATGTCCGGGTGGTGAGGGAGCTGTCTTGAAAACAGTTGGCCGTAAAAGGCTTGCACGTTCGAATCGTGTGTGCGGCGCTACTCTTCTATCGTGAAGAGGAATAACAGGTTGTGACTTACCACTTGGAGGAAATAATATGGAAAACAAAAACGTATTTGAAGAAACCGTAGTAACACTAATTGAAGATGCAAAGAAACTTCAGGCAAAATTTTCAAAGTGTCAAGAAAATAATAATTTTACAGAAGCAATAAGTTGTATGCGACTACTGAAGGATACTCTCTCACTCATTAAAGAATATGATTGGGAATTGAAGTATTTGGAGCTAGAAACCACAACTGGCAAACAGATAAAAATCTGGGAGCAAAATCATTGTGGCGAAATTAGAAATCTTAAAGAATATAGTATTCCAGATTCTGAATACAGAGAAAATGTATGGATAGAAAAATTTGATTCCTATATTGCTAAGCATCAATCTTATATCTGCACTTACGGTGGTGAGTGTAGGGGTTCCGGAAAATCTTACGCGATTACCTTAATGTGCAATAAATACAATGGGGTTGTTGTATGCGAGAATACCAATGGTGTATATGGAATAAAAAACAACTGCAAACAGTTTGGATTTAATATACCGTTTTATAAATATAGAGATGTATTAAGCTTAAGGCAGCTTAGAGATAAGATTATATTTATAGATGAAAATTCCGGATTAAATGGTGAACAACTGGACAAATTGAAAGAAAACCATATAGTTATAGGTTTTAAATAGAGAGTATCATAACTATCCTCTTCTATTTTGTCTTGAATCTGCGCTTTCATTTAGAAATCAAATATCGTAACTATAAACAAGCACTACTGCTCTGGCGGTAGTGCTTATTTTATTGTAAACAGCAAAGGAGGTATTATAAATGGCAAGAAAACCCAAGGTTGCTGACTTGACTGATAACTTTGATGATTCTCATGTTTATACATGCCTACGATGTGGTAAAAGTTACGAGAATCCAGTAGGCAAATTCTATAAATCTCAGTGGTCAGAGTGCTTTACAAAAAACTCAAAGTTCACTCATATATGCAAAGACTGTGTAAATGAACTTTTTCAATATTACGAAAAAAAATATGATACCAAAACGGCGTGTGTTTTCATGTGCTATAAACTAGATATCCCCTACTACTACTCTCTTTTTGATAGCATTATAAAAGCTAATAATAACTTTAGTATGGGGCTTTATATGCGTCAAATTAACGGTCGTCAATATCAATATCAAGATTTCTCACAATCAATTTTGGCTGGTGAAATGGGAAAAACAGTTATTGAGCTTGATCAAGATAAAGAAATTAAATGGTCAAAGCAAGACAAACAAAATAGAGATTATGCCATTGAGCTTATAGGTTATGACCCGTTTGAAGATTATCCAGAGGAAGACAGACGTTTTTTATTCAATCAGTTGTCACCATATTTAGAAGATGAAGACTCTGCCGAGGACGCATACAAGCTTTCGCAGATATTACAAATTGTGAACAATAATAAGCAAATTCATGTTTGTGATAAGCGTATTGCTAATTTAGATCCAGTTAAAGACGCAAATGACATCAAGACTTTAAATGTTATAAAGAAAGATCTTGTTGCGAGTAATGATAAAATCGCAAAAGAAAATGAGATTTCTGTAAAAAATAGATCTAACAAGGATGTTGGTAAATCAACTTTGACCTATTTAATGCGTGATTTACGAGAAAAACATTTTGATATGGCTGAAGCTGATTACTATGATCAATTAAGCGGAACCGGAACCCAGTGGGCAATTTCGGTATCTCAAAAGGCACTTTTAGATCACTGTCTATTCGATGAAAATGATAAAAAAGAAGTATATGAAACACAGATAAAACTCATAGACGATTTATATAAGGAACTAGACGATAAAAAAGAGCAAGTTCGCCAACTGCTCATACAAGTCGATGAGCTTAAATCACAATTGTACATAGAAGAGGACGGTGACGATAATGGCTTATCATAAATTAATGTCGGAGAGAAAAAAGCGAATTTGTGAGTTGGACGCAAAAAGCATAGCATATTACAGGCGTAACCCCTGTATTGCTTGCGAAGATTTACTCGGAATAAAACTCATAGATAGCCAGAAATACATATTACAAGCAAGTTGGAATAAACCACATGTCTTATGGTGCTGTAGTCGAAACTTCGGCAAATCATTTTTGGGTGCCATTTTTATGGTTCTCAAAGCAATTTTATATGAGAATCAAGCAATCTATATTGTAAGTTCTGTTGGCGACCAGTCAAAAGAAACCTTCTCAAAGATTGAAGAGATTGTTCTTCGTATAGGTAAAACAGCAGCATCTATAGATTCACTCAAAGATATTGTTGAAAAAGAAACTAAAAAGTCGGGTAATAATAAGACTGGCTTTGGACATGCTCAGTCTGGTTTCCATGTGGAATTTTACAACGGTAGTGAAATTTTTACACTAAATGGGAACCCGGATAATAACAGAAGTAGGCGCGCAACTTTAGTATTTTTTGATGAAGCAGCATTCTCGTCTGATGAATTAATTGCAGTTTGTGAAGCATTTGCAACTCAGAATACGGAGTTTAAAACTTCAGTTGCAAAAGGCTTTAATCCTGATACTCTGAAAAGAAAATGTCCAACTCAGTTAGTCTATGCATCTTCCCAAGATGACATGAGTAAGATTTTTTACCAACATTATAAAAACTTCACTAAACGTATGATCGCTGGTGATAGAGACTATATAGTTGTAGATATGATTTGTGACACAGCTATAAAAACATTTATGGAAGGCAAGCCTTATACACCTCTCTTAACACAGGATAAGGTTGATGCCGCTATGAAAGCCAATAGAGAAAAAGCTTTGAGGGAGTACTACAATCAACCGACTCGTGACGGTGGGGTTAATCAAATTATAAAATGGGGAACCATACGACGCAACGAGAGTTTTTATCTTCCACAATTATCTTATAAACCAAACACTTCTATATGTCTTGCTTTAGATCCCGCCAGAACGCTTGATAATTCAATTCTTGGGGCAATGAATATTGTCAATGATCCTAATTATGGCTACATTGGCGAAATAGTCAACTGTGCCAATTTGTTTGATAAGGCTAGTAAAAAGGGTTATAAGTTAGATTCAAACAGACAATTAACAGAAATTAGAAAGCATCTTGTGCTATATAATGGGCAATACAATGATTATCAAAATATTGATTGCTTATTGATCGATCAAGGAGCAGGAGGTGGTGGTGTCTCTACTTATGCGGACGGATTGCTTAATGATTGGGTTGGCGAAGATGGTCGGCATCATAGAGGTTTAATAGATGCTTCACATGATATTTATACTGGATACAAGGAACTCTATCCTAATGCTATCGACAAGTTAAGGTTAATTAGTCCTAAAAAATATAGAACTCAGATGGTTGATGAGTTTATAGAATTGATGGATTTAGGAGTAATAAAATTCCCTTATGAATTCAAACGAGAGTTTATATCAATGGCTAAGAAACAAGATGATTCAGACGAAGAGGTAATTGAAAAGTATGAACTATCTGACAAAGAAATATCTGCTTTGGCCAATATTGATTTAATGAAGCTTGAAACAACTTCAATCTATAAATATGAAAATGCTGAAAAGACGACCAAAACATATGCTTTGGCAAAAGACAAAGAAGGTTCGATGCATGACGATAGGTTTTATGTACTTATTATGTTAGCTCATAGACTTTATGAGTTAAGACGAGGGCAAATAATCACTCAAGACGAACAACCGGCAGATTACTCTTCTGCCCCAATTTGTTCTTCATCAATATCTTATGATTAGAAAGGACGGTGAAAAATGCCAGAAAATATAAATAATGAAGACTACGAAGTTATAATCCGTTCATTATCTAACGATGGAACAGAGATTGTTACCTCATCAGAAGCTATTACTGATAAATGGCTTGCCAGTGCAGTTGCTAAGTATGACCCATCAAACCAAAAATATTCAGCTTATTTAAAAGACGGCAATTCATCGTCCGAAAAACTGACACCAGAATATATAGATGAGTTAGCTGATGGAACACAAAATGACCTAAGAAAGATACAAATTATAAACTCCATTGTACGGAAAGAGATTAATAAAGATGGCATTATCGGAAAAACACACGAATGTATAACCACAAATATTAATACAAAAACAAAGCTGTCATATGACATAGATGTATCTGGACGAAATAAATCAAAACAACTTCAGCAAGTAAAGGACTTTATCACAGAGTTTAATAAAGCAATTAACGTTAAAAAATTTATTCGCAATTCTATTCCAACAACATTTGATGAAGGTACATACATTTGCTATTTAAGGCATGAAGATAATAGTTACAAAATCGATTATTACCCCCTCGGCGTTTGTGTGCTTGGAAGTTACGATATCGACGGAGACCCAATCGTTCTATTTGATATAAAAGAACTTCGTTCAAGACTTCAAAAAATATATAAAAAGACGAAGAAAAACAAACCATTATTTTTTGAAAACATAGAAGAAGAAGTCAAAGCAAACTACCCTAAAGAAGTATACGATGCTTTTATGGCAAAAGAAGACTATGCAAAATTAGATCATAAGTATACTGGGGTGATTAGAATTAACAATATGAATCGTAATTATGGTCTCACTCCAATCTTCCGTACCTTTAAAGATTTACTTATGTTAGATACTTTCGACAATGCAGATAGGGTAAATAGTAAGGCAAAGGCTAAAAAGATAATTCACCAAAAGCTTCGCAAAGAAGTAATGGGGACTGATTTTAATAAAAAAGGCTTTGAGGAAATGAGTTACGCACACGAAAACTTTATGGCGGCATGGAAACAGCCCACAGTGGTTGTAACCACTCCCCCAACGGTTGAAGAAATATTATACGTAGAGCCAACGATAGAACTTACAGATACGAAAACCGTCAACAACTATCGTTCTCGTGTACTGGCGGCTCTTGGTATCAGTTTTTTAATGGATTCCGGTAGTCAATCTGTAAGCACCTCCGATATCTCTGTGACGCAGCTCATGCGTACTATAAATATGATATCTGAGCAAGTCGAGGATATTTTACAGAAATGGTATAAACAGGTGTTGGCTGATAACAATCTACCGATTGAATTTTGCCCGACAATTAATGTGATTGATAGTGAAGCTTTAAGTTTTGAGATGCGAAAGGATTTAGCTTCTACCCTTTATACAATATTTAATGGTTCTCTTACATCAAGCTTAGAATTACTTGGTATAGATGTTAATGATGAAAAGGCAAAACGATCCAAAGAGAACGACGAAGGATTTGAACAGATCTTTAAATGTAGACAGACTGCATATACGTCTAGTGGACGAGGCGAGATAACTGAACCACAGGGCAATAAGGGCGGTCGACCTTCGGACAGCAAAAATCAAGCAAAACAAAAATATGACCAGACCAGACAGGAGACATTGTGAAAGTAGAAATTATATGTCCTTGGTGTAATAAAAATCTTCAAGTCATTATACCTGGCGGCGATATTGATGTTGAAGATAGTTTAAATGAACTTAAAGAAGATCAAGCCGTTTTAGAGCAAGAATTGTTTGTAAAACACAATATTCTTCTTGGTTAATGGAAGGTGGTGAATTATGAATACAGAAAATATTTTTATATCAAGTGAAGTTGTAGAAATATCAGAGAGCAATACTTATATGGAACTTACAAGTAGAATTTGTTACTACGATGACACTAATGCAAATGGTGTACTCCTTCCATCTGACGGAGCCGAAGACAAAGCACAGACTTTAGTTAATATGCCAGTTCAAGCAAAATATAGAACTAATATTGTGGGCCTACCAACATTCTCTGGACACGAAATGTCAAAAGATGAGAACGGCAATATCTCATTTGGTACTCAATCTATCGGCACTCACACTGAAGTATACATAGAAAATGCTGATGTAGATGTTCGTGGGGTTATCAAAAGCTTACCTTGTCTTTATGCAAAATATAGAATATGGAAAAGATATGAAAATGTTGTGGCTGCTGTGAGGCGGCTCTTTTCAATTGGAAAACTCTATGGTAGTTGGGAAATCGTCATATCTTCTTATGAGTATAAAGATGGTATTAAAAGGGTAACTGATTATGAGTTTTTAGCAAATACGTTACTTGGATACGAATACGCAAAACCATCATATGGAGTAGATGCAAAAGCATTGTCTCTATCTACAGATATGAATGATGGGCTAATGGTTGCAGAGGCACTATCCCAGGACATTATATGTCATGGTTTAGATAAAGAAAATGAAGCAAAGGAGGATAATAATTTGCTGAAAAATAATGTAACACAGGTTGCTGAAAACAGCGCAGAAGGAGTAATCAAAGAAACTCCAGCCGCTATTGAAAACACAACTACCAATAATACAACCGAAATCTCTCAGCTTACTGAATATGATTTAAGAAAAAAGATCCGAGAGGCTTGTAGGGTAAAATTAGACAAGTGGTGCTGGATCTCTTTTCATTTCCCGGTAGAGAAAGAGGTTTGGTTGGAAGTTGATGATAGGGATTCAGAATTAGACTTTGTTCGCATAACCTACGAAGTAAACAATGATACAATTACTGTTTTTGATCCAGAAAATGTGAAGTTGACAGTGAGTATTTCTGAAATCAACACAAAGGTAGCAGAATTAGAATCAGAAATTTCAGCAAAAGATGAAGCTATTATTAAATCAGGAGAAGAGATTTCAAGACTAAAATCAGAGGTCAGTACTCTTACTCCGTTTAAAGAGAAATTTGAAAAGGCTGAACAGGAAAAGGTTGCCGCTGAATTACAGGAAAAGAAAGATACTTTAGTATCTTCTGTTACGAAATCAGGGCTAATCACAAAAGAAGAGATTGAAAACTCTGAAGAATTAAAGGGGTATGTAGATACTCTGGATGATAAATCACTGAAGGCCGTTTTAGCCGAAAGATACATGGAGTCCTTGAATAATAAGGAAACTATGGTATCTGAAAACCTACATACAGACGAGACTAAAACTACTATCGCTTCTGTAAACCTGAATAACTTAGAAGATGAACAGTTAGATGTAAAATCTATTATGAAAAGCTATTTAAGCAAGTAAAAGGAGGAATATAAAAATGTTAAGAGAATTACAGACAAATACCGGTAAGGTATATGATGCTACAAATATTACCACTGTTGATGTAGTAGTGGGTATGGGTGTTGTAAAAGATTATACAAAGGATAGGGAAGTAGGTTTTCCAGATGCTCCTACGGATAAGGGAGTGTTTCTTGTAACTAAAGAAAAGCGAGCTGAGGGAATTTACGCTGGACTTGGTGAATTTTCCGATTATGAAGAAATGTTTATGAAAATTAAAGCGGGTAATGGTCTTAAACTTGTACCTCCGGAATTCCCTGAGAGATATGCAACCGATCAGTTTACTGCCGGAGCTGTTAAAGGAGATTATTTAGCACTTGGTAGTAATGGTAAGTTTGAGAAATCTGAAAACGCTACAAGATTTGTGTACCGAGGAACTAAGGTAATTGACACCCATACTCTTCATGTTATTGAAGTAGTTGAATAATTAAATAAATATCAATCTGAAACGGCAAAATGATTGCCGTTATTTTTATGCAAAAAATCGAATGGAGGAACAAAAATGTTAAAAACAGAAGTTGCCGAATTAATGAACAAGGACGGTCAGGTTTTTAGTATCGCCCAGAAAATTACATACAATAGAAATCTTTCTGCAGAAGAAAAAGAGGTATGTGAAATTTGCGATGCTTGGGTAAAAGAGATTGCATCTAATGGAAATGATAAAGACTGCGAAATTGCAGCTTTTATTAAAAGAACCGCTATCGATGAAGTATACAATGCTCCAGATGAATTGTTAGACAGATTATTTGATAGAGGAACGGTTGGAGAATTTGATGATTATGCAGTGGATAAAACTCCAAAGAACACTATGGAAGCATACGATGCGGTAATTGGTGGTAATGTTGATAAATCCTATATCGATTTTGCCTCTTTAAAACCTACTTGGAAATCTGCGCAGGTAGAATTTGAACTTCCGTATATTGAGATGAGACGAAACGGATTTAAGTCTGTTGCTCTATTGACTAATTACGCAGTAGAGGCGTTAAGAAATAAACAGTTCTATGACTTGTTTACTACTGTAGATAACGCTATCACCGGTGGAGAACAGGCGATTACAGAAACTGAAGCAGCGCCAACACTTACAACTTGGGACAAGTTTGGGTTATATTTATTAGACAGAGATTCAGCTCCCGTGGCTGTTACTCTTTCTAAATATGCTCAGGCGCTTGGAAGAATGACTGGATATACACAATATATGTCTGAAGATATGAAAAATAACTTCAACAGATATGGACTTGTAAACTTTAATGATGGTATTAATATCGCATCTATTTCTGGTGCAAAGAAACTTGTATCTGGTTCCTATCTCCTTCCTGATAAGAAAATTTTCGGTGTTGCAGGTAAGATTGGAACTCTCGATCAGAAGGGCGATCTCAGAGTTTATGAAACAATGGATAACAACGAAGAGAAGGTTAATGTAAAGATTACTGGATTTGAGTATGGATATTGCATTACCGACATTGAAAAAATTGCTAAAATTACAATGGCAAAATAAAAAAATAAAGGAGAGGCCAGTCCTCTCCTAATAAAAAGGATGGATAGAAATGATTAAAGATATGAAAACGATTAATCTGCTTAATTACAATGAAAATGTCGTTGTAGTATCTACGAAGCATGATAGTTACGCTATTGAACCAGCGATCGACAGTGAAACCCCTACTATTCTCCCACTTAACTTAGAGGAAATACTTTATATCAACGGAAACTCCGCTGCATTTAAGAGTGGTATTTTAAGATTTCCAGAAGACATCGAAAAGGAAATGTATGAAGATCACTTGCGAATTCCCAATTGGAGAGATTTGCTAACCATTAAAGAAATGGAGGATATTATCTTACGTCCAACCATGGAGAAGTTAGTTAAACTGGTTGGAATAAAAGACGTAGGAACATTTGATAGACTTAGAGGTGTATTTACCAGATTAAAAAATACTACCAATAGCGACATTTCTATGCGCGTAGAAAGAATTATTAACGCAAGATCGGATGAGTTACGTAGAGGTATTCGTAATACCGAAATCGTTATTAAACCGAAAGATACCGCTTCTGTAATTCAGAATGAGGAAGTAGATGCATTAAAAGAACAGAATATTGCCTTACAAGAACAGATGACTCAAATGCGGGAACTAATGGAAAAGATGCTTGCATCACAATCTAGTAATACCGACCCTGTCTCTGATGACGATGAAGAAGCAAAAGAAGAACCAGTTAAGAAACCCGGAAGACCTAAGAAGAATTAGGGAGGTGCATATAATTGTCAACACCATTTGATTCTTTAATCCAAAAATTTTTTCGCAAAATAGAGAAAGATAGAGACTTTTTTTCTTATTACAATGTCTCGTTAGATGAAGCCATGGGTTTAGCAGAGAGTCAGGCGGTTAATTATTTGTACGAAGCAATCGAAAGATTGGTTGACGAATGCACACCTGATGTAGATTTTTTTGATTATAGTGAAGATATGGCAGAATTTAACTTTGACTTGACAAGGAAAGAGATGGGGATTTTATCTGATTTAATGAGGGAAGTTTATTTTGACAGAGATTTATCTTTGCTTAAAGCATTTAAAATATCAATGACACCCAGTGATTTGAATCAATTCTCTCCCGCTTCCGAAAGAAAAACATTTACTGATATGTTGAAAGAAATCAAAAATGAAAATATTGTAAAAATTTCTCAATATTCCTCTGTAGATAGATTAACCGGAAAGAAGAAACTGATTGACTATAGTCAGCTATCAGAATAGGTGATGCTTATGGATATTACGTATTTTCAAAAAATAAACAACACTTATAAGTCTTCTAGTAGACAAGAAACAGATCTATATTTACTTAATAAACAAGTCGATGAGCGTTTTGCAGACACAATTGATTATCATGTAGTTAGTAGAAATGGATTACCGTATGAATTGATTATTACTAGAGATACAGAAGGAAATACCTTTAAGAAAAAAATCAAAGCCAAGCACTCTGCCCCGTTTAATCTAGGAGACTATATTGAGTGGAATAATCAACACTGGCTAGTGACTTTAATTGATCCAGATGAAAAAGCATATCATTCTGGGTATATGTATTTATGCACCGTACCGTTGAGGTGGCAAAATTCAAAAGATGAAATTGTTGAACGTTGGGCTTATTCTGAGGATTTTACGAGATACACTTCTGGAGTCGCTGCCAATAATACAATCTCTATTGGCGATAATCAGTATGGACTTACTCTTCCGATTGATGAAGAAACCAAGCAACTTAAAAGAGACATGCGCTTCCCCATTGACTTAGATGATTCAGAGCAACCAGATGTTTATAAATTAACCAATCGTAAGGTCAATCTTAATAATAATCAGTATTTTGGACGTGGAAGTAATATGATTATTACGCTCTCATATGATGCCTTCAACAAAGAGTATGATAAACGTGTCACTCTCGGAGATGGTACGAGTGTATGGATAGCTAGTTATGTTCCGTCAACCACTACCCCACCCGATCCAGATCCTACAGACCCAACTCTACCCAATGAAACAGCGAATTTATCTGCTACGATTAGCGGAAATGCCAGCTTAAAGGTTGGATTTGAAAGAACTTATACAGTAATATTCACCGATGAAGATAGGAATATCGTTAATGATGTAGAGTTCAAGTGGAATGTGGCCAGTGATTTTGATGATAAGATAATTCGGTCAGTAAGCGGTAAAACAATCAAATTAAAGGTAGTCGATGACTCGCTGATTGACGAGTCATTTTTATTGAGTGTGACCATTGGTAGTAATCATGTGGCGAAAGTTCTGATTACTTTAGTTGAAGGATTTTAGGAGGTATCATTTGACATTAAGAGATATTGGAAAATATAAAAACAGATTATTTTCTTCTATCGTCCAATCTGAAGACGTTGCAGAATTAATTCTCGGTAAAAATTATGATAAAGAGAACGTTGATGAACTTTTGACGTATAAACATATATTTCCGTATCTCTACATAGATGATACCCAAACTCAACAATGTTCATATGTCTGTGTAGAGGTTGACGTGCCTCGTACAATGGATTTTTCTTATAAGGATATGAAAGTTATTATATGGTGCTATTGTCATAGAGGAATTATGAAATATTCTAAAAGTGGATATTTAGGAACAAGAGCAGATATTCTCACAGATATGGTTGATAGACTATTAAATAGTTCAAACAACTTTGGTTTGGGGAGATTGAGATTACAGTCTGCAACATATCTTGTGCCAAATAAAGAGTTCTATGGTAGACAATTAATATATACCTGTCCAGAATTTAATATAGACAATAAATTGTAAGGCGGTGGCTTCTTGAACAAATATGATCTAGAACACAAATTGCTCAGGGGTAGCCCATTATTACTAGGCGACATACCAACATATAAAATATCACTAGGAGAAATGGCTGACATTGGATTTACAAAACTTCAAAGCGCAATATCTATTTTGTGCATGGACGACGATAAAGCAAGTGAATTGCTAAATGGTGTTATAGAGAATCCATCTACATTCATGCTTATAATGATAAGCATTTTACAAGAACAAAATTCTATAAAATGTGGACAATTAAAAGCAAGCGAGCTTGATAGTTTATTAAGTGTTACTATACCATCATTTTTATCTCTATTTTTCAAAAAGGAAGTTACATATCATCAAGACTACGGATTTTTTATAGGAAATCGAGAAGATGAAAAACGTTTATTAAATGACATAAATTATGATGACTTTAGAACAATCTTAAAAGAACGAAACTGCCTAATTGATTTAAATGGAGTAGATGAAAATGATAATCCAAGCAATGAAATGGCAAAGAAGTTAATAGAAAAGCGAAAAAAACTACGTGAAAAGTTAAATAAGTCCAAACGGGTAAACGGAGAAGATGATGGTATAAATATGACCGACTTAATAAGCATATTTGCACAGGCTGAACATATGCCGTTGCAGGAAGTGTATGATAGATACGATATTTATCAATTCAACAATCAATTTAACCGTTTAAAAATAATGGATGATTTTCATGTAAATATACAGGCGTTGTTGGCTGGTGCAAAAAGTGAAGATGTAAAACTTCAGCATTGGCTCTCAAAAATAGAGAAACAAGATGATTAAAGTCGGTACTTATGTATCGGCTTATTTTATTGAAAATTAGGAGGAAACATAATGGGTGCTAATACTAAATTTGGTGCTAAAGAAGTTATGGATGTAATTCTTTATGATATGTCCACAAGTAAACCAGTAATCTTTTTTGATACTTTAAAGACCTCTTCTATCGAAGTAACGGCAGAAAAGGTGTACGCAAGAGGTGGTAAAGGCAATGCGAAGCTTATCACTTGGGAATTAAATAAGGAAGGTAAGTTAACCATTGAAGACGCCTTACTCTCACCAAAGTCCCTTGAATTAATATCTGGTGTTGCTACCGTAACGGGGGCTCAGACAGTATATATGAGGCAGTCAACAGAATTTGACACTACTGGTGCAACTCCCAAAGATAAAGGAGAATTATATCCTTTAACGGCAAGTTCTTCTGGTGTTATTGAACTGGCTTATGTTCCAAAGGAAGCAGCGAGTCAGATTTTGGTATATGAAGCTAGCGATGATTGCGGTACTCCAATTGCAATGACCGGAGCACAGCTCACCGGTAAGACTTTAACTGTAGCTGCGGCATCAAACAAAAAAGTTATTGTTTATTATACATTTGCAAGTGCCGCCACTACAGAAACTTACGTAATTGATGCTTCTCACTTTAGTGGTACATATAAGCTGGTAGGCAACACAGTAATCAGAAATAGGGAGACAGGAAAAGATGAAGCATTCCAGGTTGTAATACCTAACTTGAAATGGAGTTCTAATCTTAATCTAGACTTCTCTGCTGAAGGAGATCCGCAGCCAACCTCATTTGAATGTGAGATCATGAAGGCTGCAAGCAGTTCTACTATGATTCAGATGACGAGATGGGCATAATGCTCATCTCTTGCTGTTATAGGAGGACTATTAGTGAAAGTTAAGATTGAAAAAGTAGTAGAAGGAACCTATGGTTATGATTCAATTATAGTTACAATTGACAAAATGAAAACCGACATTGTTTTTGATGCGAAGCATAAGGTAAAGCAGTATGAAGGAAGGTACGTTGATTTATCTAATGAGAACGGAATTTTTAAGATCAAAGAAATTAAAGTATCTGAAAATATAAAATAGTGATTGAATTGTATAGTGTGAGGGATATGCATATTCAATCATTTGCATATCCCTATTTTTTACGTCTTGGAAAGGAGGATATATTATATACGAAACAAAATTTGATAAGGAATATCAAAGCCAATATCTAGCAGAGGTAAATTATCTTACAGGAAAAGGCATTAAATATACTTTTGTGAAGAAAATAAATGGATTAATTACTTACAAATATGAAAAGAATAAAAGGCTTTTCAAAGCGTTATCGGAATTCTATTCATAAATAAAGAGACAATATTAGATGAGGTTATGTAAGACAATACATGTAAAAGTGGATAACATACCCGTGAGGAAATTGATATTTCCAATAGACAGGAAGGTTTGCCATTTTCCTATTATTCAAAGTAACAAGGAGGTTTTATCATGGAATTTTTAAATGAATATATGCTACCAGTTGTACTTGGCATTTGTCTTTGTACTGGTTATGTAATTAAACAATGGGTAACAGATGTAGATAATAAGTATATTCCTACCATTTGTGCGGTATTGGGCATTTTCCTTGCTTCATGGATTAATGGTTGGACTGTTAGTCCACAAATTGCACTTGGGGGCATGGTAAGTGGATTAGCAAGTACCGGTCTTCATCAGGTATTTAAACAGTACTTGGAAAAGAAGTAACTGTAAGGCTATAGAAAGGCATGGTACATAATGCGTGAGCGAGATAAAGGCACTATTACAAGTTGATTTTCCGCTTGTATTATCTAGCATACTTATAATTTTTACAGGATTCAAAGGTATTGTTACTCTTCTGGAGTGGATTGCCGATAAAACTGGAATAGAATTTAAGTGGTTAAGAAAAAAGAGGGAAGATCATGAGTTATTAATAAAAACAGCTAATGAGTTAGTTGATCTGAAAAACCAGCGCAACATAGACGTTGAAGAATCTATTAAGCATGACGAAGCAATAAGAAATGATTTAGCAGAATTAAAAGACATGTTTATTAGTAGAGAAATTGATACAATGCGTTTAGAGATTATCAATTTCGCAATTAAAATATCTGAAGGAAAACCATGTAATCAGGACGGTTATCGCCACTGTTTAAAAATATTCACCAAGTATGAGGAATTATTAAAAAAGAACAATCTTACAAATGGTGAAGTGACTCTTAGTATGGATATCATCAACGAGTCATATAAGGAAAAATTAAAAAATGGATTTTAAGTTGAAAGGGCGATTTCATTTCGAAGTCGCTCTTTTGGTATTTAAACGGAGAATATCTGTATGAGCAACAATAAGTTGATACAGGTATTTTCATATCTGTAAGATGAGAGGTTATTGAACTCATCTCTTGGGTAGTGAATAATCGGCCTAATTACCCGATGAAGTGGGAATCCTCTGACCACGTTCACTACTCTTCTACTAAAGCAGAGGATAAAGAATGGAGGAATTAATAATGAAAGAAATCGAATTATTAGAAGTTATTAATGAAACAAAGGTATTAGGAAAATCTGTAAAACTTTATCGGAGTATTGAAGACCCGCTGTTTGAAGCAAAAGAAATTGCTGGTTGGATAAATGTGCAAAATGTAAGTCAGATGCTAAAACAAGCGGATATTCCTGAGACTGAGAAGGGTATATTTTTAAAATACACCCCTGGCGGCAATCAAAAGTCACTGTTCATATCAGAAGATGCTATGTATGATGTCTTGATGCAGTCTCGTAAGAATGAGGCTAAAATTTATCGCAGAGAAATATCATCTCACTTAAAGAAGATAAGACTTACTGGTGGTTCTATCGAAAATGGTATGGAAAAGAAATTTATAGAATATTACCTTCCATCGATCTCGGGAGAATTAAAAGATAAAATCATTACTGAGTTAGCCGATACCAATAAAGAACTTAAGCAATTTTATGATGATCTTATGAATACAGAAGGGTTGTATCACACAAATATGGTAGCCAAACAACTAAAAATCGGCAGAAATACCATGTTGTCTTATCTTCGTGGAAAAGGTATTTTATTCTATCAGGATAATTCAAATGTTCCATATCAGAGATTTATGACACAAAATCTATTCGCAGTCGTAGAAACACCATGTGCTGACGGAAAATATAGGCCAGTTACATATGTTACTAAAAAGGGATTAGAATACATTCGTAAGCTTCTTCGCAAGGATGGATATTATGATAAAGATTTGGTGACTGATTAAAATAATATGAAATACAACTCCACTGGTTAATCTGGTGGAGTTTTTATTTTACAGAAAAGGAAGGTGAAATTATCAACTCAGGAAAGCATTTTGAAAGTGCTATAAAAGCTTCGATTCCGGATTATTGTTTATACTATCGATTACCAGATCCCCCACAGAGTTTCAATCAATCTTCATCTCTACGATTTAGTTGGAAGAACCCATGTGACTGTTTCATATTTGATAGTCACTCTTTTATCTTTTATTGTCTTGAATTGAAGACTACGAAAAATAATGCCTTCAGCTTTGAAGATATAAGTATAGAGGGCAAACAGCCATCAAAAATGATACATAAACATCAAATCGTGGCGCTCATAGAGTATGGAAAATATGCAAACGTGTTTGCAGGATTTCTATTCAATTTTAGAAATGAGGAATCTGGAAAAGAAATCACATACTATCAGAGTATTTGCGATTTTGTAAAAATGATAAGTGAAATAAATAAAAAATCTTTTAATGAAAAGGACTTATTGAAATACAATCCTATCGAAATTACTGGAAATAAAAAACGAATTAAATACATATGGGATATTGATAAATTTCTTTCTAAAAATATTATTATGAGTTAAACATACACATCGATTTAGTATGTTATATACAAACGCTCCCAATCCCCAATTATATCACACATAATGGTTAAAAGGTTAACCAATATTTATTGTATAATTTTACCATGATAAACAAACGTACACATACAAATACTATACCAGATAACAATAATAGGACTTCAATTTAACGAGGTATAGTTATGCATATTGATAACAATTTGCTAAAATATCGTATTGCCAGAAATATGAGCGTACATGATCTATCACGCAAAACTGGTTTACATCACACTACTATAACAAATATAGAAAATAACAATCCTCAAAATGTCACATTAATAACTGCATGGCTCCTGTCTAAAGCTTTGGGGGTGTGTCCTTTTGAATTGTTTGTTATAAAAAGATAATATATTTTATGGAGGTATGGGCATGAGTATGGACAAGGCTTTGAGTACAGATGAAGGTAACATTATTACTGAACGACAATTTCTAAAAGTGATGTGTATTGATGATGATGATGCATTTGACTTTCGTGTATTAGAAAATGTAGATAAGCCAGTTGAAGAAGTTTCAGACTTTATTTCTTCAAAATTAAAAATACATAAAAATGCCAAATGGATACTATTGCCGTGTGAAACGGTGTAAAAAAATATTGAAAACAAAGTTTAGAGCCGATCATGATGATTGGCTCTTATTTAAATTGGAGGAAAATCTATGATTAATTATATTAAATCAAAGTTATTCTTTGCAAGACTTAAAATTGAGTTATATAAGGTATTATCCCATAGTGAAGATTATTTAGAGATGTTCACAAAGTTGGCCGTAGCTTCTAAGAATATGACACCTGAAGAAGTAAAGAGCGAATTTATTAAAGAGTTTGCTGGTGTCGTACATGATTATATACATAGGGATGATAAGTAATGGCTAGAACTTTTAAATCTTTTATTGAAATGGAAAACTTTATTGACTCAGCATGTGAAAAGGCCGTAAAGAAAACTTGCAATAGATTACTTGGGACTTTGCAAGAATTGATTATGTCAGAATACTATGATGCGTATGAACCCAAACAGTACCAAAGAACTATGCAGTTCTATGAATCTGCAATGACAGAAATGCTTACTAATACTTGTGGACAGATCTTTATGAACCCAGATAAGATGTACTATCCATTTAGCGGAAGGGGTTGGTCGTGGAACGGCGCAACTCAAATAAATGCTGCCAATGAAGGAATTCATGGTGGCTGGACAACTAAAGAATCAGTACAACATAGGTACTGGGATGAATTTGAAAGTTATTGCGATAACAACGCTCTGAAAATTCTCAAAGAAGAACTTAAAAGAGCGGGCGTAGATACAAAATAAAATCTTCACCATATTATAGCGAACACTTATTTATTAACCAACTCTCCTTTCATACAAGGGGAGTTTTTTATTGTGTAAATTTTTGAGAGGAGAATTATATGGCTGATTTTAGAACTCTCGTTGAGCTTATATTCGATAAAGCAAAAGCGAGAAGTGAATTAAATAGCATTTTAAAGGAATTACAAAAAGACGCCAATTTAAAAACGGAAATAAAAGTCGGTACTTCTGAAGCTAAGAAGGCAAAAAAGGACTTAAATGATACGGCTTCAGCAATTGGAAAGATTGTATCTGAATCTAGGCAGTTATCAAAAATCAATACAGTTAAAACTTGGGCTGACAACAATACCAAAGCCATGAAGATGTTTGGTGATCAGATCCAGGACATCATCACCAAAATGGGAAAGGCTAATCTTTCACTGTCTGAATTTAAGGGTTTAGATGCCAGCTTCAATAAGATCAAAATTGCATCCAGAGATATGAACTTGCTTGGTAAGACCTGGGGTGATTCGTTTAAGGCAGACGCAAGTAAATTTGCTTCATGGTTACTTCCTTCTGGTGGAATTATGGCTGCCATTAGTGGATTACGTAAAATGAAGGATTCTGTGATCGAGATAAATACAGCCTTAACCAATCTCTATAAAGTATCCGATGAAACGGGTTCAAAATATAGACAGATTCTTCAAAGTTCAAATGTAGAAGCTCAAAAACTCGGTAGAACAGTATCCAGTCTTATTGAGCAGACAGCGACCTGGAAAAAACTTGGATTCACAATAGATGAAAGCGCCAACATGGCTAAAGTATCATCGATTTACTCAAACGTAGGGGAAGTCGATGATAAAACTGCTGTTTCTGATTTAGTAACAGCAATGAAGGCGTTTAATATCGAAAGTACAAAGAGTATAACAATTGTCGATTCACTTAACAAACTTGGTAATGAATTTGCCACTGATGCTGCTTCTCTGGGAGAAGGACTTAAAAATTCAGCCTCTTCTCTTCGTCTTGCTGGAAACGATATTAATCAGACTCTTGCTATGCTAACCGGTGGTACGGAAATAATTCAGAACGCCTCAGAAATGGGTAATGCGCTAAAAATATTAAGCATGAGAATACGAGGCATGAAAGGCGAGCTGGAAGCACTCGGAGAAGAGTATGACAATGTAGAATCCATCTCAAAAATACAAACTCAGATTTTAAACCGCACTGGTGGAACAGTAAATATTTTTGATAACAAAGGCAATTTCAAGTCTACATACGAGATTCTAAAGGGAATATCTGAAGTATGGTCGAAAATTTCCCAAACTGACCAGGCCGACCTTCTTGAGGTCATAGCAGGAAAACAACGCGGCAACAGCGTTGCGGCACTAATTCAGTCATTCCAATCTGGGCAAGTGCAAAAGGCTCTTGATGCATCTATAAATTCTTCCGGATCAGCTTATGAAGAACAGAGCAAGTGGATTCAGTCAATTGATGCGAAAACACAACAGTATGAAGCTTCGTTCCAATCACTATCACAGACTATACTAAATTCAAATTTCTTAAAGTTTCTTATAGATTCTGGTACGACGTTTAATAATGTATTAGATAAGACAATAAATGGTTTTGGTATTTTATCTACTACACTATCTGGTGCTGGTATAGCCGCATTTATAAAAAACTACGGTTAACTCTGAAACAAGAGTTACGCTTAAATTTCCGAGGGATTTAAGTTGGCCTATCTAGGGGAAGGAAATACCATAATGGCGGTATTTACAATTCCTAGAGACGAAAGTTTTAAAATAAAAAGAGGATTAATTGCTTAAAAGTGTAATACTCACTACTCTTCTATTTTGAAGAAACCGAAAAATAAGGTAAATAAGTCAAACGGTTTACACACCGTAGTGAGATTTCTAGGGATAAAAAATAATTCCCGACAGATGTACAATCACCAATGAAGCAGCTAGCCCTATCTACGTTTAGTCATGATATATAATCCGATGGTAACAATTGCGCAAGCAATGTCGGGATAAGATCATTAATGATAGGGAGTGTTCAGAGAGCACCACTCCTCACAGTACATGAAAGCCATATTTTATTGTGCTGTTAATGCATGTTCCAAAGTGTACACGATATCAACACTTCACAGAGCGTTGGATATTTATATATTTGATTCAAATAAATGTAAAAACATAGTTATATATTTACAGTATTTAGATGTAAATATCACCCTAATAAGAACCTACGTTCTTGTAGAAATATATCAATCTTAGTCGTATAATAACTATATGGTAATTTATGGTAAATAATTATACGTTAGGAGAATTATTATGGGTGGAATGAGCTTAAATGAAGAAGTGAATAGGGAGGTTCAAGATGCAGTTGAGAGTACCAATAATGTTTGCATATTAATTGATTATGACAATTTGTATTATACAATGAAAAGATATGCTATAGATGTTACGGATGATGAATATAATATATGTGAGTATTTTAATAACTTATATGGTAGAGATAAAATCAGATCGTTTAGAGCATACGCTGATTTCGAACAGGTAAAAGTAAGTCTCAGAAAACTACAAGAACAAAGAGTCCAAATAAGAAATGTATATGGTAATAACAGAGATGATAAATATAGAAAAAATGCATCCGATATCGAACTGAGTATAGACGCAATTGAATCCACATATAAGGATCCTAATATAGATACATATTCAATCGTGACATCTGATAGTGATATGATACCAATAATGAGTAGATTAAAATATAAAGGAAAACAAGTCCATTTATATTTCACGAGTCAAAATACATCTCAAACAACCCACTTTGAGTCATATTGCGACTTTTCTTGCGACATCTTAAAATTATTTAATATTGATGACGATAAGGGAAATCCGGAATATTGGTTTGAACAAGTGAAAACAGCGTTGTCTGAATGGCATACTACTAATAGAGGTAATGGTAAAACTCTTGGATTTACATGGGCAAAAGATGAGATTGTTAAGAAATGTAATGTATCCGAAGTATATGCGTCAGAAATTATAAATATAATGCTGGAGAGGGGAGCTTTAATAAAAAGGGGCGAAGGTAGAGCAATTTCTATATCTGCACCAGAATAAAGTAACAAAAAAAATCACTTGACATATAATACAATAAATGATATCATAAGTTCACGATATGATTTTGTTAAGATAAGTTTTGATACGATATGTTTTGTTACGATATGTTTTATCACGATATGTTGAAAGGGACTAGTTAATTCTAGTCCTTTTTCTATGCTTAGTTTTTATATGCAAATTACTCATTATATTCGAAATTATCAAAAATATACCATGATTTACAATTAAATATTTTTATATATATAACTCCAATTTAATTTAGAGTCAGTCATTTGACTGGCTCTTTTTGTGTACAAAAAAAGGAGTATCCTACGATACCCCCATTTTCATTTGCGATTTACTAGCTTCAATCAAGATTCACTCTTCTTCTATTACGACAGATGTTCCGTTCGCTGAAACAGCGATCATATTATTGCTTAAAGTAAAGAAATCAAAATCCACACCTATAATAGCGTTTCCACCAATAGTTGCTGATTTTATAATTAATTTTTCGATTGCAATTTCTTTTGCTTTCTCCATTTTGTTTTCAAAAGGAGTAGATGTCGTACCTAAAACATCACTAATCGAGCCAACAAATTCACTGAATAAACCAGTACCCAAAACTACGTTTCCACTTATAACCGCTATGTATTTTGTAATCTTATAACCGTCGAAATCAAATCCAGTAGTTAATTTGTGGTTTGAAATGTTATTATTTAAATTTATATTTTGTTCTTTAGTAATTATATAATTGTCTCTTGATACTCTGGCCTCCCATACATCAGAGTTATATTTAGGATTGCTTTTGTATTTTTCTTTTAGAGTATTAGAAAGAAGGGCTATTTCACTTTTTGGAATTGATTTTAGTTCTTCGTCAGTAATTAAAACAACTGTTTCATTACCGCAATAGTCGCACTTATTATTATCTATATCTGAATTAAAACTGTTCCCACAGGTAGTACAACATAATATCATAGTTTATGTCTCCATTCGCTAAAAATCAGTCTTACAACTATTACCATGCTAAATTATCAGCAGTAATTATACTCCAATACCACACTACCAGGTTTAGACAAGTACGTAACCTTTTTAACATTAGTCGAATTACAATAAGGAAATTTGGTAGATTACTGTTACTAATGTCCTCCTGCTTCTATTGTTACCGTGCTGTTTCAAATCATATTATTTTGTAGATTTTCTGTATTTTAAAATGATGTTATTAAAAATAACCTCCGGTAAGCAATCCTTTTGATATTCAGTCACAAATTTCCTATCAGTCTTCCATTTTTGAGTGGCATCTTTCCAAGATGATATTTTACTGCCTCTTTCGATAAGAGTGCTAATATGATTTATTACATCTCTTCTATTCATTATGTTTGCTTCTATCACAGAAGATAAAATAATACGCCGCTGTTGGCCTGATAAGTTTTTCTTTGTCTGAACATTATAACCATAGTTATAAAGAATGGATTGCTTTTGTCCCATTTCCATATCGCAATTATTACTTTGTCCCTCGGTTGTTTCATCAATTACCTTACACATAACCACATCTTTTATTGCATTAAATTCATCTTTGAGAATCGTAAAACGTTCACAGTCGAAGCAATACGATGCGCTTATTTTTATGTATATAATTTGACCACTTTCATTTAATACAGGAATTTTTGCTACCAAGTCTTTTGATCGGTGATTTGATGAGCACTTGAGTGTGTTACTTAATACAATCACACTATAAATGTCTATTAGCGGAATTTCGTCATACTTATCCTTGTTTAATGTTATGTTTGTATTATTGAAGTTAAAACCTTCAGCATCGTAGTCTAAGACAAATAATCTTTTACAGTTAGGGCATTTATTCCATTCAATTTCATCATTTACTAATTGATTATTAAGATTCCTTTGATAATAAATTATATGTGGAACCAACTTAACATTACAAAACGGGCATAAATCATCGGAGATAAGATACGGAAATACCTTCTTATCAAAAACAGGTATTGATTCATCCAATATTTTTGTAGTGTCATCAAATTCTAGTGAGGTAATAGAATTTATATAATCTCGCAATGCAATTGAATCCTTTAAAAGTTCTTCTGCATTGTTATTTGTATTTTCATCTATGACAAGCTTTTTAAGTTCATTAGCTAAGTTCGCGTTAATGATTTTGAATTCGGTAATTATAATATTAATATTTTTATTTATATTTTGAATACTACCTTCATTGTATTTTTGATATTTATTAAGAATCTGCTTTATCTCATCAGGAAACATAAAAATAATACCCCCCCCCACACTACTAAATGATGGTATTATTATATACCAAAAGTTACTAAAAAAACAGACGGAACGTTTATTCGTAACCTATAATAAAAAGAACCTCCATTAAATTCCAGAGATCCTTTTTAGTTTATTATAAATGATTAATTATAATAAAAGTCAATAGCCTCTTTAATTTTGTCACCTAATTTTGCCCAGCTATCCTTATTAATCGTTATTGTGTTTTCTCCTTCACCTACTAACGTATAGTTAATTTCGTTTGTCATCATTATTTCAGCTATTTGCCCATAAACAGCATTAATCATATTGATTTGATTAAAGGTTACTTTTTCCTCATCTGTTTGTTTAATACCCGAAGTAAAGTTATTTAGGTAGGTTTGATATATTTCGTTTTTAAATAAAGTATTACCAGGAGCCCTTACCTCTTCTGCTACAAAATCAATAGGTTGAGGTTTTGTAATATCTATTGAGTTATACCATTTTACCACCTTAGGTATACACTCTTTTATAAGCTCAATATCAGAATCATTCAAATCGGTAACACTAGCAGAATTAAAGTCTGTGTTCTTTGGCGGCTTAATATGATATTCGGACTCTTTTGAGCAACCACTAATAACTACTCCTAATACAATAAGTATTGAAAAGATTTTAATAATTGAGTTTTTCATAAAATAACTCTCCCTTATTTATATTCTATTAAAATTATTATACTATTTTTACCAAATATTGCAACTTAAAGACCTCGGAAATCTTTCAAATTCATTAACTGGTTTAAGAAATAGTAATAATATTGCAGAATACTTTAATTCGCTAGAACTTAGTATGCAAAAATGTATACTTTCAAGTGAGAAATTAAATAAGGCACAGTTGGAAGCCATTAAGGCCGGTACTGTGTGGTCTACCAATATTAATGGAGTATCTAGTTCAGTAAAAGGACTGTCTCAGGCAGAGCTTGAAACAGCAATCTCCACCACTTCCCTTTCAACAACCCAGAAAAGTGCCACTTTATCAACCACTGGTTTCACAACAGCATTAAAAGGTCTTTGGTCGACAATGATAGCGAATCCGCTTTTGTTTGTTGGTATGGCCGTTACTGCTGGCGTGGCTGGTTGGAGTATGTACAAACGTTCAATTGAAGAAACACGTCAGGCCACCGCTGATGCAGCAAATATTTTTAAAGAAACTACCTCTTCTATTAATGATTATGCGGAAAAGTATAAGAAATTACATGATGAACTCACAAAGGCCAATACTACAGAAGAGCGTCAGCACGAGATCAAGAATGAATTACTAATACTTCAAGAAGAATTAAATGAAAAATATGGTGATGAATATGGACGATTAAATCTCGTAACTGATGCTTACAAAGATCAGACTGATGCTATATTAGCAAGAAATAAGGTGGCGGCACAGAATTATCTTCTTGAAAACAGAAATGGTATCGATAACGCTACGAAGGAAATGGAAAGAACTCGTACATATTCTCTTGGTAGTACTGGTGATTTAAGGAATGATTATTCTCAAGAAATTTATGATATTGCTTCAAAGTATCAAGACCAGGGTATAAAGCTTAATCCTTTTACAAATGGTGATATAAATGGTTATACTATTGAGTTTAAGGGTGACGCTGAAAATGCTGATAAAATAATACATGATTTAGCGACCGAAATACAAGAACTTGATAAGAAATTCAAAGATAATAATTTTGTTACTAGTTTCCTCGATAATTCTACTAATGCTTTAAAAAATAACAAAAAAATACTAGACGATTCACAAGATCAATATAATGAGGCACTTAAAGCACAAATTGCCACTGATAACGAATTGTCAGAAGGTTATAATAAGGCTACAAATGCCGTGAAGGCATATAATGATGCACTAATTTCTGGTGACGAATCTAAAATATTATCAGCAAGAGATGACCTCAATGAAGTTAAAAATTCCATTGATTTAACAAGTGACAATTGGAAACGATACGGAAATGTAATGAATGATATTTTCGATCACGCAAACACAGGACTTTACGATTTCAGAGACGCACTCTCTTCAAACAACGATAATATCAAAGACTATGCTAAAAGCCTAAAAGGTTTAACAAAGACAGATGTACTATCCATGGCTAATGATGGAAAAGATGATAATTTTGATAAAATTGTTGAATCAACCGACAAATATGGATTAAGCATTAACCAGGTCATTGATGAACTGACCAGATTGAAATACGTTCAAGATGATATCTCCAAGTCTGGTGAAGCCGCATTCTCTCCTCTTTCCAAACAAGACGTAATCTCAAATATCAACTCACTATCTGATGGTTTTGAATCTTTAGATAAAATTATGAAGAGCATATCCGACAAAGATAATCCGTTTGACTATGCTCTACTAGATGACAAAAAGTTCAAAGATAATTTTAAAGACTTGGGAGAATCCTATACTGACTTCGTTGAAAAGGTTTCGTCCTCACCAAAAGATATAAATGTTACAAAATCTGCATTTAATGATCTCGTAACAACGTGGATTGATAGTTCTGGCGTATTAAATGGACTTACAGACGAAAATACCAATCTTGCTACTGCTATGCTTCAAAATATGGGTGTTGCTAATGCGGAAGAAGTTGTAATGTCACGATTAGCGATTGCACAGGAGCATTTGGCCGCTGAAAAAGCTTATACGGCAGAAGTAAGTAATGATCTTGCCAATGCTACGGCTAGTGAGATACCAGGAATTATTGATGAAGCAACTCAAAGTGACATAGCCAAAGTTGCACTGGCCGGACTGGTATTAGAGAAGGAATTTTTCAATGGAAATGCACTGGATACTAGTGGTGACATTGAGAATATTATCTCTCTTGTTGGAGTAATTGGAACTGCTAATACGGCACTCAAAGCTTTAAATACTTTAAAGGTCGGAGGTAGTGTTGGCGGCAACATAGGCGGAAAAGAAGGTTATGAAGCTCTTGTAAGAAATGCAGAAAAGGAAGCCGAAGACGCAATAAAATCTGCTTCCGAATATAAAGGCAAGGGAGCAAATGTTAATGCATCGTATACAGTTGGTACAAAAACAAATAAACCATCTGGCTCTAAAAAGGATAAAAAAGATTTCTCAGAAGTATTTGACTGGGTAGAAACTACAATTAAACGAGTAGACGAAAAGATCCAAGACATCCAGAGTAAAATTTCTGATACATCAAACTGGAAGCCTAAAAACACTCTTACAGATACAGCTATTGATGAAATGGCAAATAAAATAACTGCCTTACAGTCTCAGTTAGATACATACCAGAAGAAGGCAGATTCTTACAACCTCTCTCCCACTTACATAGACAAAATCAAAAATGGCACTCTTGAAATTGAAACTGTTACTGATGAAGTAATTGCAAACAATATCAAAGGTTATCAAGAATGGTATAACAAAGCTGAAGATGTTCGCAAGAAGATAGATGAAACAAAAAAGACTTTGAAAGAACTTGCTCAGACCAAACTTGAAAATATTATCAATGATTTTGATAGTCTTGTTTCGTTAATGGATAAGTACGCTTCATATAGTAATAATCTTTTAAATCTACAAAAGGAATTGGGCGAATCTATTACCAATACAGATTATGAACGGTTAATTAATCAACAGGAAGCAATTTATAAGCAGTTGCATAGTAAGTATAATTCGCTATCCAATGAATTATCTAAAGCGGTAAGTAAAGGAACAATTGAGGTGGGTTCAAATGAATGGCGTAAATACAACGAGGAATTAATTGCTGTAAATTCCTCTATGAATGATGCTGTTTCTTCAATGAACGATTTCAGAAAAGCACTAATCAACTTGCCATTTGAGGAGCTAGAGAGGATTTCTAGTGCACTCGATAGAATTAACAATGGAATCAACACCATGTCTGATCTAATTGGCGACGATGGACTTTTAGACGGAGGAATGCTTACATCTAAGGGTCTTGCTAAAATTGCACTATTAGGACAACAGTATGCTAATGCTAAACAACAAGCGGCCGATTACGAAGAAGCCATTAATGCTATTAATGAGATGTATGAAAATGGTTCTCTCACACAGGCCGAGTATAACGAAAAACTCAATGAATATACCAACGCTCAATTATCAGCAGTAAAAGCTACGAAAGAAGCCGAACAAGCTATCTTGCAGTTTAGATATAATGCAATCCAGGCACAGATAGATGATATGAATAATTTAATTGCTGCCAAGAAGAAAGCATTGCAGACTGAAAAGGACTATCAGGATTATCTTGAAAGTATTAGCGAGAAACAGACTGACATTAATAATTTACAGGCAAAGATTGATGAACTGTCACTGTCTACCGATAGGAAAGATATTGCACAGAGATTACAGTTAGAACAGCAGCTATCAGATGCAAAGAAAGATTTGGCTAAGACACAAGCTGACTATGCTTATGATAAAACTATTGAAAGCCTAGATAAGCAGGAAGAGGACTATCAGGACGCAAAGAAAAAAGAGCTTGATGAACTTAAGTCAAATACTGATGCACAGAAGAAGGTAATAGAAGAATATCTCGGACAGGTAAAAGATAACTACAAAACAGTCTACAATACCCTGACTAAGTATGGAACCGATTATAATGTTACCATGACTAGCGAACTAACTTCTCCATGGGAGTCAGCTAATAGCGCCGTGTCTACATTTAAAGACGCTGTGTCAGAAGCTATCTCACAGATTAATATTGACATTGCTAATATTGATTTGTCAAAGCTTACAGAATTAGTGAGTACAATACAAGGATTCTCCGCAGATGGAAATAATTCGGCTTCATTTGAGGATATTACCGGTTCCGGAACGTGGCAAAAGAACTCTAGGGGCTGGTGGTACGGAGCTTCTAATGATGATTACGCTTCTGATGGAATCTACACCATTGGAGGTAAGCAGTATAGCTTCAACGAAGATGGCTATATGAAAACTGGTTGGGACGATAGCAATGGTGATTGGCGGTATTTTGAGCCTGAGAATGGTCAGATGGTTAAATCTGCATGGAGAAAGTCTAAAGATGGTAAAGACTACTATCTGAAATCTGATGGTACTATGGCTACAGACATGGCTATCAAAGCGAAAGACGGCAACGGGTATTATTATATTGATGACAGTGGTGTATGGGACGGAAAAACAATATCCTATGATGATGTGAAAAAGAGAAATATCACTGTTGGATATAAAAGTGGCACTACTAATTCTAAGCCAGGATTAAAATATGTTAACGAAGATGGGCCAGAATTGATTGTTGCTAAAAATGGTACTGTTCTCAATTCAGTAGGTGGCGATACCATCTTTACAAAGAATATGACTGATAAGCTATGGGATTTTGCTATTGATCCAAGTAAGTTTGTGTTGGCTAATATGCCGAAGTATGATTATAGGGCAATGGCTATGGCTAATCGAAACAACGTTTCTATGAATATCGATAGCCCACTACTTGTAGTACAGGGTAACGCAGATAAAGAAGTATTAACTCAAATGAATGAAAGACTAGATACTTTCATTAACAAGGAAATACCTCAGAAAATGATGGAAATGTCAAAACAACATTAAATGTAGAGAGCATCTTAACTGATGCTCTCTTTATTAAATTGAACACAAAGTTTTTACTGTGGCTTCTTATATAAAAAAAATCAAATTGGAAGGAGGTTTTAAATTGCATAGTCTATTTACATTCGGCGAAAACAGCAGCGATGAATTTGGTGTGATAGCAGTATATTTCGAAAATAATAAATATCAAGGGTTATACAGTGGTCAGTCTACAGAATTAATAACCGATAAATCTGCACAATCTTTAGAATGGGAAATCATATCGCAGAATTATGATAAGCCAATGGAATTTATATTTCAAATCATTAATTCAGATGGGTCTCCTATAAGTCAGGAGCAGCAACGTGCAATATCTAAATGGCTATGTAAGCGTGGTGAATATAACTGGCTATTCATTCAAGACGAATACTATTCTGATATATGGTTGCATTGCAATATCAATCATCCGCAAGTATGGGCAGTAAATGATACAGTGGGCATGCAATTTACTGTAACTACCTCTTCTGCTTTAGCCTTTTCGGAGGAACATGAATACTACTTCTCTCTCACTGACAACAATAAAATAATTGATGACCTATATATAGTCAACGACGAGGAGATTCATATATTTCCATATATAGAAATTACTATGTTAAAATCCGGCAATCTTGAAATAAGCAACAGTCAAGAAATCGATTCAGAGTATGTTATGAAAATAAAGAATGTAAGCATTGGTGAAAAAATCGTATTAACTACAGACGGTATAATCTCGTCTTCCATCACAGGTCACGATGTATTGAATGATTCTAATTTAAAGTGGCTTAGATTTTATGAAGGTAGCAATGTACTTACTTTTAATCTTGCTTGCGAAGGAGTGATTAAATATAGAGAATATCGAAAGTTGGTGGCATTTTAATGGTTAAATTTGATGCTTACAGAAAACCTGTAATTCCAAGAGTCTTCTTGGCATATCCAAATAAAAAGTTAATATGTCAGCTTAATGCCAAGAGTAAAGGTTCCGTATTATATATAGTGGGTGTCTCGCAGTTTAAATTCTCCATTTATAAATATCATGAAAAAATTGAGAATTATGGATTTGACGAGATCTCTGTTGGTAAATACATATGGCTAGAGGATATCGGATGGTATAGGATTACAGATATTAGTCGCAAAGACAGTGGGTCTAACCCTTATCTCGAAATAACTTGTTATGATTTGACTTACGAGCTAAAACAAACATATCTTACATCATTTGGTTCTATGGGAACCGAAGATGATGAACAAGGCGGGCTTGATCGATACTCCTTATATGATGCCAACGATGTTACACATAGCATTGCTCACATTTTTATGGACAAAAATCCTGGTTGGAAATTCAAGTTTATTGACCCGGAGATATCAAAGAATCGTCGTAGCTTTGACAACGATAGTGTCACGTCATATGACTTTCTTACTGGCGATGTATCAGATACGTTTGAATGTATCTTTGTGTTCGACAGTAATGACCGAAGTGTAAGTGCATATAAAGCTGAAAACATTGGGAAAGAAGTTCCTATCGCCCTATCGTTCATGAATCTCATTAAGGAACTAAATATTACTTGGAATGAAAATGATATTAAAACTGTTTTAAATGTTACTGGTGGCAATGATGCAAGCGGTACTGCTCTGTCTATTGCTTCTGTAAATCCTGCTGGTAATAATTATGTAAGTAATTTCAGCTATTTCTATAATGATATGAGTAAGGCTTTAAAAGAAAAGCTGGAAGAATATTATCGGCTAATGGATAATAATAAAGGTTTAATTACCATTGCTCTATCACAGTTAAAGACTTTACAAGATGGATTGGATAGTTTATATAATAAAATGCCATCTGATGAGTCAAGTACAGATTGGAAGCAATATGGTCTTGTTGGATTAAAAGCAAAGGCAAATACATACAAGGAACAAATGTCTGTGTTGACTGATATAAAAAATGCAGATCCGGTGGCACAGACACAATACAATAATTACAACACTCTTTGGAATGCTGTTAATAATGAAATCGCAGTCAGACAGTCACAGATAACAGCTAAAGAAAATCAGATCAAAGCAAAGCAAACCGAAGTGCTTTCTTATGTAGTTAGAATTGATGATGTACTTGGCGAAGAATTGTATCGGGAATTACAACCATTTGTCAGAGAAGATAATTTATGCGACAACTCCTATATCGCCACTCCAATTATGACTGAATCTGATATATTGGAAATGAAACAGGATTTGTATAAACATGGCATTGATGAACTGAATAAGGTATGCTACCCTCAATTTGATATGGAAGTTAATTCTATAAACTTTCCAGTACTGTTTAAATATAAAGTATGGACAGAGCAACTTGATCTAGGAGACATTCTTGCAATAAAATATTCTGATGAAGAATTTATAAAAGCTAGACTTCTTAAAATGGAAATTGATTGGGAAGATTTTAGTAAATTCAAGCTTACATTCAGCTCAAAGTCAAGCATAACAGGCGGTTGGTTTGATTTCGTCGCCATGCAGAAACTTGTAGATAAGACAAGTGCTTCTCTTAGTTACAACACCTCTGGTTGGAATCAAGCGTCGAAACAAGCAAATGAAGCCTTTTATAGCACTCAGAAAGAATTCCTTGACTTAAGTAATCAGCAGATTGAAAGCAACGGAAAGAATCAGGAAGTGCTTATTGATAGCACCGGTATTTTATTGAAAAAATGGCTACCTGACTTAAATAAATATGCTCCTGAAAAACTTTGGATTACCAATAGACAGATATTATTATTTGAGGAACCAGATGGAACTAATCTTCGTGACCCAAAACTTGCTATAGGTAAAGTATATGTAACAAATAATGGCAAAACAACATCATACTACGGCATTTCTGCAGATGTAATCTATGGTGGATTATTTATAGGGGAAGCTCTTAAAATACAGAATAAGAATAACACTCTCACTCTTGATGAAAATGGTTTTATTGCTTCTGCAACAAATGGTTTCAAGGTGCAAATTAATCCGGATAATCCTAGTCAGATATTTAATATATCCAAAGGTGGTACGAGCCTGCTATATATTGATGCCGTAAAAGACAAGCTTATATTTAAAGGTCGAGCTGAAATTGATGAAGGCTTTATTGGTGGATGGAGTATAACATCTGGATATCTATATTCTGGTGGAGTTGGAATGAGTTCTTCTACTGCGAATAATGCCATTTCGTTTTGGGCCGGAAATGCAAATCAATCTATAGCTCCATACCGAGTGTTAAATAATGGAAAGTTGTATGCAACAAACGCTGACATAACAGGCATAATTAGGGGTTCTAGTTTTGTAGGCGGAAGCATCAATATTAATAATAGATTCTTTTACGCTGCAGATAATGAGGTATACCTTGGAGATTTTTACACGACATATACAGATCGCGCGTTGTTTATGTCAATTGATGAATATTCTGGAATGTCTGCACAAGCAGCTTCTAATCGTTTTGCTCTTTGGGGTGGTTATAATGGTAATGGTGCAAGTACAATAACTAATTATGTTTTTGCAGTTAGTGGATCTATCGTTTACGCAAATGAAATTAGAATAACTGGGGATTCATGGTGGGGAAATGATACATGGACTTTAACCAAAACTGTGAAGTGGCTCGATGATAGACTATCTGTTTTAGAAGATCAAATTTCAAATTTAGAGTAATTATGATAATTGACTAATTTTGAGAATAGTATTATAATTAAAACGAATATTATAATACAATTTGTCAAAAGGAGAGAAGTTGTGAAAAAAGTAAAGATAATAATAATGTCAGTAATGTTATCGACTGCGTTCTGTATAAATGCTATTGCTGGAGAATGGAGGTTTAATGATCTTGGATGGAAATATCAAAACGAAGACGGTTCATATATGACTAACTCATGGGGAGAAATTAATGGGAAATGGTATTATTTTAATGGAGATGGTTATATGTTAAGCGATACTATTACTCCGGATGGGTATCAAGTTAACAAAAATGGAGAGTGGACGCAATCTAATACTATTATAAATGAAACTAAAAACACTGAAGCAAAATATACTTTTGAGACTTCGGGTAATTGGGTAAAAAAGGGAAATATACCGGAAGGCGAATATGTCTATTATCCCAGTTCGATAAGTGAAAATGTGATAGTTAAAGGATCTTATAGCCCCATGAGTAATTTTAATTATATAAAACTATACGAAGATGATGTTATAAACTCAGGGACATATATTCCAGTTAGCGAATCAGGAGAATTAGATATTACTAAAGAAGGAGTGTTTTGGGTTGGAAAGGATATTAAAGCTGGAACATACAGTTTGACTCGTCTAAATCCTAATGACAATAGGGCTACATGTACAGTTTTTGCATCAATTCCATCCAGCAAAGATGAATTTGCTCCGCAGCATAATATAGAACAAGACTTATTTGTTAGTCGTATAGCAAATAAAACCGTGACGGTAAAAGACGGACAGTATATTCAATTAATTGACTGTAGTGCCGATTTTGCAAGACCCTAACATTAAAAAAAAGAGTAGGAGATTATTCCTACTCTTTTTTGTTGCCTAAAATAAGGAGAATATATGAAATTACATTTATACGAAGTCGTAAATATGGATAGGGCCATTGGTGGCCTATCCGGAATTAAAGTGCCACAAGAAATGAGCTATTGGATATTTAGAAATGTTAGAATTATTAAAGAACACTGCACTTACTACGAGACAGAACAAAACAAACTTATGAAAGAATATCTTTACAAAGATATCGAAGGTAAATATGCCAAGATCTTAGAAGACGGCAAAGTGCTTCCAAATTATAAGAGTGACGAAGATCACGAGAGATATGATGAATCGATTTCAAAACTTGGCGAATTAGAGGTTGAAATTGATCCATATCTACTTGATTATGACAAGTTTGTTGATAATAACCCATCGTTTATGTTGGAGCCAGGGTATCTTTTGGCCTTAGATAAATTAATTAAAATAAAATGAAAATCAATCAGAGCGTAAATAGCGCTTTTTTTATTGAAAAAGCACAATAGAAGGGAGGCTTCAACTTGATATCATATAAAGCTATAAGAGCCGATGTATCGCAAGAAATGAGTTATGTATATGAGAAGGTTAAGCAGTACGATAATCTATCTCGTAAATATAGAATAATGATTACAGATAAGGGCAACATGGTTTCATTGAAAGGAAACGAAGCTATTAGAATACGAATGTGGGCCGATGGTGAGTCAGCCCCATACGTTGATGACTGGCTTGATGAGCCATGGGAAAATGGATACCCTATTTTAATTATGACAAGCAGAATGCTTTCAAAAGTAGGTAAGGTGAAATACGAATTTGTTATCCAAGAACCTGGTAGTCCTGCTGTTATCTCCACAAGACAGCAGAATTTATTAATTCAAAAGTCATTAATAGATTATGACGGAATAATTGCAAGCGAAGACTTTGATGTACTATCTCATCTTATCGGACAGGCAACAACAATACCTGATCTCATAAATGATATAAATGTAAGTTTGGACGATGTGTCAAATAAAATATCAGAAGTAAATTCCACTATGGCTGAATACGAGCGACAAATGCAAACATATGCCACTGAGTATGGAGAAATGAAAACTGATATGCAGGATGTTATAGATGCCTTGCATGTTTATATGGAAAATGTTGAAAATTCAGCAGCAAGCAGCGCAAAACTTTCCGAAAGTTGGGCAATTGGTGGTACAAATTCTAGAGACGGAGAAGCTACAAATAATTCAAAATTCCATAGTGATCAGTCAAAATTATATTCCTTGGAAGCAAAGTCGTCTGCTGATCGCGCCGAACAATTTGCGGGAAATGTTGACCCTAAGACTCTATTTCAAATAAAAGCGATAGATTCCAATGGGATGTTGGGTAATCAAGGGTCTATTGTAGATTCTCAAAGTTTAGTAGATGAAATTTCAACTAATGTAAAAAATCTTAATATATCAATGTCTGAAGCCAATTCACAATTGGCACTAACTGCAAAACAAGTTGATCTGCAAAATGAAATAAAAAACAGAACGGATGCTATAGCTACAGAGAAACTTGAAAGACAGCAGGAGGTGGCAGTTGAACGTACCAGAATAAATAGCTTTACAGCATTGGCAACCGGTAGTACAACAGGAGACGCAGAGCTAATTGATACGAGAATAGGATCAAGAGGAGAGATATATCCAACGGCAGGAGAAGCCGTCAGAGGACAAATCAATTCGGTAGTAAATGGGTATATCAAGGACAAGGCAATAAATGCAGTTAAAATGGCATGGTTAAAAGTAGTAAGTAACAATATATTCGCCATACAAAATATTCAATGGACTAATTACGCACAAATACAATTTGATGGTACTTTTAAGCTAGTAACACCAGACACATTAAGAAAGGCGTGTAACTACGTTGAGATCGAACCAAATACGAATTATTATTATGGGGGAAGTGGCTATAATGTCGGAGGAATGGCATTTGCATGGTATGATGTAAATAAAAAATTTATATCAATGATAGATTTAAGTTCAAGCCCCATAAGACCATTTTTATCTCCTGTAAATGCTAAATATTTGAGAACAACTGCAGGAATTGTTGAATCAGTTGTTGCACCTTTATATTTACTAAAAGCGAGTACTTACTTCGGGGCTTCTAACACAGACCCATTAAACTACAAGATGGATATTTTACTATCCGATGATTTCTTGAACAAAAATTATAACTTTAATCTTGGTTGGCTTACTAAGTCAGAAATAATGGAGATGATAAGTGATGATACAGACCATGTAACGGGGATAGAAGTTGATAACAAGATTGCAAACTCATTAAAAGGATATGTATCTAATTGGGCAGATGAGAATGCAGTATTAAATAGGCGAAAATATGACATTGACAATTGCGCTTATTCATGGTGGGTTGCTCCTAGGATTGTTACCCTTAATTACAGATGTAATAGTGCGTACTTTGGATATGTTGACAGTGCCGGTATTGCTGGTGTCGCAGAAATTGACATAGATGATATAACAAAAGTAAGAAGGACAGAATTAAGCAATCCAGGTATGGATGACCATAATGGATTCAATGTATTTGTCACACCAGATAATCGATTAATGTCATATGGGACATCACATAATAATGATAATATGGTGAGATTATTTTTTAGTAAAAAACCCGGGAATGCTGAATACTGGAGTAATAGATATGAAATAATATTTCCAGGTACAACAACCTATGCACAAACAATTTATGACACAATAAATCACAAATATTGGGTATTCACACGAGTGAATGTAAATAGTTGGTGGGGATGTTGCTCAAATAATTTATCATCTGGAATAGGTGGAACTGAGGGAACTTCTTGGGGAACACCATTTTCAGTGGTTACAGCCGATAGGCAATACTATTGTGGGTTCATAGAAACAACAAACCCAAATTTACTAAGGATTGTAATGTATTCAAATCCAAATATTACAAATCCTGATACTAGAGTGAGAATGGGTTTTGTAAATTTGACAACTGGAGATATTTACAATTCAGATGGAGTTACGGTACTAGGAAATATATCAACAGGTGGGGTTGATTATACAAAGTTCAATGTGTTAATTGATGTTACAAACGGATATTTAAATCGCTTATTTGATGTTGCAGTTACAGACCCCAGTGTTATTCATATAGCATATGCCACATTTACTAATTATCAAGATGGTGTGTATAAGGTATACAGAAATGGTGTTACAACTACAGTTGTTGCAACCGGAACAGCTTTTTATTATCCATCAATGTATTATGGTGGTATCATATTTGAATATGGTGATGCCGCCAACACAGTTTATTTGAGCAGGAATGACTCTAACGGCTATGATCGTATAGAAAAATATGTTTACTCAAATGGATGGGGATTGTCAGAAACCATAAAAACAATGAGTAAAAATGGTATTAATCGCGCAATCAGGCCTGCGATTGATAAAAGTAATAAAATATTAATCTGGCAAGAGGGTGTATATAATACTAATTCATTTGTGACTTATGACTTAGGAATTAAATTTAAAAAACTGTAAATTATTGTTGTGGTTATACGATGGTGGAAAAGAAAAGCTGACTACCGACATGTTTGCGAACGCAATAATTAATGGCTGGATCACCGAAACTCAGAAAAAAGAAATTTTAGAGCATATATAAAATTATGGGAATAGTTGAGTTTAAACACTCTTCTATTCCCCTTTTTTTACTACATAAAAGTACTCTT